GGAGCGGAGGCGCGAGGAGTTGCGTAAGCAACTCTCGTGCCGCAGCGAAAGGGGTTGCAAGCCCCCTGACAGGCCGCTTTGGGCCTGGCGGGGGGCTTGCTCCGGCTGTCCATTCTTTAATGAATACCCTACGATTTCGAGGCTGCCTAAAATTTAGCGCGGGCTAAAAAGAATTTAACACCTGAGCTTAAAATACTATCATATTATTCCATATACCAGAATAAGGATATTTCTTCAGACTATAAATACATGTTTGGGGATGAAAAAAGACATACCCACCAGTACAGGTCAGAATTGACTTTTATTTTGTTGGTCTATATTTATTGATTGGGTAGGATTGTTTAAACGTATTTTTGTTAGCCCGCCGAATAAAAACCTGGGTATTTAACAAAATTGTCGTCCCGTATATACGTCAACATAAACGTGTGTTGGTGTATAATGTCCTTACCTATCTTCCCCACTTATAACAATCCATAATGAATTGTACTTATTTTTGTGGCTCTATCTTTGGGTTTGGGGGTTATGTACAATCGTACCTTGTAAGAGAAAACCCAGGGATTCTAGGGATTTACAGTCCAGTGTGTCCGACTAGGTATGAGAGGGGCAGGGGTGGGGGCGTCCAGCCCCCTCCCTGTTTAGGTGTGGTAATAGTGTCCGTTTAGACACTCCAAAGTTTCCCTGTCTGGGGAATGTTCCAACCATTCCCCACAAACAGGGCACTTCGCCGTGAAACCCACACCCAACCAAGGATCTACCCCTAACCAAGGATGTCCAAACTTGTACTCCTCGCACATGCGAGTCCAATTCTCAAACGAAATCAATTTCTTTTCCATGTTTCTTTTCCTCCCTAGCCCCCCCCGTGGGGGGGGCTGTTTGGGTTAGGGTAGCCAAGGACGTTTGTTCCTATCCGGCTTTACCAGACAAGGAACCAAAGACCGTTCCCTAAGAAGCTCATTAGTAAGTTTCATTAGGGATCTTTTCTGGCTTGGATTGAGTATTGCCGCAACCCAAGCCTCAGAGTTTTTCTTTTCTACCTTTCGTATCATCTTATTGTTTCGGTCAATGCTTTCGATAAGCCGTGACCTAGCAATCTTGACTTCCCTTTTTGTTTGGCATGACAAAAAATACCTGTAAAGCCAAACATACCTTTGTGAACGAAAGTTCACAACTTGGTCAAGATATCCAAATAGCTTTTTCTCACTATCTGGAGAATTGAGAAAAGCCTCAATTTGGGTTTGTTCTTCTATGTGTCCTTCCCGTTCCCTTTCCATTGGGGAAAGGGTAAAGTCCACCATTTCATCCTTACCCAAAATAATGGGCTCGAAACCTACTTTAGTAGGCTCAGAAGGTTCCGAACCATGCCATTCCTGTTTCAATCTTGCTTGTTTGCGGGAAAAGAAACGGAAATACGAACGATGAAAGTGTCTACCTGCCCTAAGACTAGCGTCGCTTCCTATCTTAGAGTTAGCTTCATTTCGAGCCTTCCTGTAAAAGGATAACCAATACCAATGTCCCCTTTCCTCCCTTGCTCTAACAAGGGCTTGGAAGTATAGGGCCCAATCAAGGGCCTGGTCAATCGAGGCCCCTAGGTCAATCATGGTGCGGTACTCTCCAGTATGATAGTCTACCTCGATTGTTTCGTATGGTCCAATGTCTGAACCATATATTCCCCATATGTCTGAAACATATGGATCCAAAGCCTTGGGATTGTCTTTTTCTGACAACCCTTCTAACTCATGGCTTTGGGTATTAAATACCCTGGTTGTTCTTTCATCTTCTATGTTGCACTCATGTCCTGAGTCCAACATTTCCCCCAAGTTTGTTTCCTTATTCCAATTAGAAGAACCATAGCAGGGTTCCTCCACTGTTTGTTCCCTTGTTTTTACAAGGGAAAGAAGAACGGAAGCAATGAAGCCTTGCTTCCAGTATTCCTTTTTTCTCTTTCCTACGTATCCGTACATTTTCCATTCTCCTTTCCTGGTTAGAATTTCATCATAGCGCCAAATTTTTCTTGGGCGCTATAAAAAAACACTAACCCAAACCCTTACGGAAATCCTCCGGAGAAACAACCTCCGGATAAAGAACCGTAAATGAAATCCTAGAGCAGGATTTCATTACGAATCCCCTTTTGACAGGTCTCAAAAGAAGGTTCAATTCCTTTGCTTCGTCAAACCTCCCTAAGGGTCCGACATATGATGCCCCCCTATTGTCAATCAATTGCAAGAAGTATTCGTGTTTCATGTTGTTGTCCTTTCCTCTGTTATCCGAAGTATTCTTTCAAGTGGCCGTTTTCGGCCATTGAAATGATTCTTCCATCCGTTCCGATAATGAAATGGTCTGTAAGGGTAAGGCCGTATTGAGTAAGAATAATGCTAACACGCCTTGTTGCTTTTATGTCTTGTGTTGACGGTTTAGCTTTCCCCTTGGGATGATTATGAATAAGAATAATGTATTGCGCTTGTAATTCCTTGGCTCTAGCAAGAATCTTTCCACAATCAAACCAGACCGTTTTAGTGGTACCCTCTGCTAGTTTTTCTAGCTTGACCTTCCCATTCCCAATGTATCCTACAAGAGCTATTTCTTTGCTCTCTTTGTGTAAAGCGTACCCTTTGATTTTCTCTAACAATTCCATTGGTTTCTCCCTTGTTAGGTGCTTATTCGCTTGCCCAATTTAGAATCAGACAAGCTGGTAAGAATCTAACTCCCTAGTATTGGCCTCAGTATAATCGTCCGGTCTGCTAGGGTCTCGACCTTGGTTTGCTTTTAGCCTTACAGGGTCTTTGTCGGGCCTTTTCCCGTGATATCCCTTTGGTTAGAAGGGACAGGGTATTTCGGTTGGTAAGTACCTCCTTTGTTATGATAGCGTGGTGAACCTAGCCGCTATCGAAACCATCAACCAACCACCCCGTTGTATATGCACCATACATGCCAAAGGGCGAAACCTACTAACTAATTGAAATTGTTAGGCTCCGTTTTTACCGAGATTGACAAAGTATGACAAGAATGTCATAGCGTTTTAGGAAAGTGAACGATTACAACATGTTAGTTACTCTCAGAAAACTGAGGCGAGTATCAAATTTCTGATAGCTACCATAACCAATTGAAATTATTTGTCTTTTGTTTTTCAGCTCCCCCTACCCCTATACCGATACTTTTACAGTATAGCCACCCCTCGGGCCGGGGGGCCTAATTACACCCTCTGAACCTAAAAACCCAATCATCCCCATCTTCATATAAATTCATATAAATTTATATATTTATTAAAATATCTAAATTTGGATAAGGGTTCGACCCCCAAGTATGGGGGGCAAACCCTACCCCCCACCAAGGGGGGGGGCCAACCCTACTATTTATCAAAAAAAACAAAATTTCTTCTTTACTTTTTTAATATTTCTTCCTATAATAAAATATAGATAAAAATCCGAACATGTTAAAAACAATTTGGGGGTTATAAAAAAATAATTTAATTTTATGCAATAAAACTTTACATTTTTAATTTCTAGACCTATAATATAAACAGGTAATGCCAATGGCATTATTTAACATACTATCTAGTCGTTTCAAGACTTACCCTAGTAGAGGGCGGTTAAAAACACCCAAAAAGTTTTTATACACCGATAGTCTACAGAGCGTGTTCACTGTTATCGAGGAACCGGCATAATCAGGATAAACTTGCCTTGGGAAGGCAAATGAATACTCCGAAGCCCTGAGTGGGGTCCGTTGTAGGATTAAATGTGGAGCCCGGGTAACTCACAGTTAAAAAGCGTGGCAGGGGTGTGCAGCCCCTGTTCATTAGGAAAAAGATAAGAAAATATCTTTGGCCCTCCTTTGAAGGCCTCAAGTTTTTTTCCTTTCTTTTTCTTTATGGTCCCCACTATAAAGGGGTTCCCTTTTCCTTATTTTGGGAAGGGGGGATTTAGGGGGGATGGGTTCTTGGTTCTTTCGTTTTTTGTTTGACAGTACTTGGGGATGTCTTTTAATCCCTTAGCTTTCGACTTTTCAACAATGTTTAACTCCTTTAACTATCAGAAAAAGATTTCTAGGTGACAATTATGAAGATTAAACTAACAATACCTCAAATTCTATGTCGAAATGTTACCCATCCAAGAACTGATGCAGATGAAATATACCTTGCCTACTATATAAGTCTTGCTCGTGTATCTGAGGATAAGACTGAAGTAAGAAAGCACCTAGTAAAAAAGATTTCATCAATTAAGAACGGAGTAAAGAAGGGTAATAGATGGTCTCCAGATAGTTTAGAAACAATAGTAGAAACTGGGGATGCAGACAGCCTATTCGTAACTTTTGGGCTTTATGAAGCAGATGATAAAAAGATATATAAGAAATTGAAGGAAAAATCAGACATACTAGTGGAGCCAGAAAGCTACGATTGGTCTGGACTAGAAATTCCAGTAGACTTCACTAATTGGATGTCGTGGGTGAAGGCTATCTGGAAAGCTGTAACAGTTTCATATACATACCTAGTTCAAGATGACTTGATAGGTAAGTACTCTATAGCAGTACCCAGAATTAAGGGGGAAGATAGGGCATGGTTGGGTAATAGAGAATTAAAGTTTAGTAGCTTTGGTGGAGACTATAGAGTTAGTTTACTTATGGAAGAAGTAAAATAGTATATTAGGGCAGGAATACTGCCGACCAGATTGGTCCAATAGACAGATAGACAGACAGAAGGAGATAGAAAGATGTATATAAAGATACTTGTTGATCAAAATGTAAATGGTAGTGTTTTTGAGTACACTCCAGATGAGGGTAATAAGTGGGTTAGTATGGATAACAGGCCGGTTACTATAATCAAAGAATGTAGTGACGTAAGCTATTATACACAACCAAAGAAAGCAAATCAGGGGGTAGACCTAGATTTTGGAGGAGCAGCCTTAGATAGACAAGAAGTTCTTTCTTTAGGAGATATAAGGAAATATGCTAATGTGCTTTTTATTGATTACTACACGAAAGACGGAGAGCACAAAACCATAGTTGGTTATGGAATTGACTTATATATAATGAATGACGAAGGTAAAACTATAGACTCAGAAAAGTGTTATAGGAAACTAGGTTAGTATAAAACAAAGACCAATCTGGACAAGTCTGTTGTAAATAAAAACAATCTATCCCCGCTTTAAAATTTTAGGGCGGGCTAAAAAAGAATGGATGATAAATGTTAAATTATTCTAACGACCTAGAACCCATAAAAACAGAATGTCCTAATTGTGAGGAAAAACTACATTTTTTTAACTATTTTGAAGAAGAAACCTTAGAAGAAACTAATTATGACATAATAATTACTTGTCCTCATTGTGGTTATACTTGGTTTAATTAATGAGATGTTTAAGCATTAAACAACCTTGGTTAGAATTGATATTAAATGGGGAAAAGACCATAGAAGTAAGGACATGGAAAACCAACTACAGAGGTGAAATATTCCTTCACGCAGGGAAGAGTGTCGATTTTGATGCCTTGGAATATTTTAATTATACCGATGATTGGTTACCTACGGGTAAATTACTTGCTACGGCCACCATCCTTGACTGTATAAAATTTGATGAAACTTCTTGGTGCACACTAAAAGAAGAACACTTAAATTACAATAACCTAGACAAAATAAAATATGGTTGGATATTAATAAACATAAAGAAAATAACTCCAACACCATATAAAGGTATGTTAGGATTATTTGATGTTAAAACTGAATAATTGGATACAACCGTTCTAAATGTAGCCATCCATAAACCGCCTATATAAAAAGCGGTTTTGTCATATATGCTTGTTTTTCTTACAGTTATACCTATAAATTTTTCCTGGAGGACTAAAAAATGTTTGATCACAACATTGTATCAAGAAACAGAACTTAAGGAGCCTACTCGAATGAAAGAAATATTCGGTCTTCATCTCATTATAGATGCATATGTAGAAAAAGAAGAAGTTCTAACAAAAGAACACATACTATCTACATTTGATGAACTCATTAGTCTCTTAAAAATGGAAAAGTTAGGTGAGCCAATGGTACGTGAAGTACCTGTTGATTCAGACCTATTAAATACTGATGAGGATGAGGGTGGTATTTCTATAATAGTTCCTATAACTACAAGTCATTTAGCTATATATGTATGGCCCCTAAGAAAGGCATTAATGATGGATATATTCTCTTGTAAGAACTTTCTAGCTACAGAAGCATATGGTTTCTTACACGATAAATTTGGTTTCACGGAAGTAAAAATAAATGTTATAAATAGAATAGACCCGGTAGTATATTATCAATAACTATTGCTTGAATAGGCCCTCTTTATCTGTTCGTCTAATTATTTTCTACACAAAAGTTGACAATCTAATAATTTTTTCCTATATATAATAGTGATTGAGTATTTTTTAGTAATATATTAAATCGTTTTATGTATAAACGGGTGGATTTGTTTTTTTGAAAATCACCACACCTTTTGCGAAAACCAGAAATTTTTTCAGCGCGCCAAAAAAATTGGCCCCAAGGATATAAAATGGATGATAACAAAATAAATGAAATAATGGGATGGTTATTAAAAAGCCATATGAATACCCCTCTTGGTAGGGTATGTATGAGGATGCTTGAGTTGGGTAAATCTAGGCAGATATCTTCAAAAGTAGTTGAAGTAGTATTGTCTGAATTACTACCTGTAATAGAACAAGAGGAAAGAAAAGAACAAGAAAAGGTTGTTATTGCAGTGGTCGAAAAAGTTAGTGATCTACCTGACGAAAAGACTGTTGTTGATGCAGATATAAAAGAAGAGGTAGCGGTGGAGGTAGAGGAAGACGTAAGTGCAAAGGAAGACTACATACTATTTGAGGGTAGTTCTCCTGCGATATATAGCGACAGTTATCTACCTACTAATCCTTGGATAAAAGATAAAAGAAAGGGGAATAAGTAAACAAGGTCTTTGGACATAAGTAGATTATAATAGCTCTTAATAAAATTTCCTTGTCATTCTTCTTAGGTTTTTCTATTATTAATATATAGGGAGACCTAAGCTATTTTTAAATTTCTAAAAGGAGTATGCTATGGTATTAAAGACTTTGGTTCTGGTAGCTTCCTTAGTTTTAATTGCTACCCCCACCAAGGCCTCTGGTAGTCAGGATGGTACAATGATAGAAGGTATTATGACTATGAGGGGTAATTTTAAACATGTAGACTTAAAGTTAGTAGAAGGATTAGTTAAAGAAGTAAGTGAAGTAGTTTCTAAGGAAGAGTATATATGGATAGAACCAGAGACTATACTCGGTCTGGCCCTTAATGAATCTGATTTAAGATGGTGGTTGGTATCAGGAGATAAATATTTTAAGGATTGTGGAATATGTCAAAATCATGTGCCTTCTTTTAGAAATTCTTTTGGTGCGCGAAAAAAACTTTGTATAGATTTGACACGATCTACAAAGTTAAGTTTTGAGTACGCTGCTAGAGAGTTGACAGATATATATAGTAAGTGGTGTAAGGATAGATATAAAGCTCCAATTATTAGAGAGGGGGAGTTTATACATAATTTTTTAGGCCGGCTAGAAAAATACCACTTAAATAAATTAAGATGTACTTTAAATATCTATAATCAAGGACCTAAATACTTTAGTAGAATAAAAGACCCAAAATGGTATTATAGAAATAATTATTGGATAAGGTCTTATTGTTTTACTATGGGGATACGCTTAGGTAAAAAACCAAAAGTAGATTGTAGAAGGGCAACAAGTATTAGATGGGTAAATTCAATGTATAAATAAGGAGAAAGCAATGGTAGACATTCTATACTATTTCTTTACTTTTTTAGGTGTTATGTTGTTAGGGGTCTGTGGAGTAGCTTCTGTTTCCTATTTGGTGGGTGTTTATAGGGATAGAAAAAGAAAGAAGCTGGTAAAGAACTTTTATAGAACAATCGGTTTCAATCACTGTTATAGGGATATTAAGAAAGGTCCTAAAAACGGATAAGAGGTTTCACCATGAGTGTTTTAGAAGTTGCTGTTTTAAGTTATGATGACTACATTAATATGTATGTTGTTGAGTATCGTTTACTAATTAGGTCTGGAGTTGCTCGTAGGACCAAGGCTTTCTACAGAAACGGAGAACTCAGTAGAGACTCAGATAATAAGGTTTTGCTCCAAAGAGTTAAGGAAGCAGTAAAGGTCTATAATAGGAAAAATAACATAGATACGTAATTGGAACGTCTAGTAGGCTAGAAATTTTTTCGCGGGCTAAAAGAGAAAGGACCCAAAAAATGGTTTTTAAACAAGAGTTAATAACGGAACAAGACATATTCAATACTATAAATAATTTACCTCCTCCTCCTCCTGAAGTAGAACAAAAAATAATAATAGAAGAAGATAGTAATACCATAGAGGTTGAAGTTCCTCCGGCTTGGTCTTTGTTTAAGTACATGTTAAAGCCAGACTTAAAAGGACTTGATCACATAAGGTATGATGAAAGACCATATTATACGATACCTTCTGGCTATGACGTGGATGAAGAATCCTTGGAAATGTGGGTGTGGTTTTATACATTCCCTGCGGGGGGAGTTGGTAGTGATATATCACAATTCTTTGTTAAACGTGACGTTGGACTTACTGCAGGTCGGGGAACAGGCGGTGGAGAAAAAGATGAGTAAATATATTTATTTAGCTGGTGGTATGGAAAAGTCTATTGATGGTAAGGAGTGGAGAGAGAAGGCTCAAAGGGTGCTAGAGGGCCTTGGGCATAAAATCTTTAACCCCTATGATGAGGAACCCAGAATTTTCGGGGACCAAGGTCCGGTTTATGACCTAATATATAGGTATGATAAGGAAAAAGACTATCGTAAATATAATGAGGTAATGTCAGATATAGTGAGGTATGACTTAGGTAAGATAAGAGATGAGATAACTGATATATTGGTTCGGTTTGATGAGTCAGTTCTCCTAGGGGCAGGAACGTACGCAGAGATTTCCCTCGCCCACTTGCTCGACAAACCCGTCCACTGTTATCTTTATGGTATAGGTATCAGGAGAGTGCCTGCTTGGGCTATAGGGTGTTTTACTACTATTGGGTATAACCTGGACGAGGCCCTTGACAACCTTGTGAAGTATGATGGATAATAAAGTAAAAATCCCATCTTCTTTGAAACAGAAGATACATTCAAACCATGTAAGCAATAACTATAAGGCCGGGGTGTTTATCTTTAAGGCTATTGATGATACTAGTGTTCAAATAGTGCTTGATAGTTTGTTAGAATATTGTTTAGAGAATGACTTAATGGATGAGGTCGGTAAGATGAATATGAAGGAGTTATTTGGGATAGAATAATGGAAGAAGTAAAATCAGGTATATATTGTATTTGTAATTTAGTTAATGGAAAACTCTATATTGGACAGGCGGCTGATTTTAAGCTAAGGTGGAGGGGCCATATCAGTAGGCTTAATAGGGGGTCTAAGTATTCAAATCCCCACCTTCTAGCTGCTTGGAAGAAGTATGGTCCCGAAGCTTTTGTCTTTGAGATTATAGAATATGTTCCTAAAGATAAAGAACTCCTTAAAGAACGGGAACAGTATTGGATGGACTATTTGAATGTGACTGACGATGGGGTGGGGTATAATATATTTCCCACGGCGGGGTCACCTTTGGGAGTTAAGCGTACAGAGGAATTCAAGCAGAAAAGGTCTGAGGATATGAAGGGTGAAAACAACCATATGTGGGGCAAACACCCTGTTCGCTCGGAAGATTCCAAGCAGAAAATATCTGGTGAAAAAAACCCTATGTTTGGTCAGACAGGTGAAAAAAGCCCTAGTTATAAACATGCTAAGCGCCATGATTATGATGGAAAATCACAGACTCTGTCCTATTGGGCAAAAGAGTATGGTATAAATGAAACTACATTGAATTACAGGATAACTAAATTGGGGATGTCTATTGAAGAAGCCCTAACAACTCCCGTTAAGCGTAGAAGAAATTAGTTTTGTTTTTAAAGGAGATTTAAATGAATTTTACAGGAGATATATGCTCGACGTTTAGGCCGAAGAAGTTCTCAGAAGTAGTAGGTCAAAAGGCTATAGTAGCGAGTTTAAAGGCAGCCGTTTTAAATAAAAATAGGTCATCCTTGTATCTTTTACATGGTACCAATGGGATAGGGAAGACAACATTAGCAAGAATATTGGCGGCATGTTTTAATTGTGATAACTTAGGAGAAGATGGAAATCCGTGTGGCATTTGCCTAGGGTGTATGGGGGTATATTCGCAGACTAATTTAGATATTGTGGAAATAGACGCTGCAGATGCTAATGGCATAAACGAGGTTAGGGGGATAAAGACCAACCTCTCGAATCGTTCTTTGTATGGAAGAACAAAGGTAGTAATATTTGACGAAGTACACGGTATGTCTGTTCAAGGACAAAAGGCCCTCTTAAAGATGGCGGAGGAAACTCCAGGTAATTCTGTATTGATAATGTGCACTACAGATCCTACAAAGCTGGATAAGGGCCTTATTGACAGAGCAGAGTGTTATGCTCTTTCGACCCTCTCTCCTACAGAAATATCTTCTTATGTTTCATATATTTGTACTCTTATGGGTATGCCTTTAGATGAGAAAGTAATAGAATTAGTAACTGAGCAATCCCAGGGTAAACCACGAAGGGCTTTAAAAGGCCTGCAAAAAGCAATAAACATAGGGTTTGATCATATAGATGACATAAAAGAAGTATTAGCTTTAGATGAAGAAGTTGATAAAGATGTTTTAGATTTGTACCGGTCTATTATCAGTGGGTATTCTAGTTGGGATAAGATTATGAGTACCTATCGTGCTATAGAGATGGATTCGGAAATGTTTCGTATAATGCTGGCCGGATTATTTCGTTCTTTGGTCGAACGTTCAAAAAATTTAGATCGTAGAGCTTTGGAGTCTTTAGGAATTCTTTTGAAGCCACTTCCGTACCCGAAACCTGAAAATGCATTAGTATATTGTTTGGCTTCTATATTTTCTGAATACAAAAGATAATACCTATGTGTGAAAAAGACTGTAGTCATAATTGTGATAATAAATATAAGCATATGGGTGTGACTCCTGTTGAGTTGAACTATCGCCAGGAGGGTAGGTGCAAACTAGAATTGTTTATAGATATTGTTGGTGATGAGAACTTGGTTGACGACTTATATTGTACTGATGGGGAAGAATATGCTAGACTTTGTGATATGTTAAATCCCACATTTGAGTGTGTAAAATGTGTACGAAATAAGTTTATAAATACTATAGGAGAATTAATGGATAATTTCAAATACTTAAATAAGTGGACTGTTTTAGTTCTTCAAACTTTTTCTTCCGCCGAAAAAAATTCTGACCATGTTTATGTAGAAATGTCAAAGCCGACATTGCTAGACGTAAAAGATTTTATGAGTAAGACCTTTATATATACTTCTGAGACCAGCCCTCTTAGAGAGGTTGAAGGAAAGACTTATTTGTTTGGTAAAGAAGTTATATTTAATAATAAGATAAAAGCCGGAATAATGGTTATAATGCCTGGGAATTTTGAGGTAGAGGTCTAATCCATGTCAATATGTTTAAGGTATAAAGACCTTCTTGAAGAACTTACCTCTGTGTGCAGTTTATCTGGCTATACTTCAGACGTAGGTAAGATAGTTCTTAGGGAGGCAAGTAATCTTGGGTTAAAGTCTGGTGTCGATGTGCTTGGGTCTGTTTCGGTGTTTATTGCTCCTGCAGTTACACATATTAACAATAGTAAAATAGTTATGCTATCTGCACATATGGACTCGTGCGGTTACTTAGTAGGTGGCTTTGGTGATAATGAAGGGGAGGTGTTGCTTAAACATATAGGGTATCCTGATGTCAATGGTAAACAATCAGGTAGGGTGTTTTGTAAGGATAGGGTAGTGGACATAGTTATAAAGGACGATGGTATTGATAATATACCAGATTTAGGGTGGGGTGATTCAGATACTATAGTAGCAATTGTGGATAATAAAGCTCTATCTTATATAAATGTTGGCGACCCTGTTCAGTTTTATAGTAAGCTAGTTAATAAGCCTGAAAGTAGGTTTGTTGGATCGTTTATGGATAATAAGGCCGGGGTAGTGGCCCTACTTTGTGTTATGGAAAAACTGTCACAAGTCAAGAATAGAAAAGATAATTTTTGTTTGGTTTTTACAGAGTTAGAAGAAGTTTCTGAGGTCGGGGGGCGAGCCATGGCTGACAAGTTAAAGCCCCAAGTGCACATATGCGTAGACATATTTTTGCACGATGTAAAAAAAGAAGTTGGTCGTAAAGTGGTCATACCTACAGGCCCCATGTTTAATAAAAAGTTGGTAAGGTTGGCAATAGAGATAGCTGAAGAAAATAAAATACCATATGAGGTTAAAATAACTAGGGGCTCCGCTATGACGGATGTTGACAATGTAGTAGGCTCTTGTGGGGGAGTTGCTTGCGTAGAGTTTGATATTCCTGGATACGGACTTCATGGTCCAAAAGAGACAATTTCCAAAAAAGGATTGTTAAATACAATAAAATTAGTTAGTAAATTTTGTGAGAAATTACAGCAGGTTAGTAACTTTTTTCCTATAGAAGGAGTAAACTAATGGTTTGTACAAATTGTGGTAAAAAGGATAGACATGATATAGAAAGGACACCAGCCGATAATATACCAGGGACAGACTCGGCTTTGGGTCTCAAAAGTGATGTGGAGGCTGATTTTATTCGGCGGCTAAAAAAAGTGGATGAAAAATTTCCAGACCCCATGAAACTATCATATAAAGAATATATAAAAGAAAGAGAACAATATGTGAGAGAAAAAAAGTCAATAGCAGAGGAGATGGTTAGTGAACGAAGTGAAGATTTCAAACGTATCCAAATTCATGACCTTGTAATGATCTTTAATTATGAGGAGTTTTCACCTTATATAACACCTCACCAAGCTATTGTTGCGTTATGGGAGTTTTCTCATAGTAAGTCATTTAATAAGATATTTGACGAGTTTGAAGGTTTAAGAGAACAGGTTGATTTAAGATATAAAGAACTAAAAGATAAAAATATTACATTGTTATGGAAAATATAGTTAACAAAATATGAAAAGTATTTTATATATAAATATATGCCTACCTTGACTTTAGAAGATCTGCAAATAAGTGGAAGAATTCTTGCCTCAGCTTTAAAATTATCTAAAACCCTTCTTTTTAAGGGTAAAACCACAAAACAAACAGATTTAGTGATAGAAGAATTTATACGTGATATGGGGGGAGAACCTTCCTTTTTGGGGTTGGGGGGTTTTCCTAATTCTATTTGTGCTTCATTCAATGAAGTAATAGCTCATGGACTTCCCTCCGATAGAAGACCAGAGGAAGGGGATTTGATAAAGATAGATATAGGAGTGGCCTATAACAGTAATCACACCGATGCAGCCAGAACTTTTTCAATCGGTGATAAAAAAGAAAATACCAAGATAATACAAGCAGTTGATAAGGCTCTTGATGATGGTATAAATAAAGCAATACTAGGAAATAAGGTAGGGGATATTTCCTATGCTATACAGAGGGTTCTTTTGGTAGCCGGGTATAAATCACCTTTGGAGATAGGCGGGCACGGTATAGGACTTAGTCCCCATCTTGGACCTTTTATCCCAAATTCTGGTCCTCCTGGTATAGGTTCAGAATTATCCTTAGGTATGTGTATTGCTATAGAACCTCTGGCAATAAAAAGAAGTAATAAGATAAAAACAGGAAAAGACGGGTTCTCCCTTTATTCCCCAACTACTAAATTAACTGGACATGCAGAAGATACGGTAGTCATCATGGAAGTGCCCTTAATACTTACTAGAACTACCCTAGAGGGGGGAGTTGCTTAGCCCAAAAGGTAGGGGTATAATTAATATGAGGTTATTTTTATTTTAAATAGTTAGGGGGGGGGTCATTAAAATTTTTTTCGCCGGCCAAAAAAATAGTTCACCTACAAGGTAATTAAACCAAGAGGATTCAAAAAGATGAGAAAATTGTCTCTTGCTTTAGTTCTGGTTTTAATGACACAAGTATTAACTTCTTGTGTAGCTGTACCTACACCACAAGGTCCTGATGATAGTGACTTGATGCCCTATATTTCAGAAAGAACTGTTCAGGTCAAAATATATAGAAGATTATACGACGGTGATAAGATATTTAAAGAGACTACCCCTCATGGATGGGGAACGGGGACCGTTCTTTGGTCTAAGGACCTATATTCTTACGTCTTAACGGCTCAGCATGTTGTTGCTACAGATGGAGATTTTGCTATTATATACGATGAACAGACTAAAGATTTTAAGATCCTAAGGGCTGAGTATTTTATTACCCTAGAGAGACGGAATCTAAGAAACGAGGTTGTAGATATTGCTGTCCACGTAGAAATTGTAAAAACTAATAGTAAACTCGATTTAGCACTTTTGAAGGTACCTTACCACTTTGGTATAGATAACACTAACGTAGCTTTGGGTGTGAAATTAGGTGAAAAAATACATTGTGTAGGATATCCTTCACAGAGATATATAAAAGGGGCCCACATTTCTTATGCTTTTGGGCATATTATGAGTATAAACCTGGGACAAAAGAGTCACCCTGGAGTCATTCGTATAGGAATGGGGCTTTACAACGGGTCCAGCGGTGGAGGAATTTTTAACGAGAGAGGGGAGCTGGTTGCTGTTACTCAGTTTATGGCCGGTTGGCCCACAGATTCCGGGTTCTTGCCATTGCAAAATTCTTTCTACGGTGTGGGCCCACAGGCTATAAGACATTTCCTTTATACTCAAAAATAAGAAATTTTTAGCGCGCTAAAAAGAAGAAACTGTAACCATATCTTATGAGTAAGAAATTAACACTAGATTTTGTTAAAGAAGAATTTAAAAGAAGAGGTTATACTTTATTATCTAAAAAATATACTGGTGCATTTCAAAAACTAAAATTTAAATGTAGTAAAGGACATATAAGATACATTACATGGAGTCATTTTAAATATAATAGAAAATGTATAGAGTGTGTATTGGAGGATAGGTCTTTAAATATAGACTATGTTTGGCAATGTTTTGAAGATAGGGGTTATACACTTAAATCGGATAGTATAAGTGACTCAAAACAAAAACTAGATTATATTTGTAAAAAAGGACACAGTGGTGCTATCAGGTGGAATGACTTTCAACAGGGTCATGGGTGTCTCTTATGTGCTGACTCTTCTATATCTAGTATGTCTCAACGGTGGTTGGACTCTCTAGGTATTGATAACATTATTGGGAAGACTAGAGAAGTTCCCTTTGTAATAAAAGGTAGAAAGATACTTGTTGATGGTTTTGACTCTTCAACAAATACTATATATGAATTTCTTGGTGATTATTGGCATGGAAATCCTGAAAGATTTCCAAGTGGAAAAACGAATAAAACCGTACATAAAACATTTGGGTTTTTATATAAGTTTACTATGGAAAGATTGAATGATATTCGGAAGGAAGGATTTAATCTTGTGTATATTTGGGAAGGGGATTATAGTCATTTTACATAACTGGAGGATTTAGGATGGAAAATTCAACTAAAATCCCCGAGCGGTGCTTGGGGAGTATCAATTCAGGTATATACTGTATATGTAATTTAGTTAACGGGAAGATGTATATTGGCAGTGCTTGCAATCTAAACAAGCGTTGGAAAGATCATAGAAGTTCATTAGTTAGAAGAAAGCACCATAGTCACTATTTACAGGCTGCTTGGGATAAATATGGTGAAGAAAACTTTTATTTTGAAGTCCTAGAATTTGTAAATGATAAAAATAATCTTATTTCTAGAGAGCAGTTTTGGTTAGACTACGTATACACGTCTGATAGATGTATCGGATATAACATTAGTCCTATTGCTGGTAATTGTTTGGGTATTAAGCGCTCAGAAAAATTTAGACGGAAACTATCTGAGGCTTTTAAAGGTGAGAAAAACCCTAATTATGGTAAGCCTATGTTGGAAGAGCAAAAGAAAAAGTTGTTTGATGTTAATAAAGGTAAGGTAGTGTCAGAGAAAACCAGACATAGGTTGTCTGAGGCCAGAAAAGGTAAAAAACATCCTAACTATGGTAAGCATCTTTCAGAGGAGACCAAACAGAGGATATCTGAGGCTAATAAAGGTGAAAGCCATCCTAATTATGGTAAACATTTTTCAGAGGAAACCAAGCAGAGAATATCCAGGGCCCTCAGAGGTAAGGTAGTGTCAGAGGAAACCAGACAGAGATTATCTGAGGCCCTTAAAGGTGAAAACCATCCTAATTATGGTAAACATCTTTCGGAGGAAGTGAGAAAAAAAATGTCTGAAGCACAAAGTCCAAAACGTTGGGAGTTTCTTGGAAAATCCCAGACATTAAGAGAGTGGGCTACAGAATACGGGTTTGATACAGACATAATTAATAATAGGGTTAATACTCACGGGTGGAGTCTTGCACGCGCTCTTACTACCCCGATATATAAAAGGTAGCTTTATATAATCTTTTTTTATTTTTTCTTTACATTTCTGAAAAAGTGTATTATATCTTAGTATATAGAGGAAGGGGTTTCCTCTTGGCACCAAATCTCCCATAAGCGTGTCAAAATCAACTTATTTTTATCTTTCAAGGAGTTTAGGAACTAATGGATGAATTAAAAACAGTATGTGATTTACATTCAACCGTACGATGGTTTAATGGAAAAACGGGAATTGGTTTCTTGGTTGGGCCTGAGGGCCAAGATATCTTTTGTCACTTTTCCTTTATTGTGATGGAAGGGTTTAAGACCTTGGCCAAAAACCAGGAAGTGGTGTATGACTTGGTCGAGACGCCCCGTGGGTTACAGGCACATAACATCCGCCCGATCTAGATGAGTCTCGTGTTTTTAGAAGAAAACAAGAAAGCAGTATTAAGTTCGGTTGAAGACCTACTTAAGGGTCTAAATCTTTATTTTGAGGACAAAGAAGGTTTTTTATTGGCTATACAGAAGATTAACAATCTTGTGGAAGATTATTATAAATATGATCGACAGCAAGAGAAGCTAGAGTCCAAAACTATAATATCAGACAGTGGTGAAACTATAAAAGATTTAAGAAGCTATATATCTGAGCTTAAGTTCAAATTGTCTATATTTAGGAAGATTCATTCTTTGTCCAAAACTAACAATCTGTTTGTTGAAAATAAAGTTATCAGTGAAGAAGCTGTAATAACCTCTATATATTCTTATGAAGAGACTATTAGTGCTTTAGAACAGAGACTGAACAAAATATTAACTAATTACTAGTAGCCGCAGGCACGGTGCTTGCGGTAGGTGATCACTAAACATTAGGAGGAAAAAATGGCTGCATCATTTCACATTGTGAAGAACGGCGTAGTCACGGCTATTACCTCCGCTGGTGTGCAAACCAACCTGGCTCATGGAAATCCGTCTGGCGAGGGTCCCGGAGTAGGGAAGTTTTCAACGAAAGTTCGCACTAGCGGTCCGGTAAGTGACGTTCACGGCAAGTCTCACTAAAGAAAAGCCCCCAAGCTGTGACTACGTTATAGTTGTGGGGGCACAAGGAGATCTAAAATGGAAGATACTTTAAATTTTTTCTGTGTTGTTTATGTAGATGATAATGGTGAATTATGTATGTGTAATATTGAATTTAAAAAGACTTGTAAACGTAGGTTGATAGGTGATTTAGATTGTAGGGAAAGTTCGGTACGTGTGACACCTATTCAGATAACAGATGATAGTCAGATAATTTTTTCTAGCGCGCTAGAAAAAATTAATGATAGTAGAAAATCAATTATTAACCATATTAAAAAGGTGGGCAGAAAATGATTTTAGGTTTTTCTGGCAAGGCATTCTCAGGTAAAGATACTTGTGCAGACTATCTTATAGATAAATATAATTTTGTTGGTAAAATAGGTTTTTCATACAATTTAAAGAATGCATGTTCCGAAATATTTAATTTAACTAAGGAACAGGTCTATACTCAAGAAGGTAAAACTTCATTATTAAATAAAAAAGTAGTTGTCAATTTTGATATTTTGTCTTATATTATTAAATGGATGAATAAAACCCACCAAGTATCTATTTATAGTAAAGAATATAAACACTTGGTGGGGAAGACTCTTTTAACTTCTAGAGATATTTTACAGTTTGTTGGAACGGATATTATGAGGTACTATATTCCTTCTTATCCTGCCGATGTTACTATAATGGATATAGCACAGATGAGTAAAAAGGGCAGTATGGCTGTTGTAGATTTAAGATTTCCTAATGAGGTAGAGAGAGTTCGTTCCATTGGTGGCAATATTGTAAGAGTAGAGAGACCAGATGAGTTACGAGCTTTATATGGTTGTCTAACTAATACTCAGCATGCTTCAGAAGTGGCATTAGATGATATGGAAAATTGGGATTATATCTTAAATAATAATAAGAATGATCTTAACGATTTCTATAATAAAATAGATGAGATGCTAGATAAGTTGGAGTAAAAAAATGAGTATAGAAGACCAGATTCCAATAATAAGAAAACCTATAAGACAATACCCCTTACCACAGAATGTTAAAGAGCTTGACTATCCATGGCCAGAAGAAATCCTTAATAGATATGTAAGAGTTCCTTTGTTTAGAGATACTTATCATGTAGGGTCTGGAGACAGCCCTATTGTTTTAAAACCCAACAAGGGTAAGAGTAAATTACTTTATAAACTTTAGGAGATTTTTATGTCAAACAGATTTAATGAGATGTACAGAGAGGCTCCAAACGCTAAGGATAGTCCTATTAAATATAGGAATAAAATCCATAGTGAAAGTAGAAAAGACAAGAATTTACCTTATACGTTCTCAAAGCCTACGAAGGATAAGGCTCGTAGGGTGTATGTTCAGTGTACTAGGTGTGGTCGAGATTTCTTTGTAACCGAGGATACCATTTTAGCAATTTGTTTGTGTGGTGAGATTTCTAGATTAAAGGATTCAAGGCGTAAAGGGGATTTAGAAGATGTCTAAATGGCATATCTGGGCTATACATCAGCATAAGTACGATGCTATAAACTATTTTATAGAGACAGATGTTCCTGAAATAGAGGAAGCTTTTTTTCCTACTGTTCTTAGGGAAAAGAAAGTAGGGAACAGGGTTTATAAGAGTCGAAAACCACTATACCATGGATATTTGTTTTTAAAGTATTCTGATGATGATGATAGTTCGGTTTTTTATAAGTTAAGGTCTAATCCTTTTATAACTACATATGTTGGTGTTTGTTCTGGGGCAGAAGTTGCTGTTATGCAGAAGAAAGAAGAGTGGAACGTTCTTAAGAAAGAAGTAGAGGCTGGCAATAGTGTGGAAATAATGTGTGGGCCTTTGGCAGGAAACCGTGGTGTAGTTGAGGCTATAAATGGTAATAGAATAACCATAAAGACCAAGTTATTTGGTCGTGAGGTTTTGCATATATTATCCGCGGATGATATTGATATTACAGGGAAATAAAAATTTTGGGCGCACCAAGAAAAAATAAAAAAGGAGAAGTTATAGACTCCATTTCTGGTGAAGAAAAATTAGGTAGGGACCTAATAGCAGAATTAGCAGAAAAAGAATGGGCTGTTGCACCAGTTCCTACCGAAGAGGAACTGAAACAAGAAAAACCAAAAAGTAAAATGACCAGAACTAATGTCAACAGCCGCAAGAATCTAATGCAGTATAGAAAAAACAAACCAAAAGAAGCAAAAGAAAAAATATTAGAGAATTTACCATTAAAAGAAAAAAGAGAAGTAGTAAATCCATTTGACTATATAAAACTTCCTGATAGTTTTGATAAAGAATATTTTAAAGCTTTCCTACCCCAACGAAATGTACTTTTTTCTGCTGAAGAAGAAAAGAATTTTTATAGAATACTAAATGCGTTTTTATTAGACTTTGATATAACTGAATTATCTGCTTCTGACCTTGAAGACGTAGTTAGTCTTGCTGTAAATAGGGTGCTAGAATCTAGACTTTTGGAAGCTTCTGTGAAAAACCCTACTTTATTGTTAGATATTTCAAGTACCATAGAGCGCTTTAGAAAACACTCAGAAAAAGTTAAGAGTAATCTTGTATCTAGACGTTCGGACAGAATAGATGTTAAAAATAAACAGTCCTTTAGTATTGTAGATATTGTGAATGAGTATGATGAGAAGAAGAAAGCAGAGTTTGAAGAACGTGTAAAGAAGATGGAAGATGAAGAAAGGTCTTTTTGGGAAGAAAGAAAGAATAAGGAATTATAGCCATGTGCGAAGACTGTACTAAGTGTCAGGTTGGTAGCCATAATAAGGTTAGTGTGGCGGTTAGGTGCATATATACAGGAAGGGTACCTACGTTGTTTGAGTACAGTGCCCAGCTTAGTGATGAATGGTACCAAGAGAGAAATGGTGATTTAACTCCCAAAGATGTTACCATGGGTAGTACTCGTGTTGTTTGGTGGAAACATACGGCAAGAGGCGGGGTGGAACATGTTTGGCAGGCAGCCATATATAGCAGGGTTACTAATGGGTGCCCATATTGTGGTAATCGTAAGGTCGGGTATGGCAATGATTTAAAAACTGTTAATCCTTTATTGGCAGAAGAGTGGCACCCTACAAAGAATGAAGAGGGACCAGAGAGGGTTCTTCCTGGCTCGCATAAGAAGGTTTGGTGGTCCCACGTAGCTAAAGACGGGTGCCTACATGAGTGGGAGGCTGCTATTTATAGTAGGGTTATCAGTGGGTGCCCTTATTGTAATTGTAAACTGGCTGGCTACGGCAATGACTTGGCTACCAAACACCCAGGGCTGGTAGAACAGTGGCACAAGACAAAAAATAGTAAGAAACCAGAAGAGTACTTGCCTAACTCTCATGTCTCGGTTTGGTGGCAACATACCACTATTGATGGCCAGGTACATGAGTGGGAGGCTATTATTGCTAATAGGTCGGATAAAAATCAGAAGTGTCCCTATTGTTCTAGCCATCGTGTAGGATATGGCAATGATTTTAAATCTTGTCACCCAGACTTAGCTTTGGAGTGGCACCCTATTAAGAACGAGTTTGGACCTGGGCACTATATGCCCCAATCTAATCAAAAGGTCTGGTGGCAACATTTAGCTAAAGACGGGTCTATGCATGAGTGGTTTGCCACTATTTCAGGTAGAGTGGGTCAAAAAGGCAGGTGTGGAAAGGGGTGCCCTTTTTGTCCAGATGGAAGTATATCTAAAATTTCAGGGCTTTGGTTAAATGGCTTAGGGGTACCAGATTGTTATAATAAAAACAGGGAAGTTGTTTTAGGTGTTGGGGGCTATACTTTTCGAGTAGATGGTTTTGATCCTTCAACAAACACTGTTTACGAGTTTCTTGGAAACTACTGGCACGGTAATCCGTCTATGTTTAGTTCAGATGAACTAAATAAAACAGTGGGTAAGACTTTTGGCCAGCTTTATCAAGAAACCATGGAAAGAATTAAACTTTTAGAAGACGTAGGATATAAAGTAATTTATATTTGGGAAAAAGACTTTAATAAACTAGTCAAGGATAATATGGTTTAATGGCTAATTTATTATTACGAAGTGGCAAACTTTATGACAGGGCGATGGAGCTAGTTGAGTTTTATCGTTGCAATCCAGTCGTTGCAGCACAAGACCTACTGTTTCAAGATTTCCCAGCTGCACAAAAGATTATGTTAAACCATATGTGGAGCAGAGTTAATGTTATAATAACAGCAGGACGAGGGTGTGGTAAATCTAGAACGCTTGCTGTTTTGTCAGCTTTATATGCGATGTTATATCCAGGACAAAAAATCCTAATAATTGCACCATCTTACAGACAATCGAAACATGTATTTCAGGAACTAAAACAAATCTATACAGAAAGCCCTGTGTTGAGGGAAGCCTGTGATAAGAAACCTATCGTAAGTTCTGATAGGTGCTATTTAGATTTTCGTGGGACTAATAATAGGTCAGGTAGTACTGTTGAGGCCTACCCTCTGGGGGTTGGCGATAAGATTAGAGGATTGCGGGGCCATCTTATTGTAGAAGACGAAATTGTCCATATACCTGAAGAAATCCATAATACGGTCATTGCCCCTATGGGAGCTACTTTTTCGGACCCCATGGCCAATGTGCGGAGAATGGAGAAACTTAACCAACAACTGGACTATGGTGTAATAACACAAGAAGAGTTTCAAGAACAAAAAGAAGGCAAGTCCTCAAACAAGATAGTTGGTGTTACTTCTGCAGATTTTCAGTTCAATTATGTCTATAAAAGGATAAAGGCTTTTGAGGAGCAAATAGCTAAGGGTAGTAAAAAATATTCTACTTTGTATTTTTCTTATGCTGATATGCCTGAAGGGTTTTTAGACAAGGATAATATTGAAACTGCCAAAGCCACGATGAGTAGTAGTGAGTTTAATAGAGAATACCGAGGCATTTGGGAATCAGATAGCGACGGACTTTTTAAGGCATCACTTATAGAGTCCTGTCGATCTCAATCAAAAGAGGTTCAACCGGAGGGATTACCTGGAAGGGAGTATATCATGGGGGTTGATCCAGCGAGGTCATCGGCCGCTTTTGCAGTAGTGGTTATTGAAAAGGCCTATCCTACCTCACACGTGGTAGCAGCTTTTCAAGCAACTAATAATACTTTCCCCCAAATGGCACAAATAGTATATAATTTTAGTGAGAAGTTTAATGTAGTAATGTTACAGATGGATGCTGGAGCGGGCGGTGGTGGTATGGCGATTAAGGATATATTGTCCAGTCCCCTATTCTTTAAGGGACATTTACTTCTTGATATTGATGACCCTACCCACAAGAACTTGGTGGGTAGGAGAATAATAAGAATGCATGATCCAAAACCGGGTACTGTTGCAGAGATGAATTACGCAGCATTAAATCTCTTAGAACAGGGGAAATTAAGATTTCCAAAACGTCCGGTTGATGGTGATGAAAAGAAGGAAGTTCTATTTGATGATATTTCTATAATGATAAAGCAGATTATTTCAGTTGTACCTACAGAGACTAGAAGTGGGGGAGTACATTTCGATATACCAGCATCTGGTCAGGGTAATAGAAAGAAGGACTTATACTCTGCTTTTTTGTTAGCTGCTAAGGCACTTTATGATATAATAAATGTTAGAGAGACATCAGATGTTGCTAATTTAGGTATAATAAGACCAGTAGAAAGTAGATTAATAAGTGGTCCAGTAATAACAAATGTAAGTAATTTTTCTAATCATAGGGGTAGGTGAACTTTTTTGGCGCGCGAAAAAAATTTAAACAATAAGGGTTTAGATATAAGATGCCCGATAATCTAGATTCAAATTTCTTAAATAAATTAAACTCAAAATACACCAATGTAAAAGTCCATGACGTTGTAGAGAATGGTGATGGGTCTATCTCTATGGTATTAAGTGGTAATAAGGATAATCTATCTTTAACTCTTAATAATGTAGGAAGACCTATAGATACTTTGGAAGATGTTGACATAAGTAAATTAAGAAGAGATAGAAAAAGAGGAAGGGAAGCAGCTTCTTCTTTAGTCACTAGAGATGTCTTAGGTGTAGATTATCTGGACCTATACACTACCCCTGGTATTTTAAGTGCTAGTCCGGCCGCTGTCTATGATCGTTCTACACTATATTATAGAACAAAAGATGTTTACGGTTCCTCCATAGATTTACTTACCAATTTTGCTTCACGTGGATTTAAAAACTATATTGATGATATCGATATTCGTAATTTTTATAATAATTGGGTCATAGATACGGGCGTAGATGCTTTGGTTGAGCAGCTATTCTTTGAGATTTTTAGGTCCGGGTTAGTTAGAACCTATAAGAATGTTGGTGCATATAAACCTAAGGTGAATCATGTCTCCACAATACCAGGGGCTGAGGTTCCGAAGGTTAGCGATGATGTTGCTTCCCTGACAAAGGCTAGGGTGGAAGCAAATGTTGCCAGATGTAAAAAAGACAGTGCAGCTAAGAAGATAAAGTGGTCTAAGGGATACTTACCCATAGATTATACTATATTAAATCCATCCCATATAAGTATTGACCAACAGTCTTTGTTTGTTAAGCAAGAGTTAATAAGTATAAAGGGTAAGGCCTTCGAGGGATTAAAGAAGATGTTGGAAATCCCTCAGTCCTCATTGACTGAACACCAAAAGTTTATAATAAAAAATCTTCCTGCAGAGATAAAGCAGGCTGCCCAAGACGGCAAGGATTTGGAATTAGACCCTTACAGGGTTGGGGCTATTGACTATAGAAAACAGCCATATGAGGTTTATCCATTTCCCCGTGGTGCTCGTGCGTTTGAGAGCATGGAGTATAAGCAGGCTCTTAAGGAAGCGGACAGCAGCACACTAGATGGTATAACCAATTATATATTAGTTGTTACTGTAGGTGATAAAGATATCCCTGCTAATCAAACAGTACTAGAGTCTGTAGCTGATATGTTCAATACTACGTCAAAATCTTTCGACGTATTTTGGAATCACACTTTAAAGGTAGAAAGGCTGCAGCCCTCCGCTATTGGTGACATACTTGGTCAGGATAAGTACAAACAGGTAAATGATGATATCACGGGGGCCTTTGGAATTATTCGGGCACTTATAGATGGAGGTGGGTCTCCTACACAAGCGGCTGCCGATTTAGCTGTTAAGTCTCTTATAGTAGAAATAGAGTATGTTAGGAAACTCGTGACACGATGGCTCTATGCTGAATATAGGGATGTTGCGGAGGCAATGGGGTTTGAGCGCTACCCTCAGGTTCAGTTTGATAATAACATACTTAAGAATGAGCTATTGTTCATGAACTTAGTACAGGGTATGATTGATAGAAGAATTATTTCCTATCGTACGGGCCATGACCTTCTTGGTCAGAACCATGAGACTATTTTGTCCGAGTTGGAGGCCGAGAAGCCTTTGGTTCTTGATGGTACCTTGGGTGTTATTGGTTCTCCGTATAATGCTAGGGCGGTACCTTTGGCTGATAAGGTTCAGAAAACTCCAGAAGGAATACCTTCAGAGGGGCGCCCCCGCAATAAGCCAGCTAAGACTCCTGCGCCTGCCACTAACCCTAAAAAAGTTAAGGTGGATAAGGATACGGAGACAAGTGCTGGTATAGAGGTTCCTAATTTTATAAAAAATTTGAGCGCGGAAGAAAAAGATTTGTTCATAGAATTCATGTTAAAAAAACTAACTAGTAATAAATAGGGAATATTAAAACCATGCCAGAAAATCTAATTCGTTTATATGCAGACTTACAAACAGCAGAACCAACAAAAGAAATGGCTGCTGCTCTTTCTATCCCCTCAATAGATAAAAGACAATTAGATCTTCAATATTTTACTGCTGTTTTTGTTTCTTCTGGTATGAATTTGAATAATGCTTATTTTCTTCCGTCTGAACTTATAAAGGCTCGTGAAACTATAGCTGAAAAACCACTAGACAAGGAGCATGTATTAACTGATATAGTTGGTCATTTGTATTCTAGCGCGTTTGCGTATAAAGATGGGTCTGTTTTTGATCCAGTGGCTATGTTGGATGTTTTGGGCACTGAAATTGAGAAGATGCCCATGAACATTGTAATGGCTGCTCGTTTGTATAAGGCTGTATTTCCAGAACTAGCTGAGGAAATCGCCTCTGGTCAGTGGAAAGTTTCTATGGAGTGCTTCTTTAAGGATTACGATCTTATTGTAAATAATATAATTATTCCTAGAACGGAGGTTGAGAGTGCTGGTTATTCAAAAGCCATAGGTAAGAGGGTTAAGGTTGTTGAGGGCAATAGAGAAGTAGGGGAACATGTTATTGGTAGGGTTCTAAGGGACATTATTTTCTGTGGTTGTGGTTTGGTTAAGAATCCCGCTAATCTTGAATCTGTAATTTTAGAGACGGCGGCAGAAAAAGAAACAGGACAAATGAATCCTAACATAATTTTAGATCTCACAAGGATAGATAGTTATATGAAAAACAAAAAGGAAGATGAACTATTGATTGTCAACAGACTTAAGTCGGATATGCCTTTTATAGAAGCTTCTTATGGTGGTGTGCATAATCATAAACAGGGGATATTTTTGGATGACACTGCCCTTGGTGGGGGTCATTACCATATGGTATACCCAGAGGATATGCCGAGAGGATCTAATTTTTATTTTATGGATGATGGGTCACATAGACATACTTTGGATGAGTCTAGTGTAGTTTCTATGGAAGAAGAGCATGCTCATGATGTATATTTTTCCATGGATAATACCGTGTTGGTATTAAGGACAGATGTTGTTACTCCTCATTCACATGAGGTTGCAGAGGTGCACGATGGTAAGATATATTTAACTCTTTCTGGAGGCCACAAACATAGAGTAACATTGCCAGATGGTACAAAAGTTTATACATTAACAGTAGAAGAAATGTTGGAAAAATTAAAAAAGGAACAAAAAGAAAAGTCAGCACAAAATATAATAAAACAAGATGCAGATGGGTTTGAACAATTAACACCCCCTGAGATATGTGTAAGTTTCAAACGCTATGTTTATGCTATGGGTGGAGATGATCCTGGAGTTCCGGCTAATGCTGACCCTACTCCAGGTATGGTACCACAGGTAGAATCTCTTCCTATGCCTGCAGTTCCTGGAGCTGAAATAACCCAAATGGATAAGATTGTAGCAGAAAATTGGTGTGCATTATTTGATATGCCCTGTCCAGTACCTGGTGGGCTGGCTACACATAGGGACTGTTTTAGGTGGGAATTACAAGAATCTTTGTCTGGTATAGTAAAAGAACGTATGAAGTTGGGGGCCAGTAAGATAGAACAATATTTTGGTTCCCTAATAGAAATTCTCAGGGAGGTCAAAAAGGAAAATAAATAAAAGGGGACCTCCCATAGTGGGAGGTATGTATAATGTCAAAAAGGGGTATAGACGGTTGTTTTAAGGGTATTAAGGAACAGGTAGATAGAGCAAGGAAGCATTTAATGGATTTAAAGGACCATGAAAACGCGGAGAAATGGACGAGGAAGTATATAAATGATTTACCCAACGCTGCTTTTGCTGTGGTAGAAAAAGGGTACTCAGATGGGGACAATAAGAGTTCTAGACATTTGCCTCATCATAATAGTGGTGTTAAGTCAGCGACAGAAAACTCTTCAGTTGATATCTCGCACCTAAGAAATGCGTATGCTCGTGCAAATCAAATAAAGAGTGTTCTGGGAACAGAAAGCGATTCTGTTTTGAGGAAAAAAGCAGTGGCCCATTTGGAGAAACACAGGGCGGTGCTAAAAAAGGCAGAGTCAAATTTTAATGAATTCGAAAAGTGCTTATGGGAGAAATGTGAACAGGTGTATAACAAGAATATCGCCCCTCTTCTTAATGAAGAACTGGAGGAGGAGAATAACTAATGACGTATGAAGGCGTTCCCAATAAGAAAAGACGTCTATATATGGACGAATCTGGGAACTCAGTTCCACTAGATTTAAAGGCAGAATCTTTGGGCCTTGGTTTTTTGCCCGGTTCTGGTATTTTGAATTCTGGTGGATGGCTCACTGTTACGGGTACGCAGTTTAAGGTGGATTCTTTCATCTATGCTGCATACGAGGCGGCTGCTGCAGGCACTGTCCCGATGGCTATACAAAGGCTATCGGGTGCCGCTACTTTCTTTGGTGATGCCAGTACTGGGTTCTTCTATTTTGTTTTAGGTGCTTAGTCTATATTAGACGTATTTAGGAGGTTAATATGGCCATTAATGAGAAGTTAATGGGAGAACTCAAGGAGATGGTTATAGCCGTTCTTGGTGAATCAGCACTAGCCAGTTTTGAACAGAAACTGGGGGAAGTTACTGAGGATGCTAAGAAAGCTATTTCTGATCTTGTAGAAAGGACTTCGGAATTGGAGGCTCTTTTGTCTGAGAAGAAGGTGGAATTAGAAGCCTTAGAGTTGGAGAAGTCTGGATTGGTAGGGTCCCTTGAGGCAAAGGTTGTTGAACTAGAGGCCGTTAAGGCTGATAGGGATGTTTTGGCTGGTAAAGTTGCTGCGGTGGAGGCTAGTTTAGAAGAGGTTCGTTTGGATGGTGTGGCTTCTGTTCGTATGGGTGAGTTAGCAGGTCTTGGTATTGTGCGTAAGTCTGAAGAGGCTGCAAAGGTTCAGTCTGCCAAGGTAAGAGTAATGTCAGACGAAGAGTTTGTTCTGTATCGGGACGAACTGGTTGTATTAAAGTCTGAGTTCTCTGCTCCTGTAAGTACTGAGATGGCAAGCCTAGCTAGTGAGTACGGCAATGTCACCCCGCCGGCAGATGTTTCCGATGAAGCTGCCTTATCTGTTCTACCTAACCTTGCTGGTGGTGGACAGAGTAGAAAGCAGTTTTTAGAGGAAATAGAAAAAGATTTTGGTAACTTCTTAGCTTCTGGGCGTGGCTCTGAGGCTGAAGAAGGTAATAGTTAATAGGAGGAAATAAACTATGGTGTTACAATTAAGACATCCCGCTGAGGAAGTGCAGTTCCTAAAGTTCACTGCTTCCCCAACGGAGGATCGCCCGATTCCTGCTGGACGAGTAGTTCGTCTTGTAGCGGATAGGGCAGTTGATACGATCGCTACTGCATCATCCGATGTAGCCTATGGCTGGTTAATGCAGGGTATAAAGGATGAGTATTCCGATTTTCCGGAGGGGTTCCGCCTTCGTGGGGACCTGGGTTCTTCTTGGGCCTTCCCTGGAGATCCGGTAGGCGTTGCTTGTGGACCTGGGGCAGTGTATGAGACCGACCAGTATGTAGACGAAGCTGCTGATGGTATCGTCTTTGGTACCCTTCTTTATCCTGATAATGAAGGCTCCCTTTCCGATACCAATGCCGACACTGCTGGGTCTGCAGCCGCTGTCGCGATGAACACTCTTACCGCTGCTCAGTGTGCCGCTGGCGACATGCTGCTTATCAAAGCACTTGTTTAAGGAGGTAATGACAATGAGTATGGACCTAAGTAAGTTAAAAGAGTATGTTAGGGCGGTAGCTACGGCTGACGAATCTTCTAGGGAAGTTTTACTTAAGGAGTTTTGTGCCGCTATTAGAACCCCCATTCTTCAGGAAATCAAGTATCAGTCTATAGCTCGTGAGCTGTTTGCTGTTGAGGTTCTGGAGCCCGGTGCTCAGGCTGTGTATCCGGTAGCTGACGATTTTGAGCTTCCTGTGTGGGTACTACCTGGTCTTGGCAAAGTAGCCCATCACTTTGTAGAGGGGACCGGTGAGGACGTGTATGTGCCCACCTTCCGTATTGCCACTTCTGCTGAGTGGAAGTTGGACTATGCTGTTCATTCCCGTGTGGATATCTTAGCACGAGCCATGCGTAAGGCTGCTGCCGGTGTAGCTGAGTATGAGGAAGAGTCTGCTTGGCGTGTTATAGTTCCTGCTGGGACCACCAACTTTGCTGCCACGGGTCTTTTGAAGGCGCGTAATGCGGCTATTTATGAGGTTCCGGTGGGTACTCAGGGCGCTGGCTATCTTTCTAAGGAGCTTGTAAACCGTATGATTATTGGTATGCAGCGTAATGGGCGTACTTTGACGGATTTGTGGGTTTCTCCGGAAGACGCTGGTGATATTCGTGAATGGACGGAGACTGATGTTGATCCAGTAACTCGTCGTGAGGTATTCCAGGCTGGTGGTATGGGCAGTATTTGGAATGTAGCTATGCATGTATTCCCTCAGCTGGGTTCTCCTGGTAAGTTTAATATTAATGATTCGACTTCTTCATATGGTATATTCAAGGATACTGCTGGCTCATATCAGGATTACGTGGTAGACCATGGTAACGTGGTTGATGCCAACGGCCAGGTAACCACTCCTGGTGATACCCAGATTTGGGGCTTTGATATGACCGCCAACGACTCTTTGGTAATGCCCGTCCGTGAAGAGTTGCAGATTTGGGACGACCCCACCCTGCATCGACGCCAACTCCAAGGCTTCTATGGATGGGAGTCCTGTGGATGGGGGTGTTTGGATTCTCGTATGTTGAGTGTGGGTGTAATCGATCGTTCTCTCTAATTAATTAGAGTTTCCTACCAGTTAGGTTTTAGTACCTAACTGGTACAAGTTTTTAATTTCTTTCTTTACATTTTTCTTCTTTTTTCTTATTTTTATTAAGAAGACGGAGATGTGTTTATGAGCAATAATAAGGTACAAGAAAATAAAAAGTGTTTAAATGTGGATAGGAAGATAGCCTGGTGTAGAAATAAGCTGGACGAGATTGGTGTCTATATGGGGGCATTTAGTTATACCCTGGTTTCAGATAGTTATAAAAATAATAAAATTAAATTAGAGACCTTGTGTCCTAATGGCCATAGGTGGTTTGTTAGGTGGAGTGATTTTAGGGTTGGTAAGCGGTGTCCTTGTGAAACCAACAATATGCCAATAACTAAAGAGGTAGTGATAGAAGTTTTAAAGGTTTATGGTTTCGACCTTGTTTCCGATACCTATGTAGATAATAAAACACCCATAAAGATAAGGTGTACTCATGGGCATACCACGGAAATGAGTTATAGCCATTTCTATAATAGACCTCATTGTAGTGAGTGTTGGAGAAAAACACTACCAACATATAGCAAGATAAAAGAACACTTTGTTGTTATGGGTTATACCTTATTGTCGGATAATTATGTGGGATCTAAGAAACTTTTAAGATATAAGTGTAAAGAAGGACATATAAATTATATGTCTTGGAATAACTTTAGTAGAAAGTATAGATGCCCAGACTGTGCTAATAATGCTTTATTAACTATACCTTTTTTGAGGGAAGAGTTTGGTAAAAGGGGATATACGTTAAATTCAGATATATATGAGGGCAACAAGAAAAAGTTGGACTGTACTTGTCCTTTGGGACATAAATGGTCTGTAAGTTGGAATTGTTTTAATCGTCCACAAGAATGTCCGAGGTGTAATAGAATGTCTTCAAAACCAGAACGTGAGATTAGGGATTTTGTTATTTCTTTATTAAGTGAAGAAGAAGTAATATGTAATGATAGGGAAACTATAGGTCCTTATGAATTGGATATTTTTATTCCCGCGAAAAAAGTTGCTATAGAATTTTGTGGTCTTTATTACCATTCCGAGGTCTCCGGAGGCAAGACGAACCGATATCACTATGATAAAATGGTAGCTTGCAACCAGAAGGGCATAAGGCTTCTAGTAGTGTTCGAAGATGAATACACCAATAGAAAGGAAGTAGTTCTTTCAAGAATACAGAACGCAATAGGTGTTGGACTAAAACGAGTATACGCACGACAGTGTGAAATACGAGAAATAGATTCAAAAACAGCAAATGCATTTTTGTTAGAATTTCACTTACAAGGTAAAAGTAATTCAACTAAAAGGTGGGGTTTATATTATAAGGATTTATTGGTAGCTGTACTTACGGCAGGGTTCCCCGCTCGCGCTCATACGTCGGGCGGGAAACGGGTTCTTGAAATAAAGCGGTTCGCTTCTAGGGGTGGGTATAGTATTGTAGGCGGAGCGTCAAAGTTGTTTGGCAAAGCTAAGGAGTTTGCTATAGAGCAGGACTTTGAGGTGATTAAGAGCTATTGCGACAGACGCTATGAGTCACTTCGGCCCGTCTACGAGCAGCTGGGATTGGTAATGCAATCATACACTAAATATACGCCTCACTATATTAGTCCTGATTATAAAGTACGGGTCCGCAATCAAGGATTGAGAAAAACTCCGGAAGAAAGACTCACTGGAAAAAGTGAGTGGGAGCTTAGGAGAGAACAGGGCTACGATCGCATATTTGATTGTGGACATAGAACATATGTTATGGAGCTCTAGTTTTTGTTGTGGGAAAGCTATCTAAAGAGTATAATTTGGCTGTTCTCTATCCGGACTTAGCTAAACAATGGCACCTTACTAAGAATAAGGGGGGCCCTGAACAATATTTACCAAAGTCTTGTAAAAAAGCCTGGTGGTTTGAAGAAAAAGATGGTGTTTTTTATGAATGGAAAGCAAAGATACAAAATAGGGTTAGTAACGGTGCAGGTAATCCATATATTTGTGGTCAATCTGTGGGGTATGGAAATGATTTAGCTTCGCTACGTCCAGATTTAGCTAAACAATGGCACCCAACTAAAAACGAAAAGGGCCCAGAGCAGTACACCATAGGTACCCATAAGAAAGTGTGGTGGCTTGAGGAGATTGAGGGGGTTGTGTACGAGTGGTTGTCTCCCATATACCACAGGGTTAGGGGAGATAACAACCCATATTTGTCTGGTAGGGCGGTTGGGTATGGGAATGATTTAGCTTCGCTACGTCCAGATTTAGCTAAACAATGGCACCCAACTAAAAACGAAAAGGGCCCGGAGTGTTATGTTCCAATGTCCAGCAAAAAAGTTTGGTGGTGCGAGGAGGCTGGTGGAGTTTTTTACGAGTGGGAAGCCATTATACATAATAGAGTAAGGCTTGAGCAAGGTAATCCTTATTTATCGGGGCATAAGGCTGGTTATGGTAACGATTTGGCTACTTTGATGCCTGATTTAGCTAGACAGTGGCACCCTACTAAAAATAAGAAAGGGCCAGAGCATTATACCTGTGGCTCACCGAAGAAGGTTTGGTGGGTACAAGAGGTCGGTGGGGTTGTATATGAGTGGCAGATGTCTATTTATAGCAGAGTTAAGCTTGGTTGTAATAACCCCTATTTGTCTGGTCAATCTGTGGGGTATGGAAATGATTTGGCATCGCTATGTCCCGATTTAGTTAAACAATGGCACCCAACCAGGAATAAAAAAGGTCCCGAATGTTATACTATAGGGTCTGGTAAAAGGGCCTGGTGGTGTGAGGAGGTTGGTGGGGTTTTTTATGAGTGGCCGGCAACAATCTACAGTAGGGTTCACGGGAGTGGTAACCCATATATTTGTGGGGGGCCTATCTCTAAGATTTCACAGCAGTGGCTGGATTTTTTAGGGGTACCCAATAATGTAGGTACTACAAGGGAATTTTTAATAAATGTAGGTACTAAGTCTTTTAGGGTTGATGGTTTTAACCCGGAAACCAAAACTGTTTATGAGTTTCTAGGTACTATTTGGCACGGCGATCCTAGGGTATGTCAGTCTTTAGACAGAAATCCTTTTAATAAAAGGACCTATGGCCAGCTTTACTATGAAACTCTTGAACGTTTCGACCTGATAAGGTCCGTGGGATATAGTATAAAATATGTTTGGGAAAGTGATTTTAGGGCGGGAAAAAAGTTCTCAGTAGGTAGTTTTCAAAAGGAGGGAAAGTATGAGTATTAGTGGTTTTGTATTGAATAATACAGGAAGGGCCAAGTTTATATTTAAACGTTCAGTATATTTTGGAGCAAAGATATCCTTGAGCGATTTATATAGTCTTTATTCTAAAGATTATGGAGGGGAGTTTGATACAAATTTTCTTGAGTGGTTAGAAAAGAATAAGATGATCCCTGGTTTTGAGATAATTATAGGTGATATAGAAATTTCTTCGGCGCCAGAAGAAAAATCCCCAGAAAGGCTTGAAGAAGAAAGAGAACTATTTGTAAAACAAGTTCCCCCAAATAAGCTAACAGCACGAGATATATCTGAACTCAAAATTAAAGACGACCCAAAAAGAATTATACGAACAATAAATAGTAAGACAAAGTTACGAAGGGCACTTACACTCTGTAAGGGTCGAGCAGGAAAGGAAACTCTCCTAAAATATATTCATGAAAGGATTTCAGAACTACTATAAATGTTTCATTATTTTGTTTTCATTCTTATATGTTCTATAGTTATAGAAGCTCTTACTGAACTTCTTTCAAAGTCTCTTATATTTGCTCCTTTTGTTGATTGGCTTTTGTCTTTTGAAGGAAGAAGTAAAATTTTACATTTCTTTGGAAGAGCTTTTGACTGTGGATACTGCTGCAGCGCTTGGATGAGCATTTTTATTACAGGTTTGGTTTTTATTTTTAGCCCGCTGAAATTTTTTGGGTTTGTTTTATTAGATATATTTATGTTTATGATAATTTGTCATAGATTGGCAAATTATATACATAATCTACAAGATAGGGTATATTATAACAAGGGTGTTGATAGAAAAAACACCTAGATTTTAGGAGGTTTAGAATGAGTTTAGTACATGATAGAGTTGGCGTACAAGGTCAAAAGGTGCCAGTGGATTCTGCTACTATGTTGGATATTCCTGAGGAGTGTTATGAGGATTTAGAGAAGCTTCGTTCCTATGCGGACGAGCTTAATAATGCGAGGGTGGAACTTGGAAGACTGCATCAGGTACTTGCACACCTGACCAACGTGTGTAACACAGCAGAACATAATGCTGCTGAGGCTAAGAAAAATATAGTAGACCATATGTCTCTACCAGAAGGTAATTGGGCGGTTGACTTTGATTCTAAAAAGGTTGCTCGTGTAGTTGTAGAAAATCTTAAAACACCAAGGGTGGTAGGTCCATAATTTTTTGGCGGGGTAAAAAAGAATCCAATAATAATAAATAAGAGGACTTTTTAATCGTGCCCTGAATATATAGTGCTAAAAAATATATGATAGGTGGAACAATAAAAAATGAGATACACAGATAAAGATTTATATAGTACAAAAGAGCGCCTTGAAATAATCCTTGATAATGGAGAGCACTCTTCTGATTGGTCCTCCTTAGCTGGGCCGGCTATAACTATTGCTTCAGGGTCAGAACATGTTACAGGGACTCGTTCCGTCAGTTTCGCTAAACAAGCGGGCGGAACAAAAGACGTATATATAATACGTCCTTTAGATATTAAAAATGGTTATAACCTAGACGCTTTCTCTTCTGAAGGTTTGATACTATCCTCAGTTTATATTCCTTCCCTTACTGATGTTTCATCCTACAATATTGCACTATTAATGAGTTCCGGTACGGAAAATGGGGTTTTCTATAGTGTTGCTGATACTGATCTTGTTGTCGGTTGGAACAATCTCAAGATGGATTGTAATAGCTATACATCGGCGAGTGGGGTTGGTCTTGATTGGAATCATGTAAAGTATGTTGCAGTTGGTCTAACTCTCGATGCTGCAGATGATACTCTAGCTGGTATTCTTGTAGATAGTATACGTGTGCAGGTTCCGTCCGCATCATTTAATTTTGATACAAATGTTGACAATGTTACTGTGACTCTGGACACTGACGCGGCTAATACAGCTAGAACTACAGCTTCGCAGGTTTTGCCTGTTCAGAATGTAGACCAGGTTGGTGCGGTGGCTCCTGCTGGTAATATCAATACGAACGCACCTTTTGGCAAGATAACTGACGGTAGCGATGATCTAAACCTGTTGGCTGCTAATGCTTCCAAGAGTGTCTCTTCTATTGTAGTACCTGTTCAGTCGGTAGACAGAACGGGGGCTACTATGCCTGCTGGTGAGAGCCTTGGTAATGCACCCTTTTTCAAGTTGTCGGACAATGTGGATTCGTTGGACCTCATACCCGCTAGTGGAACTAAAAGTGTGTCTACTGTTACGGTTCCAGTGCAATGCATTGGACTTGACGGTGTTCCTATGGAGACTGTGTCTAATAGTCTCTCTGGGGCCTCTATTTACTCTGCTGGACAAGGGGATTTTACTGTAGCGTATACTTCTAGTGCCACTGTTACCTTGGCAGGGCTGCTTTTTACTCCAACGAGTGTGCAATTCATAGAAGTAGTACGCTTGGATACAACGGGTAAGCAAACTAAGCTTCGTCCTTATAATTATGCATTTTCTTATGTTGGGGCTACTGGGGTACTTACTGTTACAGGGGCTAGCTTTGTTGCCACAGATACTTATGACGTATTTTTGTGGGGTCCTCAGAAAACAGTTAATACTAGTGCCAATGCGCAGAATGTTTTGATATTAAATCCTGGTCCTTCTACCTATACTTCAGCGACTTTGCTTACAGGCACGGCGGCAACCGGGGATGTATATGCTTACGTGGACGTAGCAGGGCTGCAAAACATGAGCCTACAGTATTCTTTTACTGCTGGGACGGTATCTGGTGCCGTTGATCTTACTTTGCAAGATGACGGCACTGCTGCCGCATCATGCACGTATATGCCTTATACATATGACAGGTTTAGTGTGCATTATGTTACTGCTTCCTCTTTATTGGAATTTGACACTCCGGTCACAGCGAAATATCTACGTGTTAAGGTTTCTGCTACATCGGGAACTTACGCTGTATATTTCTGTGGAATTTATTAATAATATTAAGTAGTTAGCTTATGAGGTTTTTATGAATAATAGTTGTGAGTGTAAGTCCGGTATTTATACCATTATTAATACTGTGAATGGAAAATCTTATGTAGGAAGCTCCGTGAATATTAAGAGGCGCTGGTATGATCATCGCTCGTCTTTAAACAGGGGGGCTCATGAGAATCCCCATCTTCAGAATTCTTGGAATAAGTATGGTGCAGAATCTTTTTATTTTGGTGTTTTAGAGTTTGTAGACAACAAAAGGACTTTAATTTCAAGAGAACAGTATTGGATTGATTTGCTAGAGGTAGTTAATTTTGACAAGGGGTACAATATTAGCCCTTCTGCTGGGAGTTGTTTGGGAGTAAAACATTCAGATGAGACTAGAAAAAGGATCTCTTTGTCGATGGCTGGTTCTTCTAATCCTTTCTATGGTAAGCACCATACGGAGGAAACCAAGAGGGGGCTTTCTAGCGCGCGCATAGGTAGAAACATAGGTGAGGATAACCATTTTTATGGAAGGCACCATACGGAAGAGACTAAGAAAAAGATGTTGGTGGCTAAGCAGGCTGTCGAACTTGAGTTTATGGGGGAGGTCAAGGTGTTGGGCGAGTGGGCTAAGTGTACAGGAATAAGTAGACTAACTTTGAGTTCAAGAATATTTCAGTTAGGGTGGTCTACGGAGAGGGCACTAACAACACCAGTGAATCAGAGTGTAAGCGTAAAAAGAGTTAAGCAGGTGTTTTCTTGTGAGACAAGAAAAAAGATGTCAGAGTCTGGTAGGAATAGAAAATGTAGGTGTAGTTTGGCGACAAAACTTTAAATTTGTGGGTCTAGCTATAAAGGATAACCTATAGGTAAAACTAGTGCAAACACTTCCTAAAATCCAAGGTGAGAAACTTACCAAACGGTTTGATTTACGTTCTTCTACTTCTATTGCTGAAGATGGTGGAACTATAGCTGGAAGTCTATCTTATAATAGTGTGAAAGGGGCGTATTTTGACGGCATTACTAATTATATTAGTTATTACCCTTCTTCTTATTTGACTAGTAATAAGATAAGCATAAGTATTGAATTTACACCATCTTTCGTATGTACAGATGGTGCAACACGATATTTGTTTAGCGCATATACAAATAGTGTAAAATTATTGGTAGCCAAGAATGCAGGGTCTGGGATTTCCGTGTATATTGGGGACGGTGTCTCGGTTATTGGTGGTTCTTCTGTAGCTGGTCTTTGGAGAGTAAACGAGAGGAATGTAATAACAGCGGCTTGTGTCTCTGGGACGAACAAAGTTTGGTTGAATGGGGTGCTGGCTGGGTCTTCGGGAGTTGCTTGGACGCCTTTAGCAAATTATACCACAGCGGTTATCGGCGCATATTACTATGGCAGTATGAGTTCTCCCTTTGTTGGGAATATACATTCTATATCTATATACAATACCCTATTGACCGAAACAGAAGCATTAGATTTATATGATAATAGTACATTCAACTTTTTTTCAGTCGCCGACGTTTTTTTAGATATGAAAAGTCAAACTTCTAACGGCACAAATCAAATAACCAAAGACAAAAGCGGACACGGGCGGGATTTCAAACTTGGGGATGGTACAACTGCTTCTACGATGCCTGCCTTTATGAGCCCCGGTTATGACCTAGATGGGACTTCGGATTATTTGTTGAATAGTAATGTTACAGGAATATATAACAATACCTACCAAACAATAGTGGTGGCGTTCAGACCTAACTTTGTTTACACGAATAACGCTTATTCTTATTTGTACAGTTCTGCTGCTGGGGCATTTCAATACGCAGTTGTCAAAGCAGCTAATGTGGGTAGTAATGCTTTATACGTGATAATGGGAGGGTACGAGGTGCAGGCAATAGCTTCCTCCATATATTCTCCATATTGGAAGCAACACGGGGTTAATGTTTTGGTTGTTTCAGGAATATCAGGCAACACTGATGTATGGCTGAATGGTAATCAAATTTTGACTAAGGGTAACACGGTTTGGGTTCCTACAAATTCTACGAGCATATATCTCGGTCAGGTTTATAGTGGGACAGCACGCTTTAATGGTGAGATTTTCCATTTTTCAACTTATGGTAATAAATTCTCACAGAAAATGTCAGATACACAAGTGAGATATTTAACCGGATATCTCATGCAAATGTATAGTTAGATTTTTTTAACGCGCGGAAAAAATAATCCCAACATGAAGAAAGTATAACACATAATGACCACACTTCCAAGATACGAACATTGTTGCCTAGACCATAGATATTTTATGTCGTCATTTCATGATTACAGCGGAAATGGAAATCATGGTTCTCCGTCCGGTGTACGTTGGGAGAAAAAACCCAGTACCCATGTCCGTTATGTGTTAGCAAGTGAAAACAGGATAACGGTCTCAAATAGTCCTTTGTTAGAGTCCATGACAGAGGGAACCATTATAGCCTATAGCGACGAATTTAAACAGACGACTGAAGCCTACGATATAATTACAAGTAAAGGATTAGCGTCGAATCACCCTCTATTCTCATTTTCAAATGATGCTGTAGGTCAAATATATCTAACGGATAGTGTTAATACCAGAGGGGCGATAAATCCGTATGCTGGAAAAAAATCCGTCGCAGTATCCTTCAGGAATGAGGAAACTCCTTATTCTTATACAGATGGTACAAATAAGGTAGTCTTTGATGGTGAAATTATCTGTGATGGTACAAGCAGCGCTGATTTGGTTATCGGTAATCTGGAGGGGTACTCCTTTGCTTGCTCAAACCCTTTAAAAGGTGTACTTTATTATGCTGTTCAGCTAACAGATGATGAAATTGCCCAGGCCCATTCTTGGATTATGGAACAAAAATCTGTTTCGCGCGCTAAAAAGAATTTTATATACCCCTCCCAACTAAATAAAAGTCCAAATATCTTAGCGGCTTATGAAATGAATAACATTCATGGAAAAGTAATCGACATAACCGGTCAAGGATATGAAGGAACCATAACAAAATGCAGTGGAGGAACCATCATAGGAGGAATATCGGCGCTAAGATTTAATGGGTCTGACTCTAAAGTCTTAGTGGACAAAAACGTTGATTTAACTTCAACGGATTTTTCTTTTGAAGCCTTAGTAAAAACTGCAACTGTATCTACAAACATGGTTATAGTGTCAAGGCGCACAACTGGGACCTGTTATGTTTACATGCGAATCGATAGTTCCGCGGGTTATTTACGAGCGGTGTTTGTTGGGACAGGCGGATCCGTAAGTAATGTCTATGGACCGTCAACAAGTGTGGCAAATAATAAGTGGCACCATGTGGTTTTAACGGCTGATAGAGACGGCAATGCAATTTTATATTTGGACAGCGTTCCTGGAACACCGGTAAGTATAGCTGCTATAGGTAGTTTGTCTTCTTCTGATTTAGAGATTGGAGCCAGAGAGGCTATTGAGTCTTTTAACGGTTTGATTTCCGAAGTAGCTGTCTATAATAAATGTCTTTCACAAGCAGAAGTAAGTGTCAGGTATAGGAAATATGCCTCTATCCCTACTTTTCTTGATGATTTAGAAGACGCTAACGAAAGCGTAACGGTAGAAGGTGGGGCTGTAGGGAATTTTTTAAGTAATACTTGTTGGAGGTTTGGGGATACTATTGGAAGATACAAAGTGTTAAGGGATGAAACACTAGGAGTAGGTCAGAAAGTTATTGAATGTACAACGGCAGGTTTATTGTATCAAGAAAACAGACAATCTTATGGAACGTGGTCTTTTGATATATACCATGTGGATTCTTCAAATACTCAACTATTATTTATTGCGGATACAGTAGGAAATAAGTCAGCCTCTGGTCAGGATGGTTATTATTTTGATATTTCTACTACGGAAGTAGTTTCAGTAGGTGAAAGTGTGGCTGGCACCCCTACAGATAAGGTTACCAATGCTTCTGGTGTAGGGGTTTCAACCTGGACTAACTTTAAAATAACCCGGTCATGTATGGGTGTATTTACTCTTTATAGAAATAATGTCTTATTGGGTTCTACTTTTACTGATACTACAGCAACAAATTCTACATATTTTGTATTGGATTTTGATGCAGGTGATAAGATATCAGACCTACGGCTCTATTCAGGTGTATTTTAAATTCTGTTTAATTATATATTTTGATTGGATTTTTTGGCGCGCCAAGAAAAAATCAGATCCAAGAGATTGGGTATTTTTCAGAGGTTTCTAAATAAAAAGTTTACAATATCCTTAAAATAAATTATATTAATACTAGTGAGTATTAAAAACCCTATTTGCATATACTATTGTGCTATAGATACAGGGGTATTTTATATGGCCGGTAACGATCGTAAGAAAGCAAAGGTTTGGAAAGTAGAGGTCGAGGGCCAGCCGGTTCTGGTAGTAACCATAGAGCATGGCCTTAAGAAGCCGTCTATGTGCGAGGGGTGCTCCGCTCCATGTTGTAAGGGTAGACTACGGCCGGTCTTGACCGAAGAGGAGTTTAAAACCAGGAAATTTCCCATCTTATTTTTGGAGGTTCCAGAGTTTATAAAAAAACAAGTGCCGAGAGCCCAAGCTATTGCTACACTTGGTAATTTCACTGATACTGGGTGTTCTTATTATGATAAGGATGTGGGGGTGTGTCTTATTTGGCCGAATTGCCCTGATGGGTGTGGGGCGTATGATTGTCGGGAGGACACACGACCAGAGATTAGTGAGTTTGCTGCTAGGAGGGTTGCACAGTGGCGGGCACAGTAACAACGGATTTCGTGTTCTTTACTGGAGCTACAGGCGGGAGCATATCCAACTGTGACCAGAGTACTGATTGGATCACAGCACCTACGTTTGACGCCGAAACATTTGTGCAGGGCGCAGGGTCGTTGTCGGCAAAGGTGTCGGCTACGACATATACAAGTGTGTTTACGTTTTCGGCGCCGGTCGATTTGAGCGACAAGTTATTGGTCGTGTGGATGAATTGTGCCACGCCGAACAAGTTGGCGGCCAAGGCCGCCGGAGGGCTTCGGCTTAAGATACTAGATGCGAGTGCAAATTGGGCCGAGTGGTATGTCGCGGGCAATGACACTTATTTTGGCGGTTGGAAGGCGTTTGTTATTCGAACGAATCAAACCCCCTCTGCCACGAGCGTTACATTGCCAACTTACAGCGCCATTACCAAGGCAGGGGTTGTTATCACCACTACGTCTTCGGTTGCCAAGACTAATTTCTGGTTTGATGCGATGAGGTATGGGACGTATATGCAGGTTTATGCAGGCACGTCTGGTTCTCCTGCGACATGGGACGACTTCATTACTTACGAAGCATCAAATGCGGTAGGTATGTTGTCTCGTGAAGAGGGTATCCTTTTTGTCCAGAGTAAAATCCTGGTTGGAAGCATGGGGGCAGGCGTTGCAACGTATTTTAAGGACATGTCAGAGATTGTTGTGTTTCGGAATAACGTTTTTGGTACAGGTTTCTATGAGTTAAAGGGGCAAGGCAACTCTACTGCTGACACCGAAATATATTTTGGAACCAAAGCGGGAATCGCTGGCATATCTGGGGGTGCGATAAAATCGGCAGGGGCGTCCAAAGCGATTTTAGACATGGATGACCAGTATATCACCAAACTTGGATTATATGGGGTTTCTTTTTACTCCTTAGACAGCACTTATTTACCTACGAGCTCAAGTTATCGTGAGGTATTGAATTGTTCCTTTGAGTTGTGCAAGGAGGTACAGGTTTCTACCTGTACGGTTACTAGTTGTAACTTTATCTCGTCTTATGATGTTGGTGATGCTAGTGGGGCTATTTTAGTTGATAGTACTAGCTTTGGGGTTACTGGTTGCAGTTTTATTGCCTGCCCTAATGGCGTGCATATAAACACACCTGGAACTTATGGGTTTACTGGCATGCTTTTTACTGAGTGTACTGCAGATATTTCAAATGATAGTGGCGGGCTGGTTACTATCAACAAGACTTCCCCTTCCAACCCTAGCACAGAAAACGACGACCCCTATTATGGTACTAACTTAAAGGCCTTGGCATATGATTATAATGGTGGAGTTGGGTCTGTTTATACAGATCAAAGCACTGCCGCACAAAATACCACTATTAATGATATGGCTTTGTTGTCGGATAGCGATGAAGTTGGGGACGCCTATTATTTTGGTCATGCTACGGCCCCCTTTGCCTCTTTAAATGTAGATATTGGTACGTCAGGGGTGGGTACTTGGACTGTTACGTGGGAATATTGGGACGGTGACTCCTGGGGGGCACTGTCTGGGGTTTCCGATGGAACCAGCGGGTTTACAGCAGCTACAGGGTGGAGAGCAGTTACATTTACGGAACCGTCGGACTGGGCTAGTACAACAGTTAATAGTGTGGCTGCTTATTGGGTTAGAGCCCGTATGTCTTCTTTTGCGTCTAAAACAACAGCCCCATTGGGTGATCAGGCAGAGCTGGTAGGGGATACAAAATTTGAGGGGTCCGTAAATATGCTGGTAACGGTATTAAACGAGGCTGGGTCGCCAATAAGTGGGGCACAGGTAGCAATATATAGGACGACCGATAAGGAAGAGCTTATGAATAAAGATACTGATGTCGATGGAAAGGCTATGGAATCTGTGGCGTTTAGTTCTGAATTTAGTGTTGGTATTCGTGTTAGAAAGAGTACATCTGGGTATACCAGATATGTTAATGCTAGTTCACCGGGAACGGTTTATTCAAGCGGGTTGTCAGCTACTATTACTATGATAACAGAGTTGGTAGCCCTTAGTTAGGAGGAATAAATGTCAGATACTATACTAAGCAATCGTTGGAAAGTGTATTACCTGTCTGAAACCAGACAAAAGAGGATTGAGAGGGATGTCTCAGTAACACCCACTGTTACTGATGATATTAAGGACTTATATACAGCCTTGGCTGACTTGTTCGATGAGTTTACGCAGATGGACGACGGGACTGTTATGAAGTATGCAACCCCTACTGAGTATACCATCGGTAAAATTGATACGGGTGATACAGATCCTTGGTTTGTCGACATGCGCTCCGTAGAGTACATATATGGTGGGGCCTTGGAGACAAGTGGGTGGAGGCGCATTACTACGTCTAATACCGGAGTTGTAAGGGTAACCAGGGCTGGTACCAATATTGTTTCTGGCGATATAGGGCTGGTTATATCACATGCTGATGGTGATATGGGTACTTTGTTAGATGTAAATGGTTCTCATTTATGGATTAGGCCTAGCTCAAGTGCCTCCGGGGATAATTGGGATAGCACTAGTGGTAATATTACCTGTAATAGCCATGTAGATACTCAAAGTGTTGCTGCTGAAACGGGTGAGTTGCTATGGTCTAATATTTACTCCATCGGCTCATCCCTTGATGGAGACTCTCTTACAAGGTTGTATGTATATCAGGAAGGTACAAAATTGACAGCCTATAAGGGGGCACAGAGCTGGTGGTCTGAGGGGCATATAGATATATTAGTACAGGTTAAAACCCCAGGGGCGGGTAACTCAGTGCTTATAGACGACGGATATATCATTGTTTTTCCTAGAAGATATTCACAGCAGTATGACAACTACATAGTGGACCTGTCTTCAGGCGGTAGAAACCCCATTCCGTTGTCTGTTGGAGCAGATATTAATAATGAGACGGGGTATAGGCAGGTTACATTGGGGACATCTTCCGGTACTTGGAGTGTCGGAGATGAGATAGAGGGTAAGGTAACAGCCTCTCGTGGCGTTATTACTAATATTTCAGGTACTAATCCAACAATTATGTTGCAGTATTACTTGATTGATGTCCTTACGGATTTTAATGGGTCTGAGGGTATAGAGAATAATACTGGTACAGGAGATTCTTCTTCTTCTGGGGCTACTTCATCGGATGGTCCTTCATCCCTTGTTGGTTTGTCTATAGTACACGCAGCAAATAGCTCGTATGATATTGACGAAGACGGTACTAATGAGTATTACTCTATAGTTATAGATTGTTCCGATGAATTGTTAGCCGATGTGTACGAATGGACAAAGTATGTGCTCCGTAGGGGCAGTACAGATACATCAAATAATGATGGGCAAAACGGGGAAGCTTATATAGGCACTACTTATTATATTAACTATACAACGCTAAGCGGTTCCATTGCCGAGGGTAGTATCGTAACCCAGCTAGTGTCGGGTGCTAAGGGTGTGGTGGTTGCCCATCATACGGGGTCTAAAATATTGGTACTTCGATCTACTAGGGGTACATTCAACAATACTAATAATATAGAAGAGGGTGCAAATTATGTTACTGGCCCAACTTGCTATAGTATGTCTGCTAATAAGGCCTCACCGTATGGGACCTTTGCGGGAGGTCGTTGGTTTTGTGCTCCTGGTGTAGTGCTTGCTAATGTCCCTTCTGTTGATTACAATAACTGGCAGACTACTGACGACCAGCGTGTAGCTAAGGCTAGGCCGATAAAGGTAGACGTTTCTGTAGGAAACACTCGCGTTGGTGATCGTATTGCCGTTTGGAGGTTAGATGTTGCTGGTGGTATAATTCAGAAAGATGTGTATGCCATAGACTCTTTGCAGTCGTCTTTGGGTGAGTATTCAGTTAGGGTTGACCCTGCTATTTTGGTAGACGAGCCGGGTAAGACTAGTGGGGGAAAGCTTAGAGTAGTGGATGAGTCGGAAGGTTGGGAGCATCGTTATCGTTACACTGGTTGGTCTGGTGACCTATTTAATCTTTATACATTGTCTGGTGTTGCTGATGCCGGCGGGTCATCTACATCGTTATTGGACTCGGCTGGTGATTTTATAACCAATGGTGTGCAGATAGGAGATATAATTTTTAATTCTACAGAAAGCACTTATGCATATGTTACAGTTACGGGTACCTCTTCGTTGACCACAACCAATATTGGATCAAACGCCCCTGTAATTGATTGGACTACAGATTCGTATGTGGTGGGTGTTCTTGTCGAAGACTATACAACTAGTGACACTGTCTACGTACCATTTATTGACGAGTTAGAAACAGTTGGTACCGATGGTGCCCCAGGGTTGGAGTCTGTTCAGATTGTATATGATGCTGTTGTTCCTGCCAGATGTCGTGTTCGTAGCGCAGGGGATATTATTCCCTTCGTTGCAGATTTTACCATTGGGTCTAGTGGTGGTACTATTAACGTTATTAGAAATCTAGATACGGTGCATGGGACGTAATAATGTCTAACATAACTTTAGAAGAGGCCCTTTTGTATGACTTGGATAGACTTAAGTCATTAATAGAGAAAAGGAAGGTCAGTATTGAGATTTTTGAGGAGGCTATTAAGAAGGAAAGGGAACAGATTGAGAAAGAAAAAATTATGATAATCCTTTTAGAAAATAATAAACGTAGTTAGGGGTGGTCTTAGGTGTTTCGTACAGATATATCTGTCGATTGGTATAAAAACCCCCGCATGATTACTATTGCGGCCCCCTCAACTAGTGTTAGTATCCAGGACTTGGTTGACACTTTGAGGGAGCTTGAGGATAGCGACTATGCTATGGCGTTCCCCTTTCTGATAAAGGCCAGCGGAAAGGAGAATCTTGGTAGCGATGTTTTTGTAGGTATAACAGCTGAACTTCAAAATGCGAAGGTTACCTTTGAACCTAGACATGGGGTCGTTGAGTCAGGGACCGTTACAGGAAAGATTCTTCCTAGTGGTAAGATCCTTACTAGTCTGATACTAGAAGACTACAATGCTCTATTTATTACTTCCGGTGTGAAGCTAGGTGACACGGTAATTAATATGACAGATGGCTCTAACGCAACTATACTATCTGTGGATAGTGAGATACAATTGACTACTATGGTATTGGGTGGCGGGGTTGATAATAGGTTTGATTATGAGGATTCCTATAAGGTATGGCCGCTTATACAGTGTGAAATCAATGGTGGTAATTTAACTGCTGTGGATGAGTTCGGGGCTAGTATGGGGGCTATTTATCCAACCGTGGGCACTCAAATAACTCGTACTTCCTCCAGTAGTGGCACTATTGCTCAGTTGGAGATAGATAATATACAGAGGCTTATAGAGACACAGAGGGGCTCCCACATTGTTACTGGTGAGATCTATTATTGGGACCCTGTTATAGGTAGTGATAACAACGATGGCATGTCACCGAGTAAGCCAGTGAAGACTTTTGCCAAAGTGCACGACTTGGTTGAGGATGGGGGACATGATCTGATAATTTGTCAGCCGGGCAAGGAAGTCGGGCAAACAAGGGCGGATGAGCACCTGGTTATAAGTAAGAGCCATTTGATGATAAGGGGCCCAGGACGGGATTTTGTCATTTATCCTAGTACTACTGGTTTTCCAGCTGTTAAGATTAGTGGTGTTGGAGTGGAGTTTAGTGGTGTTTTAGTTAGAGTGCCATTAGGAGGCAGTGATACGGGCATATGTATTGAAAACGGGGCACAAACCTTTTTGAGAGACCTATATGTTGAGGATGCTACTTCTTATGGGGTGGAAATTAGTAACAATGAGAACTCCGTATTTGACAACCTGTTTGTTATTAATTCTACAGGGCACGGTATCTATGTGAAAGAGAATGTTGTAAACTTGGATATTAAGGTTTGCTGTTCTAAAGATAGTTCTGTCGGTTCTGGTTTCTATGTTGGTAGTTCTACTTCTGGTGTTAAAATACGCGGAAAAGGTACGTTTGCTAATACGAATGCACGATATGGAATAGAGATATCCTCAGGAGCTGTACAGACTTTGGTAGACGCAGAGGTTACCATCCAGAACAATGTTATGGGTGAAATAGCAGATTTTAGTAGTACTACAGCTTATTCTGGCTGGGACCACAGCGTTTCTTTTAACGGCGCTATTTGGATAGATACTTTATATGGGGAGGCGGGGACTAATTATCCGCGCGGGACCGTGTCCTGCCCAGTTAGCAATATTGACGACGCTCTTCTTATAGCTGCTAACGTTGGTATACGTAGATTTAATGTTTCCGGTATTGTAACTCTTACATATTCTTTTTCTAGGTACCAGTTTTATGGTACGTCCTCGATAGAAAATAACATTGTTAATCTAAACGGCCAAAATATAGAGGGGTGCTATTTTAATAGAGTATTATTGGCTGGGGCATCTGGTGGTGGTAGTTTTAATGTGCAAGAGTGCTACTTATCCAGTGTTACTAATTTAGTTGGTGTGGCCGTAGGTTCGAGCTTATTAGGTACGTGTGGTATGGGCCCCCAGGGCACATCTTTTTCATTGGGTGGCAGCTATTCCGTTTCTGAGCCTACCATTGTGGACATGGTTGGAACAGGCAGAATGTTGGGGGCAAACTTGGTAGGTAATACACGTATTATAAATCTAGTTAGTGGGTCTGCGGTCTCTTTGGGCGGGTCTTATGGTACGGTTGAGCTAGATAGTTCATGTACAGGGGGCACCCTTTTATTGTCCGGTGGTCTCTATTTTATTGGTGATAAATTCGGTGTGGCCATAGTTGATAATACGATTCAGCAGGCGGTGTGGAACTATGATATTACAACAGGTACCAATGTAAATTCCTCTGCCCATATACTTAGGCGGGCCCTGGGGTTAATACACGAAAATATGATAATAGACAATACTATGTATGATTCATATAATCAATTAGTATCTTGTCGTATACGTATATTTGCCAATCCTTTCGATACGCTTGCTGCTACAGACGGTGGTACGCCACCAACGGATCCGGTACCAATAGCCGAGTGGACGCAAGCGTCTGTTTGGGAAGCACAGAACAAGTTAGCAACTTTTAAACAGGTGAGATCATGAGCCTAAGTTTGGTTGTCCATGGATTTTTGGGTGGTGGTGGAGGGGGAACTAATACACTGGGCCCGGCTACCATAATTGAAGGCCCTGTTATAATAGGTTCCAGTTCTTTTTCTCCGAGGGTCGTTGCATTATATGAGGGGTCCACTGTTGGGGTCCCAAGGATACTAAGGTCTAGAGGGCTTATTCCTAAGATCATCAGGGGTTAATTAAAGAGGGGTAACTAAATAATGGCCATTTATCTTACAACAATATATGTAGAAGATATAGCTGGTGTTATACTTCTTTTTGATAGTGTGCGTATATATAGAAGTACATCTGGTAGTGATATAGATAGGGTGTTATACGATTCCTTTTCTCTAGTTGCAGGGCAGGTAGCCTATGAGTGGACAGACAACAATGGGGCGAGTAGTTACGTTATTTGGTCTACCTATTTTAACTCGGGTACACTAGCTGAAAGTTCCTATTCTGCACCTATTTTATATGGCGAAGATACAGATAGGTATGTTCCTGGGTTTAATTTTATAAGTACTACATATCCTGTAGAGTATTCTTTGACTTCCGATGACATTTATGCTGTGGATAAGATACGATTTTTTGTGGGTGACCAAAAGACAGTAAAAAGAGACTATGTAAGTTCCAATTGTTCTGATGGATATGTAAATGTCTCTGATGACGGGTATTCTTATCAGTTAACAGAAAGAGGGTGGCCTCTAAAAGTAATAAAAGACGGCATAGAATATATCTCTAGGACTAACCCTATAGTAAATGACTATTCCTTTCTTACTTTTAGTGGTATACAAATTTCTACTGTATCTGGTATTCTGGATGTTTGGTACGAGGGTTTTAGACATTCAGACAGGGAGTTATTTAAAATCTACAATTCTGCTTCGGCTCCGCCGAGGGTGACTTTAGTTGACTTTACTGATGAGATGAGAATTATTGTCTCCTCTGTAGGGATTTTGAAGTCTGAGGTGTCACGGCTTATGGGCGAGTCAACTGGAAGTTTTAATTTACAGGGAGAGCTCTCATATAATCCCGAACCACTTATTAGGCAAAAACGTGAACATATCAAGGACTTAGAACAACAGTTAGCCGAGATGGTTAGCGACACAAATCAATTTTTATTAACCGGAGTGAGATTAGACTAAAATATGATTCCGCGCGGATTAAAAAAAGAAATTAAAAATCGTTATCATGATGTTATACAAGGTGCAGGAAGAATAGTATACATATATTCTACACCTGATACAACTGACTGCCCAAATTGTTTAAATGATATTAGCACAGGTATGTCAATAAAAAGATATGATAGTACTTTTACTGTTCCTACAACTATATATGGTCAGGTTATAAATCCTATTTCATTTATTCGTGGTAGGTGCCCTGTTTGTAAGGACGCAGGAGTAATAAGTCAAGACGTAAGAAAGGGTATTCGTGCTGTAGTAAGGTGGAACCCCGTTGGTGACGAGGGGAGTATAATTCAACTACCTGTGGGAAGAGAGGGTTCAAATTTAGTATCTTTAAAAACAAGTAAGGATTATTATGATACTATACGTGAGTGTATTTACGCTAGTATAGATGGGATAAAGTGTGAGCTGGTTAAACCTCCGGTTTATAGGTATCTTCAATATACAGATGCTCTTGTTATAGCATATTTTATATCGGTTGATGAAGGAAAAAGTACGAGGGATTAAGAGTTGCCTAATAAAGCTAGTAGTGTACAGGATGCTGTTGATACGTTAAGTGAGCAATTAGTAGACAAGTTCTCAATAGAGTTGTTGAAGATATTGAAGGCTAGATTCGCTTCTCATTTTCTTATTATTTTTTCAGAGTTGTATAATAGTCGTTTTGGGGAATTGGCTTCTAGAATGGATTCTCAAATGGACCCAACCTCACCGTCTATTATAAAGGATGAGGTTTTTTCTTATGTAATGTCACAAGTTAAGTCGGCCATAGATGAGGCAAGTATCTCTAACGGGCAGTTAAGTATGGGGTTTTTATCTTATGAGGATTTTGGTTATCCTACTGGTCCTGGTAAAAAAGAAACAGACCATCTAAAGTTGTTTTATTTTTATATGGAGGGAGTGCCGGAATCATATGCTTTTATATCTAGGGATTTCTTTTCAAAATATATAGCACCAGAAAATGAAAAGGACCTTGGTAGATTTGGGGAAGGCTACCTAATGTCGGAAAAGGTGTATAATAAGATAGCTGACGCTAGAAAGGGCGCTACAACACTCCCACAGTTGCCTGCCTTTGAAAGTGTAAAGAGCCCTGCTTCGGGGTGGCCCCCGACCAGGATTTTTGAAGACATGGGTGAAGCTGTAGAGATAATGGTTGAACAGTATATAAAAGAGGCCGGACAAATAGCCTTTGGAGATTAGTCATGGGTGTAACTTCATTAAGATTGGAAAAAGTAGCTCTTTTTAACTTCATAAAGAATGAAGTTTTACCTATAAATTTTTCTGAAAAAGTTTATAACGATAGTTTGGTTTATGATAATACTATTGGTGGGTACGTTCCTGCTTCTGTTGTTGAACCCCCTGCTATGTCAACTGGCAGGGGGTGGGTATTTTTTGATGAAGTTGCCACAAGTTCCCCTGTCGTTATTGATTCAACACAAGAACAGTCATCTCGTATTATTGTTGTTGGTCCTTCTTCCTATACTGTAGATTATTTTCGCGGCGCTATAAAAAATCCAAATATAGCCCCCACGGATATAACATATACATATAATTATGTATCCGTACTAGATAGTTGGCCAGGTACCGATGTACCACCTCTTCCCGTAGTGTCTATAGATATAAATAAAACACAAAAAAAAGGATTTCAGCTCGGCGGGGGAAAAAAGAATATTCGAGAAGTATATATAGAAATATTTGCTTCTTCAAATCCAGAAAGAGATGACATAACAGAAACAATACACGATAGCCTATTCGATAAAAATATAGCTGTAAAAGATTTTTCATATGGTTATTATTTGAAATCCGATGGTACATATAATACAGGATTTGTTCCCACAACAAATGGGTATATGTATATACTTGACATAAATGTAAGAAATATAAACCTTAAGACAGACTGGTCTGTAGTAAACAGACATAGGAGTGTAATAACCTGTCAATACGAAACAATTGTTGAAGCTTAAATTTTTTATCTAGTTTTTAGTTTACTTTTTTGTATATTTGTATTATATATAAATTAACAGGACAGGTGTATCCAGTCCTGGTTTTTGTGTTTGTTTTAGATTGAAAAATTAAATATTCCCTATAGGAAGAATAAATGTGGTTCTCCGCACATGGTTTCTTCTGTCTACTAAGAAATAAGAATGGAGAAGGAAAAACATAGACATTATACCCCTTTTGTCATGTTTAATGAACTAAGTAAATAGATTGGAGGTATCTCTAAAATGGCGAGAAATAGAATAATTTATGCCTCCCAAAGTGTGCATGTCGACGGGGACGTGTTACACCGAGTTCAGACACTGGGCTCTAGTACTACTTTTACCAGTGAAGACGTATTCGAACTCGGGTTATTGGACATCATCGACGTTGTAGATGATGTGCCCACGGTTGCGGTAACTGTCGATACGAACGACTTTGGAAGCATAACTTCAATGGCTACTATTGGCAACGTAGATAAATCAGGATTTAATGCTACGGCTACTAATAGTAATGCTAACTTAACAGTTGTTAGTGGAACAACTGAAACTGAGTTTTATCATGGGGTTGCCATTGCAAACTTTGGTGCAACCAACTTCTTTGATTTGTGGGCTCCGGTTCAGGCCGAGGCTGATTTAGGGACTGCGTCTAATAATGTAGACCAGACCCTTTATATGCCGGACTGTTTCGTTAACAGTATTGAAATGAGCTATTCGGCTGGCGCAACGTCTACTGAGAATTATGGGGCAGAGACGGACACCAAGATGTGGCTTTTGAATAGTGGTAAGTATGTATCTCAGGAAGAGTGGGACGAGGGTGGGGCCCTAGCTGCTACGGTTACGCTAGGTCTGAAGCCTACGACTTCCGGCGTGGCTACTATGTCCGATAGTACCAGAGGGTTCTTGTACACCTCTGACGCTGGTGAGCGAGCCATTCGTTATTATGATTCCAGCGCTGCTGAATGGACCAACTACGCAATAGATACCAATGCTGCTACTGCGACTAAGGCTTACTATAATGCTACAACCAATGAGGTAACCCTACCTACTGGTATATCCATTGATACTGGAGACAAGTTGAAGATTCGCTATGCGGCTAACTTCTACGCTGTTTCTGGTGATGGTGATGCCGATAGAACCAAGTCCGGCTACTTTACGGCCCTTGCTGCTGGTGATACTGTAGAGCCTGAAGATGTTGGTGCTCTCAGGCAGGGCCAGGTTGAGATCTATCTTGTAGACCCAGATGTAGCCGGTACGGACTCGGCGTACGAGCTGGCTCTTAGAGTTTCTTCTTGTACTATTACCGTGAACATGACTCGTGAGGCTCTTAACGAGTTGGGTCACTTAAAGCCATACGAGCGCAGTTTGACTTTCCCTGTTGAAATTACTACAGCTATTGAGACTACAGCAGGTGACTTGGAGTTGTTTGCCAAGATGGCCGGAAAGGAAGCCTCTTACGATGCAGATACGCTTGTAGATTTGACCATTAACGATTTACAGAAGAAGGATAACCTTGTTCTCGTTGTAATGGTATACCAACAGACGGATTCTACCGCAGGCGGTTCTGGTTCTAATAGAAAGGTTCTAGATAGTGCTATGGTTGGTACTGAGTACTTTGTACGTGGTAATAGGGCTGTGTATGCGGCTATTAACCCAGCATCTCCTGAGCGTGAGTATCCGTTAAAAACCGTAATAGTCCCGGGTCTTAAAGCAACGGATGAAAACTACAACCTTGCGGTGGGCTCAAATGCTTCATATAGCATGAGCTTTAGATCGGTCAATAAATTGTTTGCCATTAAGGGTTATGTGGATATGGCTGATGTTGTGTGTACTCCTGGTTTGCAGCTTAATGCTTAATTTTTAATTTTTTCCTACTCCCTGTTTACAGGGAGTACAAGTTAGTATTATATATATAGTTAGTGCCCTGTTGGTTACTAAGGAGGTCTTATATGTGTCGAGTAATATCTTCAGGTCATAATCTTGCCACATGTTTTCCCGATGTTCTCCGTTTGTGGGATTATGACACTAATGAGGATGGTCCTGAGTTTTATATGCCAAAAACAGGGAGAAAGGCTTGGTGGTTACATTATACGGACGGCGGGGTTTTGCACAGGTGGAGAGCCAGAGTTTGTGATGTAGTTAAGAGAAACTGCCTTCAAGAAAAAAGTACTCTTGGGTGTCCATATTGTGTAGGTAAGTCTGTTGGTTTTGGTAATGATCTTGTTACAACGCACCCGTATTTAGCGGAACAGTTGTCTGTATGTCGTAATGGGTTTGGTTCGGAATCTTGCACACAAGGCTCTCATAAAAAGGTTTGGTGGTGGCATAGGACCGGGGGTGGGGTTTTGCATGAGTGGAGGGCTTCTATTTATAGCAGGGCTCTAGACGACAAGGGGTGCCCTTATTGTAAAAATCAGCTTGTTGGTTATGGAAATGATTTAAAATCTTTACGCCCAGATATTGCTAAAGACTGGGATTTTGATAGGAATGATAGGGGGCCAGAGAGTTATGTACCCAAGTCGGGTAAGGCTGTTTGGTGGGTGCATACGACAGACGAGGGGGAAATACATAGGTGGAAGGCCATAATAAAAAATAGGGTCAGCAATAAAAGTAGGTGCCCCTACTGTTCTGGTAGAGAGCCAACTTTTGTCCACAATTTAGTTGTTTTGTATCCAGTTTTGGTATATAATGAGTGGGATTTTGAAAGGAATAAGAAAGGACCAGAGCAGTATACCCCAAAGTCAGGTAAAAAAGTCTGGTGGAAGCATTTTTGTGAGAAAACAGGGGAGCAGCATAGGTGGAAAGCAATTGTTTGTAGTAGGACCTTGAACAGCACGGGGTGCCCTTACTGTAAGAACGGTCCTATATCTAAGGCCTCTGGTTGTTGGTTGGATACGTTAGGTATTCAAAACATTCATGGGGTAACAAGGGAAGTTAGTTTAAATGTAGGTACTAAGTTTTTTAGGGTTGATGGTTTTAATCCTGAAACCAAAACTGTTTATGAGTTTCTTGGAAACTATTGGCACGGTAATCCGTCTATGTTTGGTTCAGATGAACTAAATAAAACAGTAGGCAAGACTTTTGGTCAACTTTACCAAGGGACCATGGAAAGAATTAATTGTCTAGAAGAAGCAGGGTACAAGGTATTTTATATTTGGGAGAAGGATTTTAATGAGAGATTTTAATGTCGGTGCAGTTTATGCCAAAAATTAAATATCCTTATTCGTTTGTAAAGGATTTTATAGAAAGTTTTGGGTACAAGCTATATACTGATGAGGAAAGTTACGAGAATGTAACTACCCCGCTGCTAGTAGCGTGCAAGAAGGGGCATGTACATACCACTAGTTTTAACCATATTTATGGAGGCGGGGCGAAATGTCGTGAGTGTAATAAAATAGGAATAGCTAGAGTTATAGAGGAGTTTTCTAAGGTTGGCTATACTGTTTTATCTGAAAATTATAAGAATCAGTATACCAGAATAAAGTACTCTTGTGATAAGGGGCATGTTAATTTTACTACTTGGAATAGTTTTCAGAGTATGCGCAGGTGCCCCGAGTGCGAAAAAGAGCCTTACGACAATATTGTTAAGGCATTCAAGGATAGGGGATATGAGGTATTATCTTCTTTAGAAGAGTACGATTTAGTTGGTAGCCATTTCAAGTTTCGTTTTATATGCCCAAACGGGCATAGATCGTTTATGACCTATAGTAATTTTAAGAAGCCCACAGAGTGCGGTTTATGTTCTAAGACTAGAAAGAAGACGTATGAAGAAGTGGAAAAGAGGTTTAGGGCAGCGGGGTTTTTATTGGATGAGGGAGACTATGTAAACCAGGACACTGATATGTCTTGTTTTTGTACTAACGGTCACCAAAATAGTACTTCGTTGTATAGGCTTCCTGGTTATTCGTGTAAAGAATGTGACAGGGAGGTTTTTTTAAGGGAGCAGGATAGACTTCTTATTTTGGGTTTGATTTTAAGTGAGGAGAGAGATATACATAGCCAGCTTAAGGTTGAGTGTTTTGTTTGTGGTAGTATATATTGGCGGTATTTTCCAGAGGTTACTAGGTTGAGGGCTTGTTCTTGTTGTGAACAAGAGGCAGAATCTTATAAAAACCTTGTGGAGCTTTTGCCAATAGGGTTTAAAATGAGGACGGGTATGTGGGTTGGGTCTGATAACACCTACGTAGTTGAGTGTGGTAGGGGCCATGTGGCCAGGCAGGCTTATCCTAATATAATCGGAAAGAGGGTTGGGTGTGCTGAGTGCTATGGTAATAAGCTTGTGGGAATAGATCGTGTTCGTGACTATATGGGTACTTTTGATTATACGCTGCGTTCAGATACCTACGTAAATGCACAGGGAAAATTAGAATATGCATGTCCAAAAGGGCATATAAGACAGATGAGTTGGGATAATTTTTTTCATGGAAAAAGGTGCCCAGAATGTAATCCTTCGGGTGTTTCTAGAGCAGAAAAGGAAGTTTGTTCTTATGTTATTTCCCTAATTGGTGAAGAAAATGTAATCCCAAATGATAGGGAACAAATAAAGCCGTACGAGTTAGATATTTTTGTACCGTCGAAAAATTTTGCCATTGAATATTGTGGACTATATTGGCACTCAGAATTTTCCGGCGGGAAAGATAAATTCTACCATAAAATGAAATATGATATGTGTAAGGAGAAGGGAATTAAACTTTTCACACTATTTGAAGATGAATATATTAATAAAAAAGATATAGTATTAAATATAATATCACAAGAACTAGTAGGGAGTAATATAGATTTTTCAAAATGTCAAGTAAAAGAAGTAGATGTTGAGGCGGCAAATAATTTTCATAATAAGTATAATCTTGATGGTGGTTGTGATATAAAATATTCTTTTGGTATGTATTTTAATGGTAATTTAATTAGTTGTATTTCTTTTGATAGATATCTTTTTTTGGTGAGGTGTAGTAATATAAATGGTTGTTTTGACAGGCTTTTTTTGGCCGCCGAAAAAATTTTCGGGCGGAAGATAAAAATCAAAACCAACCTAAGATATGATCAACAAGAAGACACCTACATAAAATTAGGATTTAAAAAAGATAGGTATATAGATCCAACCCCGTTTAATCTAGACGGGGAGAAAAGATACATTAGTACAGACCTAGACCTTAAAGAAGAAGAATCAGACAGGGTCTGGGACTGTGGTTTCCAGTTGTATATTAATAATGCTTAAAGGAGACTTCATGGAAAAGGAACCAAAAGTAAAAAAAGATTTACTTGTTAAGGACGACAAGACCAAAAAGTGGTCTGCAGAAAAATTACAAGAGGTTTTACGTGGAGACATTACCAAGTTATTTGAGAATGTTCTAGATTTAGCCGAGTTAGCTATTGGTGATAAACAGCGTTACGAGATTTTTAGGTCCAAGGTTCTGCGACTTGGTAATAATACAATACGTAAACTTTCTGCAGAAATAGACCAGAATTATGAAGTTAATTACACTAAAGTTGGTGTTGATATTTTGAAAATAAGACAACCAACACCAACAACAAAAAAGGAAGGGTAAATCATGGACCAGGAAAAATTGGATTCTTTATTGGATGATGGAAAAAGAAAGTTTGAAATTGAATTTGGTAAGGATGATGTACGAACATTCTTTTTAGTCCAGCCCACGGCGGCGGATGTGCGAGACGCGGAGTGGGAATCAATAAAAAGTTATAATAAGGCCTTAAAAGCAGGCCTTTTCACGAAGTCAGAGATGATGGATCTCTTAAAAAAACGTAATATTATAGGCCCTGATTATGACCAGCAAGGTAATAGTTTGCAGGAAAAGTTGCAAGAGAAGGTCATAGCTATGGAAAGAGCCACCGATAGGTCAGAGAGAATTGGTTTAGTGGTTGAGGTTAACTCGGCCCGCACAGCAGTTGTAGAATGGAACCAAAGGCTTACAGTTCCTATGGCAAATACATGTGAAGAGTATGCACAAACAGAAAAGGTAGAATTCCTGGCTTGTGTGCTTACTGTGGATAGCAATGGAAAGAGGGTATGGGAATCGTTGGAGCAGTTTAAGCGTGAGCGTAATATAGTACTTCAAACGAGGGCGCGCTTAGAAATTTTACTTTGGATAGAAGGGCTGGGCTCTGATGTTTTTGATGCCCTACCTGAGCGAGCAGTCTTTTCTAAGGTAATGACCGAGATATCTGATGAGGAAGAAGCTAGGAAGGAAGAAGAGGCAGCTGCTGCAAATAAGGCGGTGGTTGATGGAGAGGCGTCTCTTTCTGAGGTTGTGGACCTTGTAGTGGAGGAAGCTTTACCTGTAGAGGTTGTTGTGGAGGAGAAGGTAAAATTAAAGAGGGGAAGGCGTAAGGCTTCTTAAGGTTAGTTAGTTTTTAGGGGTATATTATGCAATGCAGGTCTGGGATATACGCTATAATAAATATTGTTAATGGAAAATTTTATGTAGGGTCTGCTTGTAATTTTAGAGAGAGGTGGTCCAATCATATAAGGGGCCTTAATAAAGGAACCCACTACTCAGTGTATCTTCAGAGCGCTTGGAACAAGTATGGTAAGGAGAATTTCTACTTTGGTGTTTTGGAACCAGTGGAAAATATAGAGGATTTGGTGGGTAGGGAGGATTATTGGATCAAATACTTTGATGCTGCCAACCCTAAAATAGGCTATAATATTTGTCCTACAGCGGGAAGCCTTTTGGGCTATAAATTCACGGAAGAATCCAGGCAGAAAATGTCTAAGAACAATAGGGGTGAGAAGAATCCTATGTATGGTCGTACAGGTGAAAAAAGCCCAAGCTATCAACATGCTAAGTGCTGGGAGTACGAGGGAAAATCCCAGCCTTTGTCTGACTGGGCGAAAGAGTACAATATAAGTCGGACAACCCTTGCCTTCCGAGTAAAAGAGATGGGCTGGTCTCTTGAACGGGCACTAACAACACCTGTTCTTTCTCTGGAAGGGGAAAACAACTCTAGCTACCAGCGAGCCAAGTGCTGGAAATATAATGGAAAATCCCAGCCGTTGTCTGATTGGGCTAAAGAGTACGGTATAAATAGAACCACCTTAAACTTCAGGGTTAATGTGCTAGGTTGGTCCTTTGGACGAGCCCTTGATATCCCTATAGTGCCTAGGGATAAAAATAAACTTTCTATTGTATAGTTAATATATGGTTTTTCAAGAAACACAATCTCAAAATTTTTCCTTACCTATAGAAAAAGTTTCTATACTTATAGATGAGATTAGTTTTGGTGGTAAGCTTGAAAGGATTAAGAATGGTAAAGACAAAGATGTTTTAGTCTATTTAAAGCACTGTTCTGGTCATGATAAGATGATGGCCAATATGACATATGAGGTAGAATATTCTCGGGCTATTGAAGCAGGATTTTTGACAGTGGCACAAGCCACTGAAATACTTACGGCTAGGGGAATTTTTACAGGAGAGGAAGAAAAAGAAATAGGGGTATTGAGGGAAAAAGTCAAGGCCCAAGAAAAGCTACTTGAACTTATTACGAAAGTCCCGTCTCGAAAAGAGAAAGTGAAGGGTGTTATAGAGGATTTAAATCAGCAGCTTCTTGATTTAATCATTATAAAAGAGCAGCATTTAGATTTTTGTGCTGAAAAAAGAGCTCAAGAAGCTAAATTTAATTACCTATTGTGCAGAGGTATTTATAGACCAGACGGTGAAGAACTATGGTGGCCAACAAAGAAAGATTTTGATGGTGAAAAGGATATTCTGTTTAAGAGTCGACTATATGCTAAATATATTCGTTTTAGTATGGGTTTGGATGTTGGGGTTTTAAGGTATTTAGCAAGACATTCCTTATGGAGAGTACGGTATACTTCTGCCATAAAGCTTGGTGACTCTTTATTTAGTATTTCAATAAAGGACTTTTCTCCTGACCAACTAGCTGTTGTATATTGGAGCTCTTTTTACCAATCTATCTACGAAATGATGCCGTCGGATCGACCTTCCGACGATATTATTGAAGATGACGCTTCTTTGGATGCTTTTATGAAGAATTATTTTGATGAAAAATCCAGAGAATCGGCGGGGGAAAAAGGTACAAAAAGAGGTAAGGGTTTATCAGCTTGGAACCATGAAGAGACTATAGTTACTAAGTCGAATCCCATTCGAAATGAAATAAAATATAGTCCAACAATGGCTGCTAAACTAGATAAAAAATCCACAGACGTTAACGTTAAAAAATAATTATATAAACGTCAATAAATAAGGAACGGAATGGCAGGTAGTAAGAATAAATATATCTTTGATTTGCTATTCAATATTTCTACTCAAGGTGGCACTAAAGGGGGTGGTATTGGGGCCGGAGGTGGAGGAACATCCGCTGCTGCTACTGAGTTAAACGCTGTTCTAAGTTCATTAGTAAAAACCCTAAAAGATTTTCAAAGGGGTTTGGAGACTGCGTCTTCTGGGGCCTCTCACACGGGTGGGGGTGCTGGTCCTACCGTGAACACAGGCGAGGCAGGAAAGGCTGCTAAGTCTGCTGTAGATGCAACTACCGAGGCATTAAAGAGTGTGGCTGAGGAGGCTCAGAAAGCGGCTGAGCAAGAGGCTAAGGTCGCCTCTAAAGAGGCGGGGGCTGCTTTGGGTGATGTTGCTGATTCGTTTAAAACTTTAAGAGAAAATATAGGTAAACATCTAAGGGCATCCGAGGCTACAGTTGTATCTTCTGCTGTTTCTCAATATAGGACTGCAGCTCGAGCTATGTCCTCCCAGGTTTCTGAATTAAATAGGTCTAGTGTTACTGCAGGGGACATGGGTCTTAATAAGGTAATGGACAAGGTTCGTTCTTCCTTGCAGGGGGTTGACGTAGAAGTTAAGCTCCATTTGGACAATCTTGTAAATATGTTAAAAGAGAGGGGGGCTGGAGGAATAGTTGCACCAGCTATTGTAGAGTCTTCAATACTAAATTTGCGTAGAACCTTATCTTCTAAGAATATTGGTTCTGGTTCTGAGGCTAAAAGAGCTTCAGCAGTAGTAGAATCGTTTGGTAGAGAGGTTATTAGAAAGATACAAGATAACCTTGTTACTGAGTTAGATTCTTTGGCGTCCACGTTTGATTTAGCAGTTGGTGCAGGACAAGAAACTAAGGCTCGACAGTTATCGTCTAAGATATTGGAAAGTAGCCAAACTTTAATAAGTTTTATGGAGGCAGTAGCACGGGCGGGTGGGACTGGGGTTATTAATCCAGCTGTTATGTCTAAGGGTGGTCGTGGGGTGGCTCCTTTGGTTACTCCAGAGGCTAGTTTTTTATTTAGAAAGCCTAGTAATCTTGAAGCAGGTTTAAGTAGTACTCAACAGGAAGCTCTTGTTTTGTTGAGGTCTATGAAAGAGGTTCCTGATGTTACAGAGAGGGTCAGGCAGGCTTTTGCTTTATTGTATAAAGATGCAGGGGGTAACCTAATTAAGCTGCGTCAGAATTTTGGTGTAGTAGTAGAAGCGATGAAGACTTCCCCCCAATTTCAGCTTTTGGATAGGAGAGAGGCTGCTCTTGCAGCTAAAACCTTAGATCAGTATGCCAAGGCTCTAGAAACCATTTCTATTTCTGGCGGTGATAAGATTAGGATTCCTAGGTTTATTACAGAGTTGGCTGGTAGTACAGGTAAGGCTGCTTTACAGGGTATAAATGCCTTAAGGGATAAGATAGCGGCCGCTGCCAAGATTTCTGGTGGGGCTCGTCAGGAGAAGGTTCTAGAGGTAGAGGACACTGCGGGTGGCCTACAAAAATATCTTGTATCTTTAACAAAGGCAGGCAATACTGCTGATAAGGTTAGGGTACAGGTAAGACAACTTAATAAAGAACTTAGCGCTAAGGAAGGTTTAACACTAGCTTTTAGAAGGGTTGCTATGTGGGGTTCCGCCGCCGGTATTGTTTATGGTGGCGTGGCTATGTTGCGTAGTGCAGTAAAGACTATGAAGGACGTTGAGTTCGGTGTAGCAAGTCTTGGCAAGGTTATGGTAGAGGCAGATAAGGACTTTGCTGCGTTTTCTGAGAATGTAATAAAATTTGCCATGAAGATGGCAAAGTCTTACGGAGCTAGCCTAGCGGAAGTTATTGGGGCTATGCAAATCTTTGCTCAGCAAGGGTTTGAGATGATAGACGTACAAAGGTTAACAGAGGCTGCTGTTCTTGCTGCAAATGTTACAGTATTAAATCAAAAAGACGCTGCTGAGGGTTTGACCTCTGCTTTGCATCAATTTGGAATTGAGGCATCAAATGCTATACAAATAGTTGATGCCTGGAACGAGGTAGCAAATAGAAACGCGGTAACCGAGGGTACTTTGACTGATGCTTTAAAGAAAGCGGGTTCTGCTGCTGCGTCTGTGGGTGTGAACTTTGATGAATTAAATGGTATGATAACAGCTATTGGAACGGCTACTAGGCAACCAGGTAAAGAAATTGGTACATCTTTAAGATTTATTTTTCAGAGAACAGTTCGTCCCGAAACTGTGTCTGAATTAGCTAAGGTCGGTGTTATAACCAAGGATTTACAAGGCAATTTTAGGGGTTTTATGCCTATTTTGATTGAGTTAGCTGATAGATGGGACACTTTAACTAGAAGTCAAAGACTATCCGTTGCTACTGCTTTGGGTGGTGCTCGTCAGTATAACTCCGTCTTAGCTTTGTTAAATAACTTTGGTTTGGTTTTGAAGGCTTCCGAGGAGTCATCTAACTCACAAGGGTCAGCTATGCGAGAAAACGCTCGCATAATGGAAACAGCTGAGAAGGTATTTGCAAAGCTAAGGGCCTCTGCTGATAATTTAGCTGTAAGCTTTGGTAACACTTTATTACCAGTTATGAAGGGAGTAGCTACTGGAGGAGAGGTATTTTTAAATGTTATAAATGCTATACCCGATGCGTTGAAGGGTGTTTTAGCTGGCATTGCGGTGGCTTCGATTGGGTTTACAAGGTTTGCTTCCTCTATAGACATGGCGTTAACTTCTTCATTGGCTGCGGGTGGGGGCTCTATTGCGGGTGTTTTTTCTTCTATGGCTAAGGGTTTAGCTGGGGGGCCGAAGAACCAAGCTTTCTTAGAGAATGTATCAAAAATGGGCAAGTTGGACAAGATGTCTCAGAGTATGAAGGAAATTCCCGATTACTCTGCCGCTGCCGGTAAGCACCTCGCTGGTATGGGCGGTATCGTAAAGGACTTAAATGGCAACATAATATATAATGTAGAGTCCATGAGTAAGTTACAGTTGGCTACTCGTGGGGCACATTTGGAAATGTCTACATTGGCGGCTAATGGGGCAGTTGGTTTGGCTGCTTTGAATTCCCCCATTAATAAAGTCTTGGTTGGTTTAGGTAAATTTGGGAAACTTGTTTTTGTTTACTTATTTACCGGTTTGGGTAATTTAGCAGGGTTATTACCTGTTGTAGGTAAGGGTCTTAGGGATCTCTTTTCTACGATGGTTGCAGGTAGAATAGCTACGTTGGGATTTGCTAGTTCCTTAGTTTTGTTTGCAGGGGTTGCTGCTGCAATTGGTGTTGGTATTGCGGCTTTGGTTAAGTGGGGAAAAGAGTCCGGCTCTGCTGGTAGGGTAGCTGAAGAGGCAGTTTCTTCTGAATTAGCTAAGAGAGAAGAAGTATTAAGGACAATAAATAAGCAGTTGTCCATGTATAAGCAGTTGGAGGTTCAGAGTAAAAAGGCAGAAAGGGGGGCACAAAAGACCGAGGACGAGCGAATAAAAGAGGCAGTAAATACAGGCGTTTATAAGTCTTCTAGTTTTGAGCGGTTAGAACTAGAAAAGGCAAAGCAGAAGCATGCTTTACCAATGGCAATGGTTTCCCCGGGTCTTATTGAGGGGTTTGATAAGTTTGGAAATGTTATAACTAAAGCTAGCTATGCTTTTGATGATTTTACTTCTTCTGCTATAAAGGCACAAGCTCAGCTGGTGGCTTTTTCAAGATTAAAGATAGCAGAGGGCTATAGTAAGGACGCTATTAAAGCATTTGATAAACTAACCGGGTCTATGGATGATATGGTGGCCGTAAAGGGGTTTTTAAGCCCCCAGACTGAGGGTCTGGGGATGCTTGTTGCGGGTATGGATTTATGGGCCGAGAGTGTTGATAAAGTTATATCAAAAGAGCTGGAATTAAAAACGGCCCTTTCACAGGTTGAAACACAAATATCTCGTATACCAAAGCAGGCTGGTGTAGAGGCTTTCGGTGTTTTTGGTTTTAATGAGTCTGTTAGTAAAGCGTTGGATTTAGCTGCAGGCAGGCTTAGTCCGGCCTATTCAAAAACCTATGGTAAGACGCTGGGCGGTGGGGATATTTTGAATAAGATGTTTTTGCAGTCCAGGGGGGTTTCTGGTGCCGGGTACACGGGGGAGGAAACAGCATCCAAATTAAAGCAGAGAAATATTTTAGAAAAGCCCATCGATGCATTTTTGAAAGAGGTCAGCGAGGCTCGTAGGAAGATGAGGGGCGGTGAGCTTCTTATTTTTGAGGAAGGGTCGTCTTTTGGGTTTGATCAGGCTGTAATAAGAGTAAACCAGGGAGGGGAGGCTGTAGTCGAGGCTATAGATTCTAAGGGTAGGGATATAAAGGTATCTTTATTTGAGGCCTTGGCATCTGCTAGGAATGAGTCAATCAAGGTCTTTGACCTCTCACAGCTTAGGCAGCAGGCTAGTGAGTCCTTATTGAGAGTTAAGAGGCAAATAGCCGGTGCGGGTGCTGGTTTATTTTCGTTTCCTGGGAAAATAGACTTTGGTGTTAAGTTTAATTTTGAATTGGGGGATACTGACAGGCTTCAGAAGGTAGGAAAGGAAGCTACCTCAATGTTGTTGGAGGTTTTTAAGTCACAGACTAAGTATAATTCCGCTGTAAGGGAGTATCAAAAAACCTTGAAGCAGCAGGGTGTAGCGGGTGTAGAGGGGGTTATATCGACGCAGGGAAAACAGCAGCTTGATATTCAAGCCGTTACGATTTCTACCATTACCAACATTGTTCGTTTAGCTTCTGAGGTGGAGAAGCTCGGTTCCTCATTGGATAAGGCTGTTTTTAAATTAGAGGAAGCCCGTATTGGAGACAGGGTTGAGGCAGAGTTTGCTACTGTTTTTGGTAGCACGGCGGGTTTGGCAGATAAGCTTACAATAACATTACCTAAGACTTTTGGTCAGCTTTCCCCAGCAGAAAGGGTTGTCCAACTTAGTCCAGAGTTTGCTATAGGCATGCGTTCTATGGATAGGCTGGTTACTACTTTAAAGGCTCAGATTCTTTCTACTCGTATGTTTAGTGGAAGAGACATCCCTAGAATGTTTAAAGACTTTACTGACAAGGATAGGGACGTGTTGTCTTCCGAGATAGAAAGGCTGGGTGGGGATGAAAAGACTGCTACACAAAACACCCTTTTACTGTCAATAAGAAATACCAATAAAGAAGGGTTCGATGCTCTTCTTAATGCCCTTGGGGTACAAACAAAAGAGGTTAAACAGCAAGAAAAGAAAAATCCTGTTGATAAATTAGTTGATGCTTTTTCTGTAAACTTGGCTTCTGTTCTTGTAAGTAAGGGAGTTGGCCCTGTTTCTGTTGGTGATATAGCAGAAAGGGCTATGGCTGTTTCTAGGAGAGGGGCTGGGGTAGGTGGGCAGCCTATGGTTTCGGAGCCCGAGGTTTTTAAGGGTATAAAGGATGTTTTACGTAGTGCGTTTGAAAAGGGAGTAGCTCCAGAAGAATTATACGGAAAGGTGCTGTCTTTTTGGGAGAAGCTGTATAAAGAAGCACAGGAAAGGGAGAAACTAGTGAGGGGGGCGGGTGGTATGGCTAGTCCTGTTAGTCGCCAAGGTATCGCTCAGGCTAGGGCGTCGAGTGAAAACCTTGAAGTAATTAGGTCGTTTATTGACAATCTTAAAGAACTAGGTTCAGAAAAGTTTAAGGGTATATACGAAAGGGTGTTAGCACAAAGAAGTGTAGGGGCTGGTGGGGTCGGGGCTATTGATATTAGTAAGGCTGCTCAGACTCTTAGAATACAAGGGGAAAAGGCAGGTTTTAAAGAGACTGAGCGGTTGGTTGGTGCTACTGATGAGCTTTTAGTAGCTAAATTAAAGGAAGCTCAGATTAGTAAAGAAGCGTCTCAACAGATAGCCTTGTTTGCTACTAGACTTACAAGCTATTCTGATTCTTTGATACAGGGTTTTGAGAATATACCTCTTAAGGTTGGTGAGATTCTTTCTGCTGGAATGTTAAATGCTCCTATAGCAGGTGCGGCTAAAGGTGTGTTTGCTCCTAAGATACAATTAGGGAAGTCCGTTGATGAGCTTTCTCCGATGGAGTCCTTGGTTAAGAAGTTTCCCGAAGTTAGGGGTGTGGTGATTGCAGAATTAGAACGACAGGAAGCATTAAAGGTATTTTCCCAGCAACAGCAAAAATATCTACAAGCAGAGGTGGAACTACAAAGAGAATTAAACTCTGTGCAGGACCCACAAGGAAGAAAAGTTTTAGTAACTTTGCAGGAAAGGTTTAATAATCTACATATTTCTACAGCTTCTGCTGTAGGGGCTGCTAATGATAATATGGCTCCGTTTATAGAATCATTAACAGAAATGTCTCGTCTTGAGCAAGTTGCCAAGAACTTAGAGGATATAGTTAAGGGCCTTAAGAAGATAAAGGATTTAAGGTTTGATGAGACTTCATTAGACATTGCTTTTGGTAAGCACCCACTATCTCCAACTCCTGGAGTTTTTGGTCAGCCAGCAGGGCTGAATAAATATGAGCGTGATTTATATTCTATAGAGCAGAAGGGGAAGGGACCTCATACTTTAGAGGAATTTAGTAAATTAGCCATTCAAAAGAAGCAGGTAGAGTTTGCCAGAAAAGAAGCTTTAATTCAGTATACACAAGGGAAGGAAAATCAGAAGTTAGCTCAGGAAGTAGACGCCGCTAAGAGGGCTATGGGTATTTTATGGGACGCCCAATATAAGGGTGTGGAAGGATTAAACCCCCTAATTAGTATGTTAAAGTCCGAGCTTTCTTCTGCTGGTGAGGTAATTAGTACTATGGGTGGGAAGAAAGAATTTAGGGGGGTTCCTGGTCTTTTTGGTGCGCGTGAAGAAATTGCTAAGGTTCAAGAGGCTGTAAAAGAGAGGGAGTTTGCGGTTCAACGTAAGGTAGTCATGCAGCCTTTAGAGGATTTAACTGCTACTGGTAATAAATTACTAGAAGAGATAAAGGGTCTTTTAGATACTAAAGGCGGCGAAGATGAAAAGAAGGCTCAGCAGATAGAGGAGGGGGCTTTAAAGGGTACCGGTGGAATAGTGGCGGAGGGAGTTAAGAATCTGTCTATGTTAGGGGATAATCTTAGCAAGGTTTTGTCCGGAGGGGTGGATAATTTTAGGACTATGTTTGACGCTATTGATGCTTTGTCTCAGGGAAATTTAAAGAGCTTTGGAACAGCCATAGACACTGTTACAAAGAGCCTGGCTGGTATAGTTGCAGCTATACCGGCCCCACAGAACGTACCTGCTGGGAGGCCTGACTTTTCTGCCTCTGTTGAGAAGCAGGCCTCTGGGGGGAAAATATCAGGTCCGGCCGGTATAGATAGGGTTCCTGCTATGTTGACAAGTGGTGAGTATGTAATACCAAAGGCGTCTGTTGATAAGTTTGGTGTTTCGTTTATGGACTCTTTAAAGAATGGTAAGCTTCCCGGGTTTAATAGGGGTGGGTTTGTTCGTAAATATGCACAGGCTGGTTTTGTATCTAAACTTACTGATGATGAGAAGGACTATATATATGATTTTTATAAGGCAGATGCACAAGCAAGAGAGATAATAGAGGGTTCCTTAAGTAAACCGGTGGGTACTAAAGAAACTAATATATTTGCAAATTTAGGTAAAGTTTCTAAAGATAGAGAGGAATTATTAGGAGAAAGTGCTGGAGGGGGTGGTGGATTTATGAGGGGACCAAATGGTGAAGTAATAGCTATGGGGGATATTGGTCGTATTAGGAGGAATGTTTTTTCGCCGGCGGAAAAAATTTCTAAACAACCAACAAGAGATTGGATCACCTCAAAACAACTTATAGATCAATATGATTCATTAAAGTCGAAAGAAGAACTACAAGAATTGGCTTATTCTGTTAAAAATGCCGGGAGTCTTCTTGGCCCAGAAAAGGACTTTGTAGAAAGTTTGAGACAAGGACTAGATCCTGGATTAGTTTTTCTAGGACAAATGCAGGGGCAGTTTGGTGAAGGTAATAAGATTATACAAGGCTCTTTGGAAAAGCCTGCTAGTACTACTATATCTGAACTTAAGAAAAAAGAGTTGGAGGCTAAAAAATTAGTTGGGGCAACTTTAGGTAATATAAAGGGTTTTGATCCTAGGGAAGTATTAGATAAAGAAAGAAGCAAGACTTTAGAATCATTGAAGAATCTTGGTGGAACTATTGGTGGTTTTATAGGAAAGCAGTTTGATCCAGATGATGCTATGATAAAGGAAATGACGAAGGGTGAGGATACATGGAAGGATTTTGGTAAGGGTGTGGGTAGGGGGTCTATGGGGCTGGTTTCAGATGTATTGTCTGGTGATATATTGGAGAAAACAGTTAAGGGGGCAATCGATTTTTCTAAGGTTGCTGCTAAGATAGGGTGGGAACAGGTTACTACAAGTCCAATAGAAACAGCAATAAAGGGGGAAAAATCCACTGCTCTTAAGTTGTGGGAGGGTATATGGGGGGCACCTTTAGGACAAAAGGGGGAGATGTTGGGTGGGTTGTTACCTAGTTTATTGTTACCGGGGGCCGGTGTTAAGGTAGCCGGTAAAGCAGGTAATCTTAAGGGGGGGTTAAAATCCAGGAAGAAGGTTACGGGTAAAAAAGCTGATATTACGGAAGCCCAGTGGTTAGATATTGTTAGGGCTTTTAAGGAGGAGGGGCTTTTTGTTGACCCTCTTCTTAAGAGTGGCACCATTACTGGTGGTGGTTCTAGGGTAGGCCCTAATGTCGGTGGGTTATCAAAGGTTATGGTTGATAGGGGGCAGTTGTATGGTCAAGTAGGTATGGGTAAGTTAATGGCCCCAGATTTAGCCCCAGTTAAGGGAAGAATGTCTAGATATATGGGAGAGGCTCGTAAGATTGTGGGGGATGTAGGAGTACCGAGGGGAGAGAGTAAGGGGAACCTTATTGGTTATGTGGAAACTCTTCTATCTAAGGGTGTTTCAAAAGATGAAATAACTAATATGTTAGCTAGCACACAACGTATGAGTAGGGGCTATGGTAGGGATGTCTCGATGTCCCCTGCTGGTCCCCACTTTGACCCAAGGACGGGGGAATTAACTAATGTGGTTGGGAGGCTTAGGGGCGAGCAGGGGGCTTTGCCTCTTAATTTACCGGGGGTGCAGGCATTACCTGGTGGGGCTACTCGTAGTTTTAATGCCCTAGATGTTTCTAATACCCAATTGACAGAGCAGGCATTTACTAGGAGGCTTCGGTACGAGAGGTCTAGAGGGGCGCCCAGAGAGGAGTTACTTAAGTTAGAGAATGAGCTGCTCGAGTTGAGGCTTACACTAATAGATGATCTGGCTGACATAAAAAACTATTGGAAAGTTTCTGAGCGGTATTCGGAGGTTTCCAGGAGGGGGGCTTCAAGGGGGGACTTGTGGGAAGCTGAGGAAGTTGCTGACCTGGCTCATAGGAGGGCTTTTAATGAGTTATATTTAGATCTTGAGCTTCTAAAACCAACAAGGGAAGGTGTCCCAGGACCTTCTCCATACGCAGAATCTTTAGGAAGGGCACGAACAATAAGGGCATTTGTTTCTGGCGGAGCTGTTTCTGGTTCGGGGGGGCCTATGTCGGATAGGGTTCCTGCGCTCCTTAGTAATGGGGAGTATGTAATACCGGCTGGGGCTGTTAAGAGATATGGGTCAGCTTTCTTTGATAGCTTAGCTAAGCCTAAAAAGTTGGCTAGTGGTGGTGTGGTAAGCGGTGGTATGTCTTTAGGGTTTGAACCTCGTGTGCTAGAGGGTTTAACCACAGCTATAAAAATAGCTACAGATGAAATAATGATAAATCTTAGGGGGGTACAGCAAAGAAGCCTCGACCTTATAGGTAATAGGGGTGTTTTACAAAGGCCTGTGAGTGAGGTAGCAGGAGGTTCTGCTTCTGGTGGTGCGGATATAGTTAGTGTATTAAAGGAGGTATTGCTTTCAGCTAGCCCATCTATGACTGGGGCAACTCCAGAGCAGCGAGGTTGGCAAGCCACGGGTAAGTCTAGTGGGTATATGGTGAATGTAGCTGGTATGGGGGCTGTTTCTGAAGACCAAATGAAGTCTTTGGTTGGTCCTAAAGGAGCAGTTAATGTTACTGGTCTTGGTGGGACGTCTGTGTCTGAGGTAGATCGTCTTATGGGTGGGGGAAAGTGGAAGCCTGCTGGGGAAGGTTCTATGGGTATGTCAGAACAGGATTTTCGTAAGTATATGGAAAGAGAGCACTTGCAGGCAGATGTAGAATTGGCGGCTGACGAGGCTACTTCTAAGTTGCCGGGGTTTAAACAGCCAGGCCAGGAGGCTGTTAGTGGCGGGGCTATGGATATAGATGCTTTGGCAGAAAGAATATACACAGCTATTGTTGATGGTTTTAAGGGAGGGGAGATAAGACTAGACCAGGACAGCTTGGTTTCTTTGCAGAAGGCTGTTGCAGCTGGTGTGGTGGAGGGCTCTTCTTCTATCAAGGAAGCCATTGTTGAGGCCCTGCCTTCTTTACAGGCTAGTGCTGGAGGCAGTGTGGGTCCTGCTTTACAGGGTAAGCTTGATGAATTAGAGGGTGGCATGCTTATAGTAACGGATGGTTTGGTACAATTAAAAACAGATATGACCACAACCATAAATGAAAGATTTAGTGATATGGAAACACAGCTTACATCAAATGTAGACAGGACGTATAAACCAGAAATAGTTAGTATAAAGGGAGAATTGCAAAGAATTGAGGGGTTTGTTAAGCAAGTATCGGCTATGGCCCATGCGTCGTTATCGAGGTCCACTGATTAATGCCCACCCCAGTAAATTTTAGCAGCAGTCCAAATTTTAGTACTACTAGCTATAGTTATGATTGGGCGTCTAGGTATGCTCCAGCAGACGATGGTAATTGTTCAGAGAATGTGGCCGTAAAAGTTTTAACTGACAACGGGATACCAATAAGAGGGCAGATACCGTCTAGAGGAAATCTTTGTGGTGTAGATATAAATAATATGCCTTGTTTGGACGCTATTGCTTTTTCTTTGGCGGAGAATTTGATAGACGGAAAGTTCATTGAATGTTATATGGACGCAGATGGCTTTGCTTATTTTGTAGATATATATCCAAATGCAGAAACTGTTGATTTAGATATACGTTCATGTGTTCCGACTACGTCTATAGATAATAAAGTAGACCTGGTAATTGTTAGGGGATATGATACCCCACCTGTTAGGTACTTTAAGGATTTTGAATCATTGAAGTGGCTTGACGTAGATAGCCTATCTTTACATTCAGATGTTGAGGAAATTTGTCAGGGTCGTTTTTTTATTACAGAAGCGTGGAAGTCATATAAGGACCCTGTTTTGGAATCTTCATATAAAGATGGAGTAGAAAGTTTATATGATGTTAAAGAATTTGAGAGCCTGGCTGGTTATGTTATTGATTTTGACGGGTCTACAAGGGTGGGCGTTAAGTATTCTATGAGTCCTACTACTACGGTTTTTAGGGACGTTTATGTACCTGGTAGCGTTGGTACTACTCCTGTGACAATACAGGGGTGCTCTAATACACCTTTGGTTGTAGCCTCTACAGGTTTGGGTAGTTTTACTGAAGTAGATAGGTATGGAGAGGATTGGCCCCTATTTAATAACGTACAGGCTATTTATATATCTGGGTACAAGATTACTAATGTAGAGGATTTTTCTGCTTTTGGTGGTTTAAGTGACAATGGTCCCGTTTATATATGGACCGACGGTAAAAAGCAGCTAATAAACCTACCTACGTCAAATTGGCACTGGGAGAGGGATGGTAGTGGAAATATAACAGTAAAGTTATACTATCAAGTACCTGAAAATAATCATATTGCTGATGCCTTATTTAATTCTGGTGGTACTAAGTATTTAATGCGCCCACCTGATAGTAATAACCCAGTTCCTACGGTTAGTTTGATTATGGGGGCAGCGGGGGATTTATACCCGTATCTTGGTGGTGGTATGGGGATGGCGGTTTCAAAGTGTTTTGCTGCTATAGAGTTAGACAGACCCTGTGTTATGGTTACAGACCCAGAGGGCTTTGCATATTCTTTAGCATACGAGTTAGAAATAAAGTACCAGCCCATAGTAGTTGAAGATAAGCCGGCCCCTGTAGCCTATACCTTTGGTGGCGGGGCTAGCTTAGTAGATCATACCTTGGATTTGTACGATACAGACCCTAGTACTTTGCAGGATCCACCAGATTCTGTGGAGGGCTCCATGGCTTGGTTACAATCTCATACTAGTGGTAATACTGTTGATGTTTCTTTTCCGTTTTTGGACGAGGGTGGTTGTATGGCTGTTGCTGGTACATTATATAGTATACAAAAAGAAGAAATGACGCAGTATAGTTTGGTTTGTGGGCCAAAATCTCAGCCTAAACTTGGGGCAAAGGTTAATGGGTTTGATGGTCGTATAAATCGTATTTCTGAAAGTTTTCAGGACGGCTCTTCATATAATATAAATGTTTCTATTGGCCCAACATTCCCACAAGCTAAGGGGTTTCAGCAGAGTCTTTGGACTAGAAAGACGGACGATGTTTCTCGTGAAGGTATAGTCCTTAGTTCTTCTGGGGACGGTGTTAATTATGTTGTTCGTGTTAGGGGCCTGGGTGTTTTTCAGGCGGTAAATAAAACCGCGAATGCATATGTTGCTGGTGATAAAGTAAGTGTTACTGTTTATAATGTTTTGCAGGAGTACTAAATGGCACTTTCTTGTTTAAATATAGTCAATGAAAAAATAAGAGCTACGGTAAAATTTGGGGGGATAGAAATAAAAACCCCATATGTTAAGGCTTTTAATATAGATAGTGCTAGACCAAAAGCGTCTGCAACATATAGTTTAACTGTAGAAATCCGGATGGGTGTTAATTTTACTCTTGGTGAGGATTTGGAAATTTGGGCGGGGGAAAAAGATAATGAAACAAAAAGATTTACAGGTATTATAGCAAATATAAACTCCCAACCAAATTATGATAAAGCAGGTTATTATGTATTACAAATATCAGGTTATGACAGACTAGGACTATTAGAACGTAAAACATTCTCAAGAAGACTAAGAAGTGATGGTTTTTCTATGTTTGCTGCCATTGAAGGTGGTCCTACAAATAGACCAACAAGAGGATACTCAACAGAAAAAAGAATTACTAATGGTAAACATACGTATATGTCTTCATCTCCTAGACCAGATAAAATAGAAAATTCAGAAATAAGGTGGATGCCAACAAGGGGTAATGATAGGCATGGGTCTCTAAATAAAGCCAGTAGGTTAGAATACGGAAATCTGGACGCAAGCCAAACAATAAAGCCACATGATCATAGCACGTTAGAGAAAATGGGGCCCAGTTTTGGGGTGTATAGTGCTGACTAGTATATTCATTTGGGAATTTTCAGTATAAGGGAAAGTATGGTCGGGAGACTTTGATTTGTTTTTTGTTGGCCCAAATAAAAATTTTCAGCGCGCCAAAAAAGAACTTACCAAAAGTTCAAAATTAATTTATTTATATATAAGAGGATAAAAGAAAAATTGCCAGGATGTGGTTGTAATATAGTAGGTTTATTAAATATTAATTATCAAGGTATTATCTCCGCCTCGATCAACGGCGGCACATCGATCGAGGTGGCCGATGATGGTACTGTATTGATTGGTGCAACTATAAACAATCTGTCATTAAGTGCTTATCCATTTCCTCCTGGTGGTGATTTTTATTTAGGTGTTACTTGTCCTTCTTCAGCACAGGCAAGTATAAATTGGTTGCAAAAGTATGATTGTTTTGAAAATAAGACTCATTTCATTCCAAAGGCGGGCGGAAAGGCCTCTATAACCGGCAGTAATATAGACGGTGTTACTCTTGGGTGTGACCCCGATATAGTGTCCTCGGCTTTTGATGCAAATGCTTCCGGTGGTCCTACATCACCCTATATAACTAACTATAGGCGCGATGGATTTAATTTGCGATTTTCCGGAACACCGATACCGATAAACAGTGGTTCTCCACAACCGTATAATATAGAATTGGGGGATGCAGGTATTTTGAAATGTTATTTACAGAGCTTTAGTTTGTCTGTATCTCCACCACAACCTGCTGTAGTTAACTACAGTTTTGTTTTTACTAACAATTAGACTTTAGGGGTTTTTATAGGGGTTTTAAGTATGTGTAGAAAATTTACATATGAAGAAGTCAAAGAGGCCTTTGAAGCTAGGGGGTATACCTTGCTTAGTAAGGAATATATAAACTGTGATACAAAATTAGGGTACGAGTGTGTGGGGGGTCATTTCGGGGCCATGTCTTTTTACAGGTTTAAGGGTGGTACGAGGTGTCCTACTTGTGTAAGAAATAAAAAACTTACTTATGAGGAAGTTAAAGAGGCATTTGAGCTTAGAGGCTATGTTTTATTAAGTGATAACTATGATAATGCTCAAACTAAATTAAGGTATAGGTGCCCAAAAGGGCACATTGGGTACACTACTTATGGTAATTTTTATCAGAAACATAGATGTCCTATTTGTTATCATGAGGAACGCAAATTTTCGTACGAGGAAGTTAATAAAAGTTTTACAGCTAGGGGCTATACGCTCCTTAGTTCAGACTATAAAAATAACAGCACTAAGTTAAATTATAGGTGTCGCAGGAATCATTTGGGGGCAATGCCCTATAGTCAGTTTTTGCGGGGGCATAATTGTCCAGAGTGTTATGCACAAGACTGTTATTTAACTTACACGGATGTTAAGGAAGTCTTTGAAGCTAGGGGCTATGTATTGCTTAGTGACACATATATAAATACTAATACTAAGTTGAAGTATAAATGTCCAAACGGGCATATTGGGGCTATGTCTTATGGCCATTTTAGTCAAGGTAGTGATTGTCCAATTTGTGCGAGAAATTCCCACGTATCTAAAAGTTCTCAACAATGGTTGGATTCTTTAGGCCTTCCCAAGGAAATGGGTATTAATAGGGAGGTTAATTTGAGGGTCGGGGGTATTAGGTTTAAGGTTGATGGTTTTGATTCAGAAACCAATACTGTGTATGAGTTTCTTGGTAGCTATTGGCATGGAAATCCAGCAGTGCACAGGCCGGATGAAATTAATGAGCGGTCTGGAAAAACCTTTGGTAAGCTTTATAAAGAAACTTTTGAACGGTTTGATAGTATAAAACAAGCTGGCTATAACATAAAATATGTTTGGGAAGGGGATTTGGGCACTGTGTATAGTTACTAAATCTTTTACTAAGAGAATAAATAATTAAAAATGATACAAATAGAAAAATATAGAATAAGAGGTTCTGGAATTCAACCGAAATCGTCTGGTTGTCCTTCGGGCGCCCCCCACATGTACTATTTTCAGTCGTTCGGGGCCGAACGTACAATAGTAGATGTGTACGAAGCTAAAACTATACTCTTAAAATCAGAAGATTTTCAAGGGGTTAAATATGGGGATGAAGAAAGTCCAATTTTTAGAAACTCTACATTTGTACGTGCTTCTTATTCTGGTAGACCATTAAGAAATACTGACGGAACATTGGTGTTTACAGCTCAAGAAGAACATATAATGGAATTTGTTGACGAGGACGAGGTTCCTGGTTGGAGCGACTAGATTTAAAATGGGTAAAAAGAAAACATTAGAAGAAGTTGAGCAGGATTTTTTGGTACGTGGTTATACACTGCTAAGTGATAGTTATTTAAATAATAAGACTAAATTATGCTATTCATGCTCGGAAGGGCATACCAACTCTATGACTCGTAGCGAGCTTATACAAGGAAGCCATTGTCCAACGTGTAATATAGAGAGACAAAAGGTTCCGTTAGCAGTTATAAAGGAAGCTTTTGATAGTGTAGGGTATAAACTGTACGAGCAGCCTTATATTAATAGTGGTACTAAGTTAGATTATACTTGTAATAAGGGTCACCATAGGTCTATGACTTGGAGTAATTTTAGAAATGGCCAGAGGTGCTTGGTGTGTTTTTGGGAATCAATGCGGCTGGATATTGGATATGTTAGGGAGGTTTTTTTAGCCCGGGGGTATACTTTAGTAAGCGATACTTACGGGAATGCTTTTTCTAAGTTAGATTATATATGCCCAAAGGGCCATTTTGGTAGTATGCGGTTTAACGATTTTCAACAAAAGCATGATTGTCCTATTTGTGCAGAGGATTCGTCTGTTTCTAAAATATCACAGGTGTGGTTGGATTCTTTGGGCGTTCCTAACAAATTAGGCCAATATAGGGAAGTATGGAAAAAAATAGGGGGAAGGCTACTAAAGCTAGATGGTTTTGTAGAAAAAACTAATATGGCGTATGAATTTTTGGGTGATTACTACCATGGTAACCCAACCAGATTCAACCCCGGCGAAATGAACAAAACTGCTGGAAAGACCTTTGGTGAGTTATTTGATACTACGATGGAGAGGTTAGACCTGATAAGGAAAGAGGGTTTCAATCTTGTTTATATATGGGAAAAAGATTTTGGTTATATTGTTAATAAAGACGAGCTAGTGAGATATAAGCACACATGCCCCTAGTATGTTCAACCAGCGTAGTTAGTTATGAACAATTTGAATTTATAGATTGTAGTACACTTAATGTTTCATATAATGCTAGAGGTTTAGCTTCTGTAAGTTTTTCTGTAGTGTCTAGCAAGAACAGTATGGATAATAACTATACCAGTCTTACTATTGGGGAAGTTGATTTTAATGGTTATTTAGATAATGTTCAACTGTCTGTAATTCCAGGCACGACCGTATATGTATATCAAATAAGCCTACAAGCATTTGGCTGTTAAATAGGAGAACTGCTATGAGGTGTGGAGGATGCGGGAAAAGACCGCCAAAAAATAATTCGCGGCCACAAAAAAAGACCCCAAAAGAAAGTTCCCTTAAAAAGTATGCTTTCCTACACCCAAATCAAAAAGCATTACTAGAGTCTATAGAAGCAGAAGAAAACAAGGAACAATAAATGGCTGTAATTATAGGAAATAGTACAACTGTAGTTAGTACCTTGTTCCCAGATGGGGGTGTGGTAAGTGTTAATTTTGGTCTACAAGCACAAATAAACAGGTTGTGGCAAATAGGTTCGTTCTCTCCTTATGATACATACTCGCAGAAACAAAAAACACTCTCTCTTACTTTATATGGAAAGAAAGAGGACGGGACAGGGGGAAGTACCCCAATAGATTTAACACCAGCAACCTCTTGTAGTGACGCTGAGAGTTTTGAAGTAACAATCAACCCTGCAAGTTGTGGAACTTTTATTTCCCCATTCTCGGCTTTATGGTTTCCAAATTCTTATTCATACTCAAAAGAAAATATGGGATTTGGTCAAGAGAATTGGGGATTTACAACCAAACCAGAATTGGATTCATATACTGGGGAGATTGTTTTTATTCGTGGTATAGCTTTTGGTCAAGTTTTAATTGGGGCAGGGATGATGACAGAGACAGACGTTGGCGTTGTTACTAATGACGCGGATAGTCGGGATAGCAACGGGGAATACATAGAAGGAGAGAGCGGGAGTGTTTCTGCTGGGGAAACTTCTGTGGGTGAGTATTCTGTGCAGAGGGAAGTAATTTTTTCTGGTGTTGGGGGTTCTGTATTAATAAAAGATGGCTACAAGGGCTCCGCTACTTGTAGTATACCCTATACACCTGTTTATATTTAAAGGGGGTTTAAGCATGTGTAGAAAGCTTACGTACGAAGAAGTTAAAGGGACTTTTGAAGCTAGTGGTTATACCCTACTTAGTAAAGAATATATAAGTAATTGTACTAAGTTGGATTATAGATGTTCTGAGGGGCATTTTGGTTCAATGACGTACAGCAGTCTTCAACAGGGACACTCTTGTCTTATTTGTAGTATAAAGAATAAAAGACTTAGCTATAAAGATGTTAAAAAAATGTTTGAGAGTAGGGGATATGTATTGCTTAGTAAGGAGTATATAAATAGTGGTACTAAGTTGGATTATAGGTGCCCTAGAGGCCACCTTGGGTCAATGGTTTATAATCATTTTCAGGATGGGAGAAAGTGCCCTGTTTGTGTTGGTGAGGATCGAAGGCATTTTTATGAAGAGATTAAGGTTGTTTTTGAGTCACGAGGCTATAAATTGATTAGTAGTGAATATAAGGACAATAAAACTAAGTTAGAGTATGTGTGTCCAAAGGGGCATTTAGGATCTATGACCTTTAGTAATTTTCAACAGGGAAGGAAGTGTCCTGTTTGTTCTGTTGATAATATTAGGCTTTCTTATGAAGAGGTTAAGGAAGCTTTTGATAACAGGGGTTATACGTTACTTAGTACTGAGTATGTAAATTCTAATATTAAGTTGGATTATAAGTGTCCAAAGGGGCATTTAGGTGCTATGAAATATAATAGTTTTCAGCAGGGAAAGTCTTGTCCCATTTGTTCATTAAACTACTCTGTTTCCAAGGTTTCCCAAGTATGGCTTGATTCTTTAGGGGTGTCAAATGAAAGGGGCGTTAGTAGAGAAGTTACTTTGAAAATTGGAGAAAACAGGTTCAAAGCAGACGGTTTTGATCCAGAAACCAATACGGTTTATGAGTTTCTAGGTACTATTTGGCACGGAGACCCCAGGGTGTGTAAGCCTTTAGATATAAATTATGTCAATAAAAAGACCTTTGGTCAACTTTATCAGGAGACCTTTGACCGTATAAAATTAATAGAAGAAGCAGGATACAGAGTAATTTATATTTGGGAGTCAGATTTTAGATCCCAAAATTTTTCTGGCGGGGAAAAAGAATTAATCCAACATGCTTAATAAATATATTTTAGAATTACATTGGTTATATACAGATTTAATAAATGATGAAACCTGTATATTGCACCAACCCTACTTTTCAGGTCCAGCATTAAAGATAGCACAAAGAATAGAACCAAATAATAACATAGTTATAGACCTTTCAGGTCAATATAGTTCATTAATTTCTAGTCATTATTTTGTAACACTCTTTTGGAAGGAAGTTAGGTACTATGACGAGCGTGCTTATTTGGGAGACGCAAGATTTTTCGGCGGGCTAATAAATAAGTTGTCAAAACTGACAAAGAATGATTATATATTAATTGATACTTCAAAACATGAAGAAAATAAACATATGTATAATTTAGTATATGAAGGAAGAATCTATACACAAGATAAGAAGGATAAAGTAATTAATGGTTAAAATTCATGGACATACTTCCAATGTTGGATACACATATAAGAGATGTCCTTATAGTACTTGGTATAAAGAAAACTACTATGATATAGGTGAGTTAGGAAATTCAACAAATCCCAACTTACCCGTTGTAACAGGTGATCATCCTAGTACTGATGGGACGATGAACATGTACAATAGGGGTGGGGTACCTGGATGGATGTGCTGGGATGATAATTGTCCGTTTTTCTTGTTGCAGGGGGTTAGATATACAGAGGTTTAGATAAAGGAGCGTTTTATGGGTAGAAAGCTTACTTATGAAAAGGTTAAAGATGTTTTTGATAATAGGGGTTATACGTTGCTTAGTAGCGAGTACGTGGATAATACAACTAAGCTAGACTATAAGTGCCCAAGGGGCCATTTAGGGTCTATGATTTATAATAGTTTTCATCAGAATCGTGGGTGTCCTATTTGTGATATGGAGAATAGAAAACCTACTTATAGTAAGGTTAAACAGTATTTTAAGGACAGGGGCTATACGCTGTTTAGTATGGAGTATAGAAATAATAATACTAAGTTGGAGTATAAGTGCCCTAGGGGGCATTTAGGGGCCATGACTTATCGTAATTTTCAGCAGGGGGGTAGTTGCCCTGTCTGTTCTATAGAGGATAGAAGGCTTTCTTATGAAGAGGTTGAGCGAGCATTTGCTGACAGAAGGTATAAGCTACTCAGTACTGAGTATGTAAATTGTTTTACCAAGCTAGACTATAGATGCCCAAGGGGACATTTGGGAGCTATGTTTTATAATTGTTTTCAGCAGGGGTGTAGTTGTCCTGTTTGTTCGGTCGAGGATAAGAGACATTCTTACGATGAGGTTGAGCGGGCATTTGCTGACAGAGGGTATAGGCTACTCAGTACAGATTATTTAAATAGTAAAACCAAGCTAGAATATAGGTGCCCAAAAGGGCATTTAGGGTCTATGATTTATGGTAGTTTTCAACAGAGCAGTGATTGTCCTATTTGTTCGAAGATTTCCTTCGTTTCTAAAGTGTCACAAAAATGGTTGGATTGTTTGGGTTTGGCTAAAGAAATGGGAATTAGCAGAGAGGCTAATTTGCAGATAGGGGACCATCGTTTTAGGGTAGATGGTTTTGATTCTAAAACAAGCACTGTTTATGAGTTTCTTGGAGACTATTGGCATGGTAATCCATCCATGTTTAAACTTGACGATATGAACGACAGGGTAGGAAAGTCTTTCGGTCAACTTTACCAAGAAACCATTGATCGTATTAAACTATTAGAGGACGCAGGGTACAAGGTAGTTTATATATGGGAGAAAGATTTCAGAGAACAGGAACTTATGGCTGGGAAACTAACCTACACAAACATAAAATAATAAACAGTATTGGTTTTTTTACTGTTTTAGATAATAAAAATAGTTAGGAGGGTAAAATAAAATGGTTGTCAATATAAGTGTTTACAATTTGGAGGATTTTCCCGATACGAGTAAGACCGTATCGATAGATTTAAAGGCGGTAGTGCCCGTAGGTGCGTATGGCGATGAGCAGTTCGTGTCGCTCATCTATACGAGCGCCACAGCATCGGGCAGTGCTTCGATACAGGATGTAATAATTAGGAACTTTACTTTGGGCTGGGCCAAAAGCAATGGCATATCCCAAGGGCCATATACTATTAATGCTTCTCAGAACACTTTCCGTGTGTCCGTAAATGGTAGTGCCTATAGAACGGTTACTCTCGCTAACCAGACTTCTCCTGTTACCGGAGAAGCTGTCTCAATGGACATGCAAGATAAGATTCAAGGGCTGTCCTCTGTGGGGGGTTTAGAAGCTGGTAATCTGGCCTTCAAAAATTGTCAGGTTACATTTGATGAGGGTAAATTTGAGATAGTTTCAGGGTCACCTAGTATGACTTATACTGGTAGTCGTAAGTCTTCTGTGGACATTCTTTCTGGTTTGACCAATGATGTAGCAGCACATTTGGGTTTATTTGCTCCTACTACGAGTGAGAACATAGCAGGCAATGCAATTTATCAAACTGCACTAAGTTTTCCTTATACGTCTTCTTCCGGTCTAACTTATGTGGACGTTTCTTCAAGTACAAACTTTCAGACAGGTGACTGTGTCGGTATTACAGACGGTACTAATATTGAATATCGATACGTGTCCTCCGTGTCCTTAGGTCTCATAAATATTAATGCTGTTTTATCTAACAATTATAGTATGAGTTCCCGTATTCAGACTTTAAGGTTACAGGATTCCGACGCTCGTCCGCCGTCTGCTTTTGAAAGTATTGACGATGCTATACGTTACGGGATTTCAAGTATCGTCAATCAAATCGATTTTTCCTAATTTTTAGATGGCCACTTTCTATGTAAAAAACGCCCTATTTCCTGATAATAGTCAACTGTTTATTATCGATTTGATGCAGGTTGTTACTTTAAGGGGTGAAGCCAATACTAGTTTTTGGCCGCATAGAAGAGGGGAACATTATTGGAAGTTTGTTATTTATACTAGTGGGTTGGACATAAGTGGAAATAGTTTAGGTCCGTTTTGGGTAGGTGAGATAACAGACGAAGACACTATTGACGAGCTTATTAATAACAAAGTAAAAGAGATATCTGGACTTATAGATTGGAGACGTTCACCTGTTTATGATGGATTATTGACGGCCCAAGAAGATAGGTACCCTCCTAAAATCACGTATATGTATCCTCTAAACGGGGCAGTAAACGTACCAATAAGTTCTAGAATAGTTATCCGGCTGGTGGATTTACCACCAGCCACAGGAGTAGATTTTGGTTCTGTAACTTTGTCTGTGAATGGTTTAACTATCATACCGGAAATTACTGGAAATCCTTTTGATTGTACGGTTTCCTATAAGCCCCTGAGTGGAGCGTAGGTATGACTTACGAAAATGTTAATATGGTTTCGCCAAATATGACTGGGGACAGGAGTAACTCTTATTTTTATTCTTTTGAGTCTATTGGTAATGCCGTTGTTTTTAAACAGTATAAAAAGAGTTCACCTTTAGACCCTATTAATGCTGTTTATCCATTAGACCAGGATATTTACGGAACCGTAGAGTGTTGTCAATTTGATGGTTATTACTATTGGTCATTGGAAAGGCAGACTGCAGGTATTACAATAAAAAAGTGGGAATTACTATCTGGTATTATGTATTTAAGAGCTACTTATAGTTTTGGTAATGGTAGTATGTTATGGTTTGATTCTTATTCTTTCGCCGTTGATTTTTATAGTAGTACTTTATCTTTACCAGTTTCTGCAGGGCTCTCATATATAGAAGTTTCTGATGGGAGTAAATTTCTAGCAGGAGATACAATAGTATTAGGACCAAGTTCTGTATTAGGTTATATTAATAAATATGAATCTGCTACTATAAATAGTGTAGTGGGGAATAGACTTAATTTAAGTATTGGTTTGTCTAATTCTTTCGCCGCCGGAAATTTTGTTTATGCTAATAGGTATTTCTATATATTTAATGAGCACGCGCCATATGAGAGAAACAAGGGCTGTCTATTAAAGTATAAGAGTAGAACGGGTGTTTTGACGGACTATGCCCCTTCTGGAATGTTTAAAGATGTTAGAGCTTCGTGTTTTATAAACGATAAAATATTGTTTATACAAGGTAATTCTGGTATATATTTGAACTCTGGTGATTTAGGTATTTATAGGTATATGGCTGTTGATAATTTAGATTATGGTAGAACGAATACACTTACCACGTATGCTCTTTGGGCTTATTCAAATGCTGTGTATAGTCTTCGTTCACGTTATGTTTTTTATTCTGGTGGGGTTTGGAACTATGAAGATTGGTTTCCTAAATATAACTATGTTACTAGCTCAACTGACCCCACTGTGTTTTTTATAAATGTTGTTGCTGAACCGAACATGATTCATTCTGTAGTTGCGGGTCTGTCCCCAACTTCTAATATAAAGATTTCTGTATTAGATCAATATTTGTCTCCTGCTGTAGGAAAAACAGTTTCTTTGTCTTCGTCAAGTGGGAGTTTTTCTTCGTCTGTTGGTCTTACAAATACAAACGGGGAATTTTTTACTACATTTAATGGTTCCTCATATATTGGGGATGTTACTATAAGAGCTACGGTTACTTAGAGGAAAAATAATGTCCAGACAGAACATTCGAATAGCAGACCCGAATATGACTACTGATGGAATGTTTTTTTATACTATGTCTTATTCGCGAAATGCTTTACAGGTAAAAGTAGAGGATGGTACAACTGCGTTTTCTTATCCGTGTGATACACCATTAGACGCAACGGTTAATAGTCTTGAGTGGGACGGTGTGTATTTTTGGTCGTTAGAGAGCAAGCCTGGCGGTGGGGGTTTGTATATAAAGAAGTGGGCTATAGATGCATTTATATGTAAGCAAATAAGTAAATTTGCCCTTACAAATGATGCCACACATACATATGATGCAAATGATTTTGCTGTGGGGTCTTATTGTCTGTCTGTCGGTAATAACGGTCTTGATGGTATAAACCCACCTTTTACGTACGGTTTAAGTAACGTTAAAGTTAGTAGCAACAGTGTGTTCGGCTCAGGGGATGTGGTTTCTTTTGTTAGGCGTAATACCCCCACTTCTCAAAGGTATTCTTCTACTCTTTCAGAGCATATGGTTGTGAGTACTGTTGACGGGGACGGTGTTACGTTGCATTTAACAGGAGCGATGTCGGAGGGTGTATATTCTGACGTTGGGGGGTTTAGGGGTCCTAGTGCTACATTTGTAGCTGGAGAGCCCTCTCCCCCAGACTTGGTTTATGTTACAAAGGCTATTTGGTTATTGAATAACTATGCTCCTGGTGGTTCAACTACGGGAGCTATTTATAAGATAAACGCCTCTAATGGTTCTAATATTGTTCAATATACGGGTGCCCAGTATGATAATGTTAAGGGGGCCTCCTTTTACGCTCAGTATAGTGTGGCTGGTTCTTATCCGAATAAGTACAATACAAGTGTAGCTAGTGGGAATCGTTATTTAATCTTGGTTAAAGATACAAATTTGCTTTTTTATGACGTAGTAAATTTACAAGTTGCCAAGAGTCTTACTATGGAAGGTATAAATAAGGTAGCCGGGGGGTCGTGGGATGTTTTTGATTTGGCTGTTTCTGGTTATGAACCAGATATAACTCTTTATAGGCTACAATTAGGAACGACTTATGGCAATCCCTTGGCTGATGAGGCTTGGACTACCAGTTATAGTAATGAAAAGACGTTGTTACGTCGTGTTGTTAGTTCTATATCTGTTACCGTTACCCCTCCGATATTGCCCGCAGACGGGTCCTCACAGGCCCAGGTTGAAGCATCTGTGCTTGATCAGTATGGCGTTGCTGTTGCAAGTAAGTCCGTTGTGTGGGCAGAGGACGGGACTACAGGAGAAATCACGGGGTCCAATCCTTCGACAACAAATGTGTTTGGAAAAGCCTATACTGTATATAGGGCTGGCACGACTGAGGCTGACGTGAAGATAACCGCTACTGTAGCTAATGGATTAGTATAGTGTGCCTAATTTTTCTGACATAACTATAAGGCAATACTCTCCGGGGTCCGTTGGTGGGTACGTGGCAGATAGAGATTTTAATTGGAGTAGCGAGGGAGACTGTAGGGATTCCTTATTGGGGGTTTCCACAGAGATAGGGGTGCAATTTTATTACGCTTATCAACATCCCCGCCCAATGTTTGTTAGTTTGCCCTATTCTGTGTCTGAAGACTGGTCTGATAGTCCGTCGAATGCCCCATTTTTATCTGATTTAGAAAGGTACTCGTATGGCAGGTTTGGGCCTAATAGGTATGGGAAGTTAGATAATTATCGGGGGGCGAGTGTAAGACAAAATTACTTTGGTATGGCGTCAGAATCGTTAATTACTGAATTAATAACTAGTAAAGATACTGTAATATATGATATTGATACGGGTTTAACGAATGAAACCTTAGTTTATGAAACCGAGGTTCCGTTTAATTACACAACCTTAAACCAACGTAACTTATTATTAAATGCTTCCCCAGCACCGTTTTCTTATAAGAATCCTGTTGATACGGATGTTTATATACGAATGGGTAATTATGTTTATACTCTTAGTTCAGGAACTATCACGCTTTCTTTGGACGGGGAAAGTAAAACAGGATTAGAAATAACCCCTTATTTTGGTGGGTTAGGCGGTTATGACGTTACTTGGAGTAATGACCAGGAGTTTGGGTATAATTCAAGAGTAGCGGTTCATTGGACGGTTTATGACTCTTACGTTCCACCAAATAAAATAGATTTCGATTATTGGTTTATGACCGTACAGGACTATTTAGGTCCTAGGTTTTTTTCTTTTTCTCCGCAGGATGGGGATATTGGTGTAGGTGTTGATACCTGCATTTCCTTTGTTGTTAGAGATTATGAATTAGGTATAAATATAAGTAGTCTTGAACTATATGTAAATAATGTTTTTATACCTATTAGTAGTATGAGTATAAGTGAAACAAGTTCTGGTGATGGTTATAGTATTTCTTTTTGCCCGCCGGAAGAATTTTTATATGGTGACACTATACCAGTATCAATATATGTAGAGGATAATTCAGAAGAAAAGAACTACTCTTTTTATGTGTATTCTTTTACTACAGAGGAAAGCTTGGCTCCTAATGTAATATCGCAGGATCCAAGGCCTTGTATTGGGTATGTTCCTGTTGACTATGATGTTGAGGTTGACGTAGTTGACGGAGGTGGCGGTATAGACGGTGAATCAATTGTACTAATAATAGATAGCAAGCCTGCTGTATTTAGAAAAGAGCCTATAATATATAGAGAGGATTAGTTGAATGCCTAATACAGTACCTGGAAAACTTACTAAGCAAGGACCCATAGCAACACTAGAGGGTACAGTGGGTTTTACCGATGGTGACAAATTTATGTTTAACGGCAGCCAGTTTGTGCATTTTGTTTCTCAGGCTCCTACTGCTATAGAGGCTTCTGCTAATAAAGTACAAATACTTTATGATGGTCAGGTATATTCTAAGTTGTCATATTCTAATTTTAAAAACAGCTCAAATGTTTTTAGGTTTTTAGATGGTGAGCCTATGTATACAGGAGTTTATATTGGTACTCCTGGTGCTTATGACCATGTTATTATAGGGTATTCTTCTCCTATCACAACCAATCAAATTAGGTTTTGGTCTGCGAACTATATACCGAAGGATTTTATACGTGTAGATTATAGCCATGACGGGGATTATTTTTTTAATGTTCCAACAAGTGTGGGTGATGTTTCCTTTGAATTTGATGACTCTATAAGACTTTATTCTACAGAGGCTTCTCCTAGGGGCCAGTATGTTTATACTGTAGAGTTGAACGCAGATTACACAGCTAGTTATTGGCGTATTAGGTCTTTTATATTCGCTACCAATACAGCTAGGGTAGCAGACGTAAATGGTAAGACGGTTACACTGACCACGGTGTCAGGGCTCCCTGCTAGTTCTGATTTATATGAAGACGGTGGTTTATATTATTATGTTGGTAGTATAGGGACTTCTTTGCAGACTAAAACTTTCCGGTCTTCTTCTTTACCGCCGATTAGTGGAGATGATAGGTTTATTACTTATAGTGCTACAAATATTACGTTGGATCCCAATTGTACTACTTTAACATTGAATAATGTTAGACTGGACAATTGTGTGGGAACTATTCGCAGAGGTTCTACCATTAAGGGCACGTGTTCTTTGATGTCTTTTCCTACTGAATATTACATAGCTGAATTAGCAGAGGATGTGGTTGTTTCTTCTAATCCAGATTATGTGGATCTTGTTTTTGATATCACCTATTCTTCTGTCCCTGGTTATGTTGTTGGGTGTCCAAATGTTCGCCTTAAATCTATAATAGGTAATTCTGGCAATATAGGATTTACGTTCTCTTACAGTGCTGAGTTGGGGTTGGTTTTATCTTATAAACCTATGTCTTCTGTCTTGTATGGTTCTTTAGGTGCTTCTTCTTTAGTGGGAATGAACATAGGGAGTTTTGGTGCTTCTGATGATCTTGAAGCAGGAAGTTCCTTTGTTTATAGTTATGATTGTGAACTGACCCAGGTTCAGATAGTAAGTGGAGACAATAGCCAGCTTAGGTACTGGGAGTCTGATGGAAGTAAGTCAGTTACAAATTTATTGGAAGTAGATAATGTTTATGATCTTTCCTACGATGTTTCTGATGAGGTTTATTATGCTATAAGATTTAATGCCTTAGGTGGGTTTGGTAGTCCTAGTTTGACCGATGATTTTTCTGGAAATTTTGGTAGCTCTTTTGATGCTTCTAAATGGGGGGAGCTTGGGACCGGTTTCTATAGGGACCCTGTAGCGGGGTGTGCCGTTTTTAATACTTCTTCTGGGGTTGTTAGTGCGGGGGGTCTTATAAGCACGGCTTATATAACGGGTAATTTTGATGCTTCTTTATATAACGAAGTAGCGACCTTGTCGGGTTCCGGTTTTTATGGTTTTTCGTTAATAGATAAAGATAGTAATAATATGTATGGCGGTGTATTTTTAGCTAGTAATTGGGGGGCAGGGTTCAGTGGGTCTGTTGTCGGTGTGGGTGTTAGTGCGTTAGTAAACGTTGTTAGTTCCTATGTTAATTTTAGTAGTCTTAGCATTGATCCCTATGTGTTAGTAGAAGGAGACCATAAACATACTTTAGAGTATAGCTCTTCCTTGTGGTATTATACTAGGGAAAGCTTAACTCCGTCAGGTGTTTTATGGGATGTTTCTGATGTTAATGTTGGCTCTGGTCCAGGTGTGTTGTTGGACGGCATGAGCGTGTCCTTGGAAACGTCAGCTATGCCTCCGGATGGTAGCCACATTAGTTTTATTACGCATAAGAGCACGGCCTCTGGGTTGAGTAGTTCTACGGTTATGTTGTCTAGTAGCTATGACAGTCTATTGGGGCAGATTATTTTTAGTTTTGATGATGGGTTCGTAAGCTCTGTTCTGGTTTCAGAGATATACGGGAAGAATTTTAAAATAGGTATTTTTGGAAGTAATAGCAACTTTACTACTGTTAGTTCTACTCTATTTGAGTCTTCTGGGAGTGTTATATGGACCATACCTTGTTTTGAGGTTGTTGCTATTAATGCTGAGGGTAGTGTTACAGATGTTCCTGATGTTACTTCTGGGCGAGGTTTAGCAATATCTGCCTTGGATCTTGTGCAAGACCCTGTGGCCTCTTTTGGTGACTATTATAATAAGGTGTCCATAGCAACAAACGGCTTAAGAAAAGACTCTGGTGGGGCATTGTTTCTAAGGATTAATTCAGATATTTATAGGTATGAGAAATCAGATCTCCCAATAATATTACCAGAGGAAGGGTCTACAGCTTCTGTTGTTGTCTCTGGTACTTTGCCATCTATCGAACTACGACATTTTAGTTATGACGACTATGTTAATGGTGGTCTTAGTTATGGGTATGAGGATAGTCGTGGTGTTTTTATCACGACTGTTTCTTCCTCGTCTTTATTGGAAACTGGGTATGAGGCGGAGTTAGATTTATTGGCCTGCTCTGTTCCTTTAGCTAGGGATCCTGTAGACTATTCTGTCTTATATACACTGGTAGGGAATAGTGTATATGTATTTAATTCAGATGATACGTCTGTTGCTTTTTGTAATGTGATATCTAGTGAACCTGTGTTGCCGGCCAATTCAAACTATAGCTCGCTTATTACAGCGCAGGTTACAAACTTGTATGGAGATCCTTTGGCTAATAAAACAGTTAATTTTTCTATAACTTCTGGGGCTGGCTCATTAAATACGGCCTCTTCTTGTACAACGAGTAGTGGTGTTGCTACCACCGTGTTTGTAGCTGGGCCCGTTGAGGGTACCTCTGTTGTTACGGCTACAGCAACAAATACTGCTTGTTAAGGGTGTAATATATGGTTACAGTTCAGCCTGGTAAAGTACCTACGTATACTTCTAGCCCCAATGTACAATTAGAGGACTATGAAGACTCTGATCGTACTAGGTTTGTTTTTAATGGGAGTCAGTATGTTAAAGCTTCCTTAGTTTCTTCTAAGCCGTCTTTTGCTTATGTTGGGTATAACAATTCTTCTTCATATGTAATGTTTTATACAGAATATAAGGATTCTTCTGGTAAGTATGCTCTTGTTAATGGCGAATACTATATACCCGAAGCTACGGGGCTACCTTCGTCTAGCTACTCTAATGTTATTTTAGTAGGATTTCCCACACAAATAAGTACGTCTGAAATAACTCTGTGGGGTATTTCTATGTTGGGTTTTTATGAGAATTTAACAGTTTCATATAGTTATGATGGGGACTTCTTTTTCGATATCGCTGGGTCCTCTGTTGTTTTTGGGTACGATGCTGATAAACAGCGCAGAGTGGATGAGTCTCCCCCCACAGGACTTTACTATTTTACAATTACGTTGGGGGCTACCTATACTGCTAGGTATTTTAGAGTACAGGCGTATAAAAAGACGCTGCTAACTCAGACAGTTCCGATTGGTGGGGCTGCTTCTCTTTTGGTAAATTCTACGGCAGGGTTTCCTACGACATGCCTTTCTGGAGGGGCAGTGTTTGTTGAAAGTGTTTCTGGAGATAATTACTATATTACATATACTGGTAAAACTGCTACAAGTTTTACTGGTGTTTCTTATGTAACCTCGCCATTATATGAGAGTACTGCTTCTGTGCACGGTGTTATATTTAAGGGAGACTTTGCCCATTTTTTAACAGAGACTGTGGTTGTTGGTTCTGCTGAACCGACATTAGAGTTTTGGGATACAGATGGTAGTAAAGCCACCACTAAAGTCCTAGATAAGATTGACTATTATGATATAGCCCATGATAGGGGGTATGATACGTATGTTTCCATAAGGTATAATGAGTCTTTGGATGGGTCTGGTGGGGTAGGTTTTTCACCTAGCGATGATTTTGATTATGCAACAGCGGCGTTAAATACTACTAGGTGGGCGGTTGGTACTGGTGAGCCAAATTTTCAGGTCAATACTTCTTCTGGTACTTTGGACTATCTTGTTCCTAATGATGAAGGTCGTATTATAACTAATTATTATTTATCCGGAGATTTTACAAGCTCCATAGACATAGGGTTTAATAACATAACCTCTAGCTTGGCTAGGTTAGAATTAAGAGCTGTGGATGATGATACAAATAATGTATTTGTACAAATGGGTGTCAGGGGATCTTGGTTATACGGGGGAGCAAAGGATGGTGTATGGGAAGCTTTGCAGGTTAGAAAAACGATTGATACCACAGGTGGAGATGCGAAAATTAGAAATCTCAGAATAACTACTAGTGGTATGTCTTTTTCTGAGAAGTTTACTTTTGTTTATGACGCTGTTAATGAGGAGTGGGGTGTAAGTTCTGATGTTAGGGGTGACTTGTTATCATTATTACCGGGCAGTGATTATTTAGACGGCCCCTTGGCTATGAGTATAGCCCATTCCGACGATCCTGCAAATGGTGCACAGCTGGTTTTAGATGTAAATTTGCAACAAAATGCCCTTCCGTATTCTTCATGGCCTTGGGATTGGAGAATAAGTATAGACAGGGCCTCTAGTAGTATTATATGCAAGTATGATAGTGGCTCTGGTTTTGTTAATTGGGTTACTTATACCGATAGTGATCTACTAGATTTAAATCTTGAGTTGTACGCAGACGGTGCTTCACAGCCAATAGATGCTGTTTTTGATAACTTAGTTGTAACAGGGACAGACTTGTTTAGTGGTATTCCAGTTTTTTCTATAGAGACCGTGAATTCAAACGGGGTGACGACGCAGGTAGCTGGCCTATCTGATATGGATGGTTATGTAGTTAAGAGGTTCGATGTTATAAATGATGTTCTTGAATATAATTCCTATATAGGAAATAGAGTACAGATAGCCACAGATAGTTTAACGGCTGTTCAGGGAGGGAGTTTATATATAAAGATCGGTAAGAACATATATAAGTATTCAAAGTCTTTGTTACCTTTAGACCTTGAAGACGGGTCTTTAGCTACTAAATACATGGAAAACGTGGTTCCCGAGACTTCTGCCGTAGCCTTTTCTTACTCTTCTTATACAAATGGTGCTTTAGCCTATGTAGAGTATGATAGTGAAAGAGAGGGCACGTATATAAAAACAGTCGGTACAACTACATGCAGTGGAACTTCCTATGAAGCATTATTAGATGTGGCTTCTTCGGATTTTCCTTGGGCGTGGGACCAAAATAACTATACAACACTCTATTATGTTGATGCTTCTGACAATATTAAGTTTTATGACATGGATGCTAGGGATGTAGCTTTTTGTAACGTCGTTTCTTCAGAAAAAATAATGTCTGCAGGTACGGGCTCGTTATCTTCTATAAATGCTACTGTCTTGAACGTGTATGGGGAACCTTTACAGTCTAAAACAGTTACGTTTAGTGTGTCAGCTGGTGATGGAGCTGTTCCTTCTAGTACGTTCTGTACTAATGCTTCTGGTATTGCTAGTACTATCTACACTGTAGGTAACACTGTTGGTATAGTTACAATAACAGCAACAGCCTCTGATGTATCTTGTTAGGAGTTTAAATGCGCTGGAAAGAGGGTGGAATAAACTATGCCTCTGGTAGTTTTAGTATTCCCGGGAGTAGCGTTCGGGTGTGTGCCTATGATAATGGCACACAGGTGTGTGATAAAGGACACAAAATAACAACACCAGGACAGTGTTATTCTCAAAGCATAGGAACTATAATAAGTACAGACCCTACGTTTCAGCCTACTTACCCTATATGTTTGGTAGATTATATGGGTCTTATTAATAGTTCGGGTTTTATATTTAATAGACAGTATGGTATTTCTAGCACTTTTAATATAAGTACTTTAGATGTTGTTTTGTCTGCCTATAGCTTGGTGTTGTCTTCATTATATACAGAGAAAGAAGAGTATTTAGTTGTAAAAAGTATATATAAGTTGTTTGATTCTTTAGGTATTAGGGTTTGGTCAGATAGTATAACAGACAGTTATTCAGCCTATTTATCTGATTATTATATGGTTGGTACTTTTAAGCTTTTATTGTTGAATAGTGGCTACATTCTCAGAGCTATAAATGCCTTTTCTGAGTTGTACCAGTATGATGTGTATGGTAGTGTTTCCTTACTTATGCCCTATTATTTTTTCCCTAAGATTACTAGGCAGGTAAATTTAGTAGTAATAGATGATATTACTGGTAGTTTTTCTGAGGTTGAGTCTTTATTTAAGTTGAGTGTAGAAAATTCTTCCGGCGGGGAAAATGAAAATCCTACAGATATATGTGTAGGAGACTTAACAAAACCATCTCTAGAAAACATTCTACCTATACCAGGTTCTGTACTAAGACCAAATACTTCCTCTATATCATTTACTATAATAGATGCTATAGGGGGTGTTGATAGGTCTTCATTATACATAACTATAAGTGGAAGTATAACAGCCCAAGCAGGTGGTAGTTCTATTATTGAGGCGGGTGTTATTCAAACTCCCCTGTATGCTTTTTTGGACGGGGATGAGAATAGTTATGAATTTACCTATAACCCACCCTTTTTGTGGGCTGATAATGAAACAGTTTCTATAGCAGCTCATGGTTCTGATAAACTGCCTTTAGACGCAGAAGATGAAGAATTTATATGTGGTGGTCTTTCTACGAATAGCTTTGATGAGGCTTGGTCTTTTAATGTTGCTGGTATAAAGGAACTTACTTGTTCTATAGTTGGGTTGGCGGATTCAGAACCTCCGTACATTGATTCTATATATCCTGTTCCTTTTTATGCTTATGCAAGATATGACGATGATATAACTTTTAACATAAAAGATGACCATGCCGGAGTTGATTTAAGTACTCTTTATGTCTATATAAATAATATTCCTGTTATTAGTGCTGGTGTGATTAATTCTGGTAATGTTTTTTTGGCCGGCGAAAAAAATTCATATCAATTTACATGGTCTAATACAGTAGGATTTATATATGGTGATAGAGTAGAAGTACATATAGTAGTTTCAGACTTATATGCTGTTTTACCAAATATGTTAGACACAACTTATTATTTTGATGTAGTTGATGATTCTTCTCTGCAGTTCTTAAATTTTTTGCCGGCGGTAGGAATAACACCTGACCTAGAAAATGTAAATATTGAAATAGATATTATAGATTCTCTTTACAATATTGATCAAAACAACTTATATATAAGTATGAACCAAGAAGTTGTAGATAGTACCAAGACAAATATACAAGGTAATAGAAATTTAACTACTACATATTCTGGTTTAACAGCAATATCAGGTACTTGGATACATGATGCAGAAGTACTAGGCAGTATAATTACAAATACAACAGTTTCTGGTTCTTATATTATAGGAGGTAGTATAGAATATGGAAGTTCCATTTCTGGTTTTATGGGCTCTTTTCCTGCTCCTTTCGACTTAACTCCTTCCGGTATGATTATTTCCGCTGATTTATATGAAGGAATTGTAGTTTCGGGGACACTGGAAACTGTTCTTGTTAGTGGCACTAACTGGGATGGCAAATATGAGAATTCAACTATTACTGATGTTAGTTTATCTGGGTTTTATTGTAGCAGCGTTTCTTCTTATAATACGATAATAAGTGGTACTATTGGCTACCATTTAGAGTATCACCCAGTAAATGACTTTGCTTATGATAGACCAATAGATATACTTATACATGCAGAAAATTTAAATTCCATTTCACCGGTTGTTCGTGAAAGGATTTATAGGTTGTTTTATGGTTATAATGTAAAGACATTTAATACTAAGTTCAATAATAATGATAGAATAGTTGTTTATCTAGAAGCTTTAAATACATCAAATTTTTCGGCGGCGCTAAAAAATTCATATTACTTCAACACGAAAGAAAAAAGTATTTCTAATATATATGCTTCTATAAATATAGTAGAACCATGGTTAAATATAACAGCCGATATACAACCACAAGCACCCGTACACAGGTACGGAGAAACAATAACTGTAGTACTATACGCACAAGACGTACAAGGTAATGTATTGGGGCCGTATACCTTTTCATATACGATAGAAGATGCCCCAGAATAATAAGAGGAGGATGAATATATGACGGCAACGAGTAGATGGGTGAGGTTTCCGATTGCGGGAGCTACCTATGTATCATCGGCCAACATAGGACAAAGGGGTCTAGTAGTGGGTACGGGATCTACTTCCGATACCTTTACTATTGGGGCATCTAATAACCAAATAAGGGTTAATTTGGATGGCATTGGTGCTCAAGAGATTACTCTTACCTCTGGTACTGATTTAGATCCTAGGTTTGTTGCAAAAGATATACAGAGGAAGCTTCAGGTATTAAGTTCTCTAGGTAATGCATATAAATATGCAGACGCTGAATTTTCTAACCTACTTTCTGGGGACGGCGAGAGTCATTATGTAATTAGGTCTGGTACGAGCGGGGCTAGTAGCTCTGTAGCTATTACCGATGGTACAAATAATGCCAGGTCAACCCTTGGTTTGAATACTACTACCACAAAAGCCGGTGATGTCTATCATACAGACTACAATAGGGCCGCGACCAATAGCAATACCTATGCTGGTACGGCTACTTCTAGTGGTACATATGGTGGGTTGCTTGACGAAGAATACCATGTAGCTTGTACTAATGCAGCTTTAATGGCAATAACTCCCGGGGGCGGAAATGTTTATGCTGGCACTGCCTATGTAACAGGTGACTGGAACCATAGTCTGGGTTCTACTTATACCGTTACGATTGATGCTTCTGGTGGAAAAGAGGTTATGAATGCTGGAACGGGAAGTGTTCCTACGTTTACGGCTACGGATGCTGGTGCTGCCGGCGATAATGTTGCAGTGGCTCAGGAACTTCTTTTCTCAGACGAGTGGTATTATTTAGGGACTTATGGTGCTAGGATTAAGTTTACGGACGCCCAATTTGGAAATGGTGATACTTTCACTATAACTTGTACTCCTGCGGCTGGGGGTAATGGTGCTGTAGGGGCTGCTACGGTGAGGTTCTATTCTGACCGTGGTGATAATTCTAGTGGGAACTTAACAACTAGTACTGATTATGTAAGTATAGGTACTAAGGGTATTACCATGAAATGGACTTCAAGTGCACTAGCTGTTCAGGACGAATGGAGAATTATGTGTCGTGCTCCACATCCCGAAGCTTATGGTGTTACTAGTATGTCCTATGGAAATGTTACGGTTACAACCAACTCTCCTGTGAAAGTACACCAGTTTGAAATTATTTCTGGTGCTCGTATTCTTTCTAATGTTAAGTTTTCTCTATATAGCCATGGAACATTTAGTCATCATGATGCTGGGAACGCGGATACGCTTTTTCATTATGGTACCGTTGGCCCTGCTAATAGGGGTGATGGTTCTGGCCCTGTGGCTGATGCAGGTGTAGAGTGGGCTGCCAATATTTTAGCTACAGATATCTCTGTGGATAAGACGGGTGGTTCCACTGGTTCTCCAACTAACCTGTGGGCATCTAAAGAAGACCTTGCTGTTGTTTCTGACGCAGATTCAGCAGAAACTATTGGAAATATTGGTCTTGCTTCCGATGCTATATTTACTGGAATAAAATTAGGAAGCGCAGAAACGGGTAGTAATTCTGCCATATGTATGAGGGCCTACTTCGATTACTCATAGTATATTCTTTGACTTTATTAGTAATGGGGCATTAAAATAATTATATTATGTTTCTTTTTTGATTTACAAATCATATGCTTCTTATTATATATAGGGTAAGAGTCGCTTGGGCTCATGACATTTATAGATAATAGGAGGCACAAGATGTCAAATCTATGTGAGTGTGGCTGTGGAACAGAGGTACCAGGTGGAAGGTTTGTACATGGGCACAACCGTAGGGGTAAGGCTAGTTTTACTTCTAACGGGCGCTGGTCTATGAAATATGATTGTTGTAGAGAGTGTGGTACCACAGAGTTAAAACATACTAGAGACGGGTATTGTCGCAATTGTTATAGAAGAAAGGCTCGTTCTGGAGAGATAGTTATAAAGAGGGACTTAACAGGGGGTAAGTGGTCTAAAAAATATGATTGCTGTACTGAGTGTGGTACTACGGAGGTTAGATACAAGTCTAAGGGACGTTGTGAGCATTGTGTTGCTAAAAAACAGGTGAGGGATAGGGGGAAACGGAATCGTAATTTTGGAGGGTGGTCTTGGTATTATGATAGGTGTGTTAAATGTGGTACTAGTGAGATTCCACATGGCTCGAGGGGTTTGTGTATGCAATGTTATTCAGAATTGGGGCGTGAGGATAAAAAGGGGGACTTGGCCCGTTGTCCAGTTTGTGGGGTTGCCACTGTTAGGTTGGAGCAGCATTTGGCCATGAAGTCAAAGAGAAGTCTCGAACATAGGGGCCTATATAATAAACTTTATGATAGTGCTGTTGAGGCTTTTAGTAGTAGTCAAACGTCGAGGGAGGTTGCACTTTCCTTTGGTGTTAGTAAGAGAAGAATATTGGATATATGGCACGAAAATTTTACAAAAGAAGAGGTTGTTGCTAGGGGAGAGAAAATACGCATAAGTAAGATTTCGGGAGAAAACCATTATCTTTTTGGTACTCTTATTAGCTTTCCTTATTCTAGTATTATAAGGTTTGAGGATATTAAGGGGAAAGTTGTTTTTTTGCGGTCTTCTTGGGAAGAAAAATATGCTCGGTATTTAGATTCCCAGAGGGTTGAGTGGGAGTATGAAACATACAAATTTAAATATTATGACTCTGAGGGTTCCCCTCATTACTATTTTCCTGATTTTTATTTGCCAGGTACAGGGGAGTTTGTTGAGGTTAAGGGTTATATGACAGATAAAGATCAGTACAAGATGGACGAGTGCAAACGTATACACGGTATTAATATAAGGCTTATGCAAAAAGAAGATTTTAGAGTTATAGGCATAGTGGTATATTAGTTTATGTTTTTGTATGTGTGATTTAATGCTTAAACCTAAATTATTAACCCAGAGTTGCATTTTAATTTTCGGTCTTGTTTTTTTCTTTGGGGACTATATAGGACATTACCTCTATTGTAGTATTATTTTAAGGGTTTTTTCTTTCGCCGAAAAATTTTGTGGGCGATAAAAAATCAAAATTAACTTAGGATAGGAAAAAACAAATGGATGTAGCTATCATTGGACAAGTTATCGCGGCTGTAATTGTAGCTTTGCTGGGATGGAAAGGTGGGGAAGTCGCAATTTTTCGCTATCGACATCGTAATGATGTAGAGGGCCCTGCGTCTGTTTTAGTGAGCTTGTGTGAAGAGAGGCATCGGGCAGTTGACCAACACATGTTAGAGCTTGTGAAGGCTACTGAGAATCTCTCCAATGAAATACGGAAGGTAGTTGAACTTCAACAGAATTTTTTATCTTTGGAGGGCCCACTAAATAGAATAAAAGAGGAGATTTTAGAGGAGGTAGAAGAAGAAGTGGGAAAGGCTATTTCAGTGCATGAGCAAATTCACCACAAAAGTATTTAATATATTTCTTTGATTAAAGGTGAGAGAATTTAAAATGAGAAACGCTACCCCCATAGGATTTTCTATAGACGATAATATTATGAATTTACCTATCGGTTGGTTTTTAGTCTATAATGATGGAACAGTTATAACTGAAAACCAAGCTGATTGGAATAAGGTAAGTAAGTTTAATATAAAAACTTTGGGTTTAAAGTGGGGAGAAAAGTTTTGGACTATAAGTGGAAAGAGTTCTTATGTACAATTTAAAAGGGGGGCGGCTAGTTTTTCTCTCTCCGGAGATTTTTCTTCTGATATAGAATGTCTAGAACACTGTATAGGTTATTACGAAGGAAAAAGCAAAATAATTTATAGGGTTAATCACTATACTGGACAGATGAGGTTGGATGTCAAGGATGTAGATTAGATGGCTAACTTGACTAGGGTAGCCAGCAATGTTTGTATTTATTGGTTGACCCATGAAAATAGCCCTTCTGTAGTTTTAGAGGGTAGCCCTGGTCGTTGTCATGCCTATACCTATTTTTCCCCTGCCAGAATTTCTTGCTATAATAAGGGTAAATGTAATGGGTCGGGCACTTGTAGAAATTGTTCTGCATATGACGTCGGCGGGCTAAAAATATCTCATAAAGATACCCAACAAGTTTATACGGATCATTTTTTACAAGTTTGGAATGATGAACAAAATAAATATTTACCAGTAAGAAGTCTTACGGCAGATGAAGCAAGTGATATTTCTCATTTTATTAATACCCTTACCCACGGGGAACAGGTTTCTTCTTCCAATTATAGTGGTTTACAAGTTCCTATAAACTTATCTATATATAATTTAAGGGCGTCTTTTAAGAAGTGTTGTAATTGGACAACTCAACCGGTTGTTTTTGAGAAAAGTAGGGGCGGCATTCTATATGCGGTTATCTATAGTAGTTCGTTTAAAATAACAGTACCTTATTTAGCTACAAATACTAAGGGGGAGTATACTAATATAGGTAGTATAGCCTCTTTTTGTAAGTTAAGTGCTGTAACTCTTCCTTGGCTAACTCCTTTTACTGAACAAAATCCATACGCTTATGGTTGTAACGGCTGTAAGCCGGAGTGTCCTTATTATACGGGGCCTCTATGGACGTATTGTAGAGATGGTAGAATGGAGTTAGGGGATAGGATTTCTGCTTCACAAGTATTAGAGCTTAGATACTATAGTGACGATTGGGCTTCTATGGAGGCTCCTAAGATTGAGTGGAATAAGAGATTTAAGAGTCCTGATATATGGGCCTGGACAGGTGGTTTTCAGGGCATAGAGGCTGGAGCGGACATAGATTTAGACGCTAAACCTATGGTTAAGAGGGTTCATATAGATAATTTTAGTACAAAAGAGCCCCTTATAGTTATAGACCCACCCGTAGAAACTAGTAATGGTTTAGTCGTTAACAATTTTGTTGACGATGAAATAGTTCCCACAGTTTCTTATCCTACCCTTATACAAGAGTTGTCCGATGTAGCTAGGACTATAAAAATAGCCTGGCCAAAGGCCCCAGCTACAAGCCCCTATGTTTATAGGACATTTAGACAAGGTCAAAATATTATTCGTATATTTGTGGAGACCCCCCACTATTCTAATGTAGTTGCTATCAATATAACAAAATACCCCCAAGGAAGCTTTTCAGATAAAGATTTTTTGGACTATATGCAGGGAAATTTTCCTGATGATGTTATACCTTACTATTCTACCACAACTGCTAATGATCTTATATATTTTGATGTTCCTTTAGTTTACAAGGGGGGGTCTCAATTTATAGAGGCAGTTCCTGGTTTAAATGTTATAAAGGTTTTTGTTCCAGACTTAAGGGGGGAGACTGGCAAATACCTAACTGTTAGTGCTTATATAAAACATAAATTTTATCATGCTATGTTAGCTCAAACCAGAGGGGATGATTTATCTGGCCACCAAGAAATGCATCCATGGGTGGATAGGTTTGAGCATGTTGAGTTAGAGGCTAAGATTATGAAGTTGGTTAACTATCCTCGTGTGCATAAGGTATTGTGGGATACACATGCAGGAGGAAAGCTAACTACATATCAAATAGAAGAGGTTATAGAAGATGAGCTACAGGTAGATTGGGACCCTATTTACTGTAATTTGGTTGCAATAAATTTCTTAGACGGTAGGTGTAATTGTGTTACACCCTGGTTGTTGTCTGGTACTTCTACTTATGGTGTACCATTAAGGGTCTATGTAGACAGGACGGAAAATGCTAAGGCTACAGAAGGCATTGTGCAATTAGAGGTCTATTATAAGTCATCTAATGGTCAATATCTACAAGGAAATGTAGTTATTGCTGGCCCTGTTAGTGGTACTAGTCTTAGTTCCAGTTTGGACCCTTTGACAGATAAGATATATGCTACGTACTCTGTTACGGAGTATAAGCAGGGCCCGGTTCTTTCACAAGATGTATCCAAGCTTAAATACCCAGATTTACTAGCTAATTATATAGATGAAATGCCTATAGAGGTTTCATATAACGAGGAGGGAGATACCTTTTCTGTTTCTGGTACATTTGTGAAGCTTTCTGGTCCAAACTCTTTAGATAAAGTTTATAATTTAGAAGACCATAAGAATCGTGTATATAGGGAGTTAGTGGGGCAGGAGGGTATTTCTCTTTATAGTTTTAGGAACGGTGGTTTAGAGGATGGGAGTATAAAAGCCTCTAGCCAAATTTTTGAGTCAGAGGGGGCTTATTTAGAAAACTCTTACGCAGGTAATGTGTTTTCTAGTGACGGTACTCCGTTTTCTTTGTCTAGACTATGCGAAAAATTGTCCGAAGTTAGGCTGCACGAAGGCAGCTATACGTTTACGGTTATGTTTAAGGACGAGGATGGAAGATTAATCGGTATTAAGCGCATAAGCTTGCTTGTGCAGTCTGCTTTTGCAGAGACTAGGGACGTGGAAATAAAATATAAGTGGAGCATGGCTACTAGGGAATGGCCTATAGTAGACTCGATGCTTTTATTGGCAAAATATAATGAGCCTATAATAGCGTCGTCTCCAGAGGGCAGTATTAATTATAGCCCTATGTGTGGGGACCATTCTGAAACCATGGGCAGTAGGCATTTTTTTGGTGATCCTGGCCCAATGTGGTACCCATATTCTAGGTGTTTAGACCCAAAGTATGATAACACCAGCTATACTGATGAGGTTAAATGTAAAAATTATGTAGAGGGGTTTAGTTCGCAAACCTCTGGTAAAAGGTGGTCTTACTGGGAGAGAATGAGGGGCCCTGATAAGTTCTATACTTGGAATGCTGGTGGTATATATATACTTGGGTGTTTTTATAGAAGTATTAGTTATACATATGAAACTGTTGGCGAGCAAGAGTTCGTAGGGTATACAAGGATAAGATCACTACATATGAACGGTCCCTATGCTAAGGATAGGGAGGCTTTGCATATAAATAGGCACTATATAAAAAGAAATTTAAAGGTTAGGGATGAGGTAATACAGCGGGCAGACGACCCTAATACTATTTCTTGGACAGATGAATATTCACAGTTGTTGTTTACTGACGGGGGTGTGGAGAGGGTAGGGGAGGACAGGGAAACAGCTATATGGTCGCATATAAACGATAATGCATCTGAGGTTAGTACTACCACAGAAGATATTCAGCATCCGTTTACGCATTATTTGTTAAAAACAGTTGGTAACTATAGTTATGATGAGGTATTTAATACGGGACTTAGGGTAAGTTTAGATGGGCTTTTTTCTGATAGGGACCTTACCTCAACTCAGCAAAGAAACCCTGTTACTGGTACTCTTATTTATAAGCCGGGCGAGCCTATGTACACTGCTGGTTTAGAGCAGTATGACGATATTTTACCTGTATTTTCTGAGCCAAGCACTGCTTGGTCTTGGATGGAGGTGTCTAAAGACCCGGTTAGGGGCTCTCCAAGAGTGACTGGTATACGTATTTATGCTCCTAGTAGTACTGAGTGGAAACAGGATAAGACTTCTGCTACACATTCTGACGAGGGCATACATACTTTGTATTATAGCCCCCCGGCGTTTAATGATTCTGGTGTTTTGGTTTCTTTACCTTATGTTTCTTGGGATGATGGGCCAGAAAGGCCTTTAAATTGGTACGCAGGTAGGTGGCGGGACTCTGGTACTGTGTACGAATATTCTTCGCATACAAATGTTGAAAATTTTAAGTTGTTTGGCGTTGGGTCTACCTCTACTGGTAGTAGCTTTTTAATTGATTCATCAGGCATACATCAGTGCGTGCTTGGTAACGATAACGCTGGTGTTGTGTATGGGTATACTTATAGGGGCGTGGGTGTAAATAGTTTGGTTTCTATATTTCAGCTTCCTAGTGTAGTAACGGATTTTATAGAGGAGGACTTGTCATCTGGGAAGAAGGTTGAATTGTTGAATTCTAAGTTTAGTAATTACACAACTAATACTATAACGATACCTTTAAAGGGTTATTTTTATGTAGATAGCGTGGATATAACCTATAATTTTGGTCCTTATACAGACGAGCTTGGGCAGCCCATACGGTATGATATTCCTGGCATTAGTGTTATGGCTGCTATTTTGGTAACAGAAAATGGGGAGACTTCTTCTAATAGGTATGTAGAGGTCGCTAATAGGGGATACCAGAGAATAACTACCGGCGAGGTTTCTGAGGGTGAAGACGATGAAGGCACGGTTTTTACTTATCAGGGTCTTAGTAGTAAAAAGATAGTATACCAGGTAGGTATGTTTTGCGACCATGTAGTTGTGAGTTATTCTTCTTTGGAGACTGTGGCAAGGGCTAGTATTTCTTCTTTTCGTATATGGTATAGAAAGCCTATTGAAGTTTCAGAGTCTGTATATAGCTATGAACGAAAGTTTAATTATAGTTCTGGTAACTATGGTACACATGACTATAGAAATATGCTTTATTACTATAATCGTACTTATAGAGACTATGGTGATGATTTAGCTTATACTGTTTCTAGTAATACCTCAAGGCCGTCTGTAAAACTTACAAATAGAAATATAAAAGACGTTATATTAGAGTATGAGTTTGTTGACCCTACGTATACAAGATTTGCGTATAAGAGTGAAATAAGGCCTGAAAATAACCCGCTGGCAGCTGTAGACGTTGATGGTCTTCGTACTATTCCAGGGTCCATTAGTGTGTGTACTAAGGGTAGGACCCTTATAGCCGGTATCCATAAGAACGATTGTCCACAATATAGGGCAGATGGAAGCTTGAATACTCGTAATGTGGCGTTTAATGAAACTTCTACTTGTTCTTCTGAGGTTGGAAATAAAACATTAAACGAGGGCGTACAAGAATGCCTGTATAATGAAGCTAGAAATTTGGCTGGTAGGGGCGACATTGTAACTGTATACGATTGGTTTTGGCATCCTGATGAAGTAGAGTTCTGGGAAAATACAGTGGGTATATCTCTCGGTACATTTAATACTCAGTTAACCATGACTAGTAAGGTTGCTGAATTTAACAAGGTGTGGGAACATGAGTCGTTTGGCTGCGCTAGTGATTTGTCCGTACCATATTACGATGGGTATGTACACCCAATTGGAAAGTGGCAAGCTATGGGGCATATTTTAGAGGTTACTAGTCCATTGTTTAACGAGTCGTGCTGGGATGTCGTTGTAACAAAAGAGGGTAAGCATTTAGGGGAGAGTACTTATGGTACAAAGGAGTATGGGTCATTGGTTGGTAAAGCTAGGTGGCCATATGAGGCGGCTAAGGATAGCGGGTATTATTTAGCGGCCGGGCTAATTATGGATAGGAGAACATACGAGGGTGGTAGTATAGGAGGGGCCGGTATATGGGGTATTGTAATAGACCACGCTAAAGCAGCGGGTAACTTGCCACAACAGAGGTCTCTGATGGCTGAATTGAATGAGGAGGTTTATAGTGGCAGGGAAATGTCTGTTAGGGCAGATGCTCCAAGAACAGGGTTCTAGTGCGAGTACTTCCAAATATAGTTAATATACTTAAAAATGCGAGTATTAGAAACTGTGTGTCGTGTATGCACGATAACAAGAAAGGCTACTCTGTTGTTTGGAATACCAACAATGATTTAAATGGTTATTCATCTGTGGGGGGTGTCGTTTCACATACTGTTTGGGACGGTGTTTATTTTGGCGTTTCTGTTTCTGGTTCTTGTTATATAGAAAGCCCAGATACTCTTGATATAAATGGTTCATACTATACACAGTTTAAAGCAGACTATAGGGTTGATTCTGGTAACAAAATAGTATCATCGTTATCTGGTAAGGTGCAGTTTAAGACTAATAGGGAACAGTATTGGTCAGAAGAAAAGTCTCTATATTTTGATGCTTATACAGATAATGCCTATCACGAGCATGTTGTTGATATGTCTATGCATGCTAAGTGGAATGGCACTATAACCGCTTTAAGGTTCTACCCGTTTATCGATGGTGTAAGTGGTTTAAAATTTCATTTACGTGAGTTAGGGGTAGATTCTAGTAATAGGTATTATTGTGATACAGGTAGTAGCGATGATGTTTGTGATAAGTATTTTGAGTACTCACACCCCTGTCCTTGGACAGGCAGTCCCGGGTACGCCTTAGCCAGTACTGTAACGGGCACACTAACTATATACGAAGGTGTGAATGATACCTTATTGGTTGACATAGATGACTATGGATATCACTCTGTTAAAATAGGATCTGGGGTTAATAGGGAACTTAGTAGTATAGCTTGCGATATAGAGGAGAAGTTGAACTTAATTGGTGTTGGTGGGTACGCATATGCTAGGTGTTATGTAGATGAAAGCAGGTTAATAGTAGAGTCTGATTGGCGGAATAGTTCTTCTAGGGTAGTAATAGGTGTTCCAGAAGAGGGCTCTGCTTGTGTCGTCCTAGGTTTTTTTGGTGCCACAGGCGCTCCTTTATATACTAGTTTTTATGGTACAGATAAGGCTAGTGGGTACGAGGCTCCTTCTGTCCTAGTCTCTCCGTCCTCTTTGTCTTATTTAAAAAGCGCGGATAGGTCTAGTGCCGAAAGTTCTTTTAGTATTACTGGAAATGACTATTCTGTTTATGGGGGGAATAAGGATTATAAAAATTTTTCGCGCGACACAAAAATAATCTTTAGAAATCAAACTATAATAGACTACTGTAATCCTATAATAAGAACAGGAAAATTAAAGTTTTTAGGGTACAGTGGGGATAGGTATAACAATACAGAATTAAGAATATATAGAGAAAAAGTTGACGGTTCAATTTCTTTAGTAGGAAGTGTTTCTGTTCCTAGCTCTGCTGATGAGCTTGATAGGGTTTTTGAACTTGATATAGACCTTGACGTAAAGAAGGGTGACTTGGTTTCTTTATATAGTGCGGGTTTGCATTTAGGGGCAGAGACAGAAAAAGGGGACTTTTCGTACTATCTTTATGATTATGACCTAGGAAGCCTTAACGAACACGTGGAGTATTTATCTGGAGCAGGGGAGGCGGGGCTACCCTTATATGTCAGGGGGTCTAGAGTAGCCTCTGAGGCTGTTATAGACATCATTTTTGATGAGGTTTTACCTGTGGAGTCTCTGGTTGTGTCTGCGGAGCACGAAGGCGTGTCTGAAGATATAAACCTGTGCACCTTGAGGGCAGGTGGTAACAATGGGGGGCCTTATTTAACTGGCTATACTGGTTTAGACATAGAGGGCAACCAGGCCCCCACTTTAGTTAATATTGATTCTATAATAGACGGGGTTAAGCAGGACGTTAATACTGTTTCCACTTATTGTTACCCAGGCTGGCTAGATTTAGGACTTCCTGCCCAGGAAGATTATTATTATACTCCTTTTAGTGTGGCCATAGATTTCATTAAGGGTATAGATGTATTTTTTGATGTTTATAAGATAAAGCTTTATTTTGTAGATAAGAAAAACATAAAGAGCTTTAGAATAGAGGTACCCTTTAGTTTTGATGCTAATGATGAAAACAAAATATGGGGGATAGGGTTTCCTACTTATAATGAAGTCTATACAGAGCTTGGGTTGATGGATAGTGAATATATCTATCTCTATAATAATCCAGCTATATTAGTTGCAAATGATTATCAGGTAGCTTACTCGCATCTTGATTATAGGTATTTAGAGTTAGTTTTGGAGCCATATAAAACGAAGGCGATTCGCTATAATGCTTCTTTAGAGGGGTATTTTGTAGAGGACCCCCTACAGTTAGACTACTCTGGTTTTCCTATAGCGCCAAGCCCAAAAATTCAAGAAATAGAAGTATATGCCAAGTCTATACCTGAGAATAGCATATCATCATATTTTAGTGTAGAGACCTCTAAAGATGGCACCATATATTTGGGGCATAATGACATAGACACAGTGTCTTCAACACGGGCTTCTTATACTGTGGGTAGGCCAACAAGATATTTAAGATTAAATATAAAGGCGAAAACACCCCTTAAGGTTTTTGATATTTATGGTATCTTAAGTGAGGGTCTTGTTGAACTTAATTCTAACAATTCACATTGTTTGAGTTTAAACCCGCCCCTAGATTTACCTGGGTCTTCTGTAGAAAAGGTAACTGTAACCAATGACAGTAGTAGTGTGTCCGATTTTTATGTAGATATATTGGAAGATAGGTCTTCAAGAGAGCTTTGTGTATTATGGAATAAGCTAGATTCAGATACTAGTGTCCAATATAGCGAGATTGGGCCGGGGGGTATTGTTCATCGTAGACAGCCTTTTTATCTTAGAGCATATAACTATGCTTATAGGTGTCCAGGATATTTTTTGGATAAGTATTTTTTACGTGATACTAACTCTTATCTTAGCCAGGATGGAGGGCTTTCTTGGTCTAATATTGGTACTATTGTAACTGATGGCCAGAACTCTACTTATATAACAAATGAATACGAGTTGTATCATCAGTATAACACCATGTATGTGGCGATTCCTCTAGGGGATAGGTATAATGTAAGCGGTGTTTCTTTTGAGGCCCCTGTTGATGCACCTGTTTTTGACGGTTCTGTTTTATACTCTGATTTAGATACTACTAATCCAGGCTCTATACCATTTGAGGTCGGTGTACCACATGCTTGGTCTGTTTCTTATTCTGTTTCTGCTAGGTGGGTTTTAGTTCAGGTTGTTGGTACATATATAGGAAATCCAAACGCTAAATATTTATCTAACGTTGGTGTTTCTCTTAATTTGTCTAGTATAACAAATAGGGGAAAGCTTCCTTGGGTTTCCGCCGGCGGGTATCTTACAAATGGGGTGTCAGGGTATGTAGGGGACGAAGGTGAGGTTGCCGAGGGGTGGATAAGCGATGGAGAGGCAGAATACTTTTGTGTGGACCTGCAATGGTTTCATAATGTTTCTAATGTTATTGTCGGTCCGTTTGGTGCCCTAATTAGTAGCGTTGATGATATCGATTCTGTGGTCGCGGGTGAGTGGCCTAGTATTGTAGACGAGAACGGTACCGGTATAAACGTTGCATACTCCTCGTCCCCTGTTAATGAGCCTAGCAAGGTTACCTGGGGTTCTTTTGGCGGGGCTCCTCCTATGGATACTAAGTGGGTGTTGGTTAAGACTGCTACCAGAGTGGAGGAGATTATTGTCCATGTAAATAGCAACGACCAGGGTACAAAGAAGCCTTTTCTTAATAGCTCTTGGTGTAGTTGTACTACGTTGGTTCCTTACACAGATGTTGTGAATACTCGTTCCAATGGTGTATCTGTGGGGGTTGTGTGTCCAGGGGGCCATGGACTTATGGAAACCTTTAGTTTGAAACAAAGTTTTGGCATAGACGCGGAATTATCCCCTAGGGATTCCCTAGTCTTTTGGTTCTATGTTTCAGATGTTTCTGAACTGGATTTTTCTGTTGGGTACTTTAGGGTTGGTAGGTCTGTTACACAGGATAATAGCCCTATAGATATAAACTTAACTTCCGACACTAATTCTTATTATGAGTGGCCTTTGTCTTTATTGGGGAGTTCTTTGTTAGACGGGTGGAATGTTGTTAACTTACCATTTTCTGATAACTACAGGGTTGGGGACCTATACTTTACTAGGGATGACAGGGCCAGGTCTGGGTATACAAATAAAAGGGACAGAATAATCTATATAGACTTAGTTTTTTCTGGTGTTTCTGACAACGATGAATTTACAATTCTGTTTGATGACTTTAGAATTGCTAGGAGGTATTATTCTAGCGGGGAATTTGGGTATGGGGTGTATATTCCGTATCAAGAGCACATAAAGTTTCCGTTGGGAGATTTTGACCCAACAAAAGGTACCATAGAGTTTTATTTGAAGTCAGATTGGAATCGTACTGTTTTGTGTAACTCGTGTGATTCTCCTGTTGACCATTCTCTGCTTAGAGTTTTTAGTTCTGAAGATTCTTCACTGTTTTTTCTATATGCTTCACAGGACGGGCTTTGTTTTTATGTGACAGACGGATCCAGGGAGTTTGTGTTGTCTGACAATTCTTTGAATGGGTTTCTTTCCGATACTCCTGTTCATATTGCTATAGTGTGGGACTTTGGTAGTAGGTACGGTAATATAGCTTCTGGTATTTATGTTAATAATATTCTTAACACTTATTTAAATTATTCTTATTTATATACTGTGGGTGAGTTGCCTATATTTTCGCAGAGGTCGTCTTATAGTTTGATTCTTGGTGGTCGTGGCACAGAAATGTTGGTTTCTTCTATGGGGTCTTCTGCAGACTCTGTTTTTGAGAACATAAAGGTTTATAACTACCCTATTTTTGACCATTCTTATTCTATGTCTAACCAGGGGGTTCTTATACCTAAAAGATCACATGAGTTAGTGGAAGTTTCTCTAGACGGGGTAAATTTTATGGATTATTCAGATAGAGGGAATGGAATTCCTTTGGTTGTAGAAAACGTCAGTGTGGGTTCTTCTTTTGATGTTTTTGTTAGGGCTAAGGATATAAGTTTGACTAGAGAAAAACAATTTAATAGAAAAAGTACCCTTTCAATTTCGAGGTCTTAGTGGTAAGCCAAACAGGTTATAACATAGTAAAGGAAGGAGACTTATATAATTCAGAGATTGCTACGTATTTTGTCTCTGTTTCTGGCTTAAGGTTTCTCTATGTTAACCCATCAGAGGCGGTTTCGTTTGTAGTACCACAGGGCCGCGTATCCTCTTTAGACATAGTTTTTGGGGAATACTTTGATATAGACAATATAAAATGTTACCTTTCTCCAATAAACTTGGGGGATATTAGTATAAGCTATGGCATCGAGTCTCCTTTAGAAAGCAGTGCTACAATATCTTCGTCCGGTACTTTTATTTATGCAGATATAAAAAACGCCGTTGGTTTTTGTAGGATAACGTGCTCGGGTTCTGTTGACACCTCTGTTAGTAGCTTATTTGTTGAGGGTGTTCGTAACGAGTCTATGTATTTTGGTGTTCAGAATGCCCCTATCAGTATAACTAGTATAGGAAATTCCCCTATTGGGTATTATGGTTCTGCTTCTGAGATTTCTATATATAATAAAGATAAGGCGTCCTCAAAGGCCCTGGTAGCCGTTGCTCCTACAGGGACCTATATAGATGAGTATTTGTATTTGGGGACTACCTCTTCTGGTCAGTTCTATGGTATAAACCAGCTGGGTATAACACAGCCTTCTTTTGATAAAATATTGACTACTCAGGATAGTTTCGTCTATTCCGACGAGTCAGGCCTTGTGAATTTGTGGGACATTGTTTCCACCTCCAGCTCGTATTTTACTGTAAATTCCGACAGCCTGTCTTTTGTGGCTTCTTTTATTAATGCCGATATACATGTGGCCAGGCCAGCTCATGGGTATAATGAGTCTAGTGTCTTAGGTTTAGTATGTAAGGATACTTTTACTACAGATCAAAGTTTTGTTGCCTCATTAAAGATAAAATTTACTGATTCTTCTTTCGATTCTTATGATAAGTCTTGGGTTTATAAACCTAATAAATTTTTATTTGGTTTTACTAATAGCTTTCCTATTCAGGAGCCCTTGCTATCCTACTCGTCTTTAGACCAGGGGTCGTATTCTAGACAGGGAGGAAGTTTAGCCGCTGTTTGGGTTGGTGCTGACAATAAAGAGCAGGGTACCCTATATGTTGGCGCGGCTGCTAATGATGGGGATTTTTCTAGTAATAATATACTTAGTTCTTTTGATGAAGTAAGAACTGTTCATAATGGTCACAGTATACTCTCTGCCTATAGTTTGGAAAGTATTTCTGAGTTTGTTCTTTATGAAGAAAATTATACAGACGGAACTTTGCAGGCTCCGTGGAGGACATTGAAGGTTTCGTATGATCACCTTAGTGGCAAGGCAGTGTTCTTGTTCGACGGGGTTATTGTTGGGGAATATGTTTTTAGTTCCGGGTCTTTTTTTGAGGGTAGTAGGTTTTTCTTGTCTTTCGTGGGGTTTGGGGGTGCAGAAGTAGCGGTGAAGGATTTTTTTGTAAGCGTGGATGAGTACTTAACCTTGTATTCAAACCAGTCCTCTGCTACTGCCTATGGTTCTAAAGATAGCACACAACTACCGTACAAACTTGTGGATGGTTTTTATGACAATAGTAACTATAGCTCTGCTTGGGTTTCCTCTACGGTGCCCTCTCCTGCCAATTCTTTTTCTGTGTATTTTGGTGGTGTGTATAATGTAGAGGCTGTACGAATAAAGAGGGCCTCTGAAGGTAGCACCATTACTATTTCAGGCCTTTCTTCTTATACTCCTACGTCATCTGTAAAAACTTTGCAACTTAATTTTGACACAGGGGACCAGCGATACGTTTCTTTTAATAAGGAACCTTTTCTTATTGACGGGTGGGATATTGGTTATATGTATACAGTGTTCGGGGAAAGGTCTCCTGTTTTGGGGGCCTCATCTGTTACTGCTAATTTTTATCAGGTTAATAGCCTAAGTGGTAATACTGGGTGTTTAGTTATAGACGAAGTAGAGTTTTTTACTGTTTCCGGTATTAGGTCGCTTCCATCTAGTAGTTATATAGATGATAGTTATGGTTTTTTTTCCGGCCAAAAAAGAAATCTGTCTAAAACTTCTACCTCTCCAACTATGGTTATGGTAAGTAAAGATTTATACGATGTGTCTACTAATGAAATGTGCCATTTATTATTGGAGAATCGAGATTACGGGGGATCTTCTTTGGTATTTAACAATGACGACCCTTGGAAATATATAAATAGGACCTATGCAGAGTCTGTATTTAAGCGTGATGGAAGGGGCAGTGAGTGGGTGTTTTGTAGTGTAGAGGGCAATACAGCTTATATATGGAGACAGTTTGAGGAAGTTGTAGATTTAGGGGCCTTTTTTGTTAATTTTGTAAACTCTTCTAGTGATTATGGGTTGGGGTTTTCTGGAAGGCCCGATAGTTGGAAACTACAGTTTTTAAGAATAGGAGGTGACCCGCTAACAGATAGTGACTGGATTAACATACCACCAGTTTCGACTTCGTATCACAGTGTCTCTGATTACAAAACCTATAGGGATAGGTTAGTTTCTAATAATGACGGAGAATACTATACTCTGTATTTGAACGCATTTGATGGTCTTGGCACAAGTGTGTCCCTTCCTTCGGATTTATTGTGTCGTCTTAATAGGGATAATAAGCAGACGTATTTATATAGTACAAGCGCAGAATTTTCTGCTTACGTCGAGTTTGATAGTGAGATAAGAACACAAGGTATTAGATTGTATATATCATATGGTTACACAACGACCAGCAGGGCAGTAGTTGCTTCGGGTTATTCTATGACAGGGTTTGTGGTTTATAGTAGCATGGCTGTTGGTTCGTATACGTCCCCTATTTTTGATTTGGGTGGTAAACAAAATACGGAGAGGGTATTTGTTGATACTGTGCACAACGAAGGTAGCTCCTATATAATGTATAGGGCGGGGCCTGTTCCTCCAGAGTATAGTTATGATCCCAACTATGAGGAGTGGGAGGACCTGGGCTCTTCGTATGCCGGACTTTCTGAGTACTCTTCGGATCCTCTACGAGACGGCTTTGCTATGGTTTCTTATGGTAATTATATTTGTTTTATTGGTTGTACTAGCCCAGACGGTGAGGTGTATAGATATAATACCATTACTAAAAAGTGGGGAGTCGGTTTTTATATGCCAGAGGATGGTGGCGGCGTTGTATTGTCCCCTGATTTTAGAACAAGGAACAGTGTTGTTAACACAGGTTCCGTTATTCTTATGGCGGAAGGAACCGATGGTGGAGAGGGACTATATACTTCAGGTATTTATAAGTATAATCTAGTAGCTAATGAGTATGGGTATGATGGTTGGGAAGCTTTTCCTTCTCAACGTCAGGCCTCTGCATATTATGCGGGAATGGCCTATGACGGGGCTAACAAGTTGTATTTTGTTGGTAGGGATGGTACTATTACTGTTTTTGATAGTCTTACTGGTGTAATAAATACAGAAGGAAGAGCAGAGGCGCCTCTTCATGGCCTTTCTTCTAGGGACTATTTTATACCAACTATTGTGGAAAATAGGCTGTTTGTTATAGGAGGCCATGCAGTAGGGTCTAGTGACTACTCTGATTCAGTAGCGACTGTAGATATTTATGATATCACAAATAACACTTGGTCTGAGGGTACGTCTGCTCCCTATAAACTCCCAACTTCTTGGTGTATTTTTTATAGTCCATATATATATGTTTTTCCATACGCACCTATGGGTTCTCACTATAGCCCGTTCCTTAAATATGATATCTACGCGGACGAATGGACGGAGGTTGTTTCGTTGGGGTATAATCGTGCCACCCAGTTTCTTTATAATAATGACGTGGTTGTTGGAAATAATCATTCACACGCATACTGTCTTTGTGGGGACTATATATATGGCTACAACTCTTTGTACGGGGATTTTAGAAGAGTAAAGGTTGGAAAGGAGGGGTGGGTTTCAGGGAAATTGCCGGATAAGGACTCTCATGAGTGGGGTGTTTTGGGTGGTATTCCTTGGGTAGAGTGTGCTATCAGTGGCGAAGTTATGCCTCAGGATAGGTATGCTCAATATAAAGCAGTGTTATCTTGTGAAGAGGGGTTACCAGGACCCTCCCTTAGATCTTCGTGTATTGTTAAGCCTCTTTCTATTGACGTTTCTATTAGTGGTACCACGAGTGTATTTGTAAAAACCGGAGTGTCCACTGAGTATGATGCAGAGGTTTGGTATGCTGGTAAGAGGTATAGGGACGTTGGTAGCACTACTGTATATTCCTCAATAATTTATGGTATTACTTCTGATAGTTTATCTATCAGTTCTTCTGTTCCTTGCGTAGATATACATACAGATACTATTTCTGGGGTTTTTTGTTATTTTGATCCTTGTGTTGTAAAAGAGGGGGACGATTATACTATGTGGGCTTCTCATGGTTTAGTAAACGGGGTAGCCACTATTTCCTATTCTAATATACATGTAATGTCTTCTGTGGTTGGGTACGAATGGTCTTCTCCTGTACATAGTATAGGAAGAGGTACTTTATCTCCGTATGATAGTAGCGGTGTTTATGGCCCCCACGTTGTGCACAATGATATATATGAGGTGTGGTATACGGCCCTTGATTCTTTGGGTGTAGAAAGGGTGCTAAGAGCCACTAGTATCGACGGTGTAAACTGGTATAATTTTTCACTGGTTCAGGATATTGGTACGGTAGGGCTTCAATATGAAGCAGACTCTAATGGCGCAGGCTCTCCTTCCGTTATTCTTTTGGAAAGCATATATCATATGTGGTATCATGGTAAGGATGTTTACGGGGTATACAGAATTATACATTGTGTTTCTTCAGATGGGGTGCTTTGGGGTGACCATGAGGTGGTTATGGTTCCAACAAGTATGGGTACATTGTATACGTACTGTATGAGTCCAAGGGTTGTATACGATAGGGGTGTGTATAAGATGTGGGTTATAGCTGGAAATGAGGGCAACAAAAGCGTGTATTATGGTGAGTCGGATGAGGGTTCTAGTTGGGGCAGTTTTATTTGTAGCATTCATAAGGGGGAGAACTATGACTACGACAACTTAGGGGTTGGTACCCCGTCTGTGACATTAAATAGACTATATGAGACACCAAATAGGGTTCTTTTTGGTAAGTTGAAGTTGTACAATGACTAATCGGCTATATGATACCTCATACGTAGATGGCAGGGGTAACCAGGTGGTGTGGTCTAACGATACTAAGTTAGTGTCCTACTATAGCTGTGAGGGAGAGTCGTGGGATATTTATGGGGGTACCTCTTCAAGTTGGTACTTAGAAAATTATAGGCCTACCGATTTTTTCTATTCTACAGATTTGGCAGATGATAAGTGGTCATATTTTTCTTATAGAGGTACTATTTCTGGGTCTGTTTCTAGTGGTTTGACTTTGGGTACTTATGGAAAAGAGGTTAGAGGAGGTGTGACTTCCTACGGAAAGTGGACTCTTTCAGGAATATTTGATATAAGACTTTACATTGATGAAAATTCTTATTATAATGAATATAGGAGTAATGTAGCTGTTGGTCTATCTGTTTCTAAGGATAGTTCTTATAAATATAGGGTGTCTAAGTATTTTGATGGGTCTTCTATAGGAGCTATGTCTCATTATGTAGAGGGTAAAGAACTAAAATATTACTCTTGGTTCAACAACGGTTCTTTTGTTTCTACTGAGGCTGATTCAAGTGTATCTTGTTTGAGGATCGTTCGTGATGCCTCGGGGGTGTCCTCCTATGTAGATTACGGGGGCGGTTTCGTACAGGTCGGTAGCACGGTATCTGGGTTATGCTGGGAGAAGCCTTTGTATGTGGAGTTGGAGTTGGAGGCTGAGCAGGCTAATACAGTAGTGTGTAGGGTTGAGGGGGTGTCTATAAGCGGGTCCGTTATCCCCTCAACTATGTTTTCCTCAAAAATACGTGGGGTTACACAGTCTTTTCCTGGTGAGACTATTTTTGTTGTTGATTCTTTGGGCTTATCTGTGGTGGACTTGTCAGACTCCTCCCTTTGGATGAGGTTTGATTTGGATAGCGGCGCTATGTTTAGAGACGTTGATTGTAAAATTTCGGCGGGGGAAGGAAAAATTTATTATACTTCCACACAAGGACTTAATTGCATAGATTTTTCAAATGATACTTTTTATAGGTATATAAAAGGAAAGAAACAAACTAGTAGTTATTGTATAGTAGAAAGAAATTTTGATACAATTTTGTACGATTCTATTAGTATGGATTTGCTTCCAGACAATCAGGTTAACGACGTATTTTTTAGGAAGTTTAATGGTACAGACTATTTAGCGGTCACTACTGTTAGTGGTTTGGATATACTAGTAGATGATTTTTCAGTATATAGTAGTTTAAATAGAAATGAAAATATATCAAATGTTTTTATTTCCCCCGCTGGGAAATTATTGTGGTCTTCTTATAGCCAGGACTCCAATACAGGAAAACTCTATGCTTTAGATGACATATCTGCTATACTTACTGGTGGTGGGGTGTTCAATTATTCAGTTTTTTATGATTCTGATACTACCCCTATTTCCCTATCTTCTGAGAAAATAAATTCTATATTCTGTTCTATTGAGGGGGAGATAGTTTTAGCAAATGAGTTTGGAATAGATTATATAAATAATAGTGGGTCAGTTTCTTTTGGCCCAATTAACTCTATTAATCCCTTAAGCAGCCCTTCTTTTGAATCGTTTTTAGGGGTTGATTGGCACTTGCTTTACTCTTCTGTTTTACCAAAGCCCCTGGTTTCCGTTTCTAGGTCTTCTTCTTGGAAAACTAATGGTAGTTATAGCTTAAAGCTTTCTTCTATTAGTGGCGGTTACTATGTTTCTAATTATAGTGGTGGTGTTTATCAACAGGTAGATTTTTCATTAATAGATAAATTATATTTCGATATTAAGGTTGTGAATACTACTGGTATTACCTCTAATATAGGGGTGTTTGAGGTTCTTTGTGGTGGGTCTGTTTTATTGTCTGTTAATAGTATAGAAGGCTCCTTTATAAAGTATAATTATTCGATAGATTGTTCTTCTATTAATTCTGTAGGTCAGCTGGTATTTAGACTTAGATATCTTACTTCTATTGCAGGTGTTGGGGAACTTTCTTATTATGTTGATAACGTAAGGGTATTTATAAAGGAACCAGACTATAATATAATACCAACTAGAACACATGAGGTTTTATCTGCAACTTTATTTGAAGCTTTAGGCCAGAAAAAGATATATTTTTCTTGTAAAGATGGTTACGGAGCAATAGATGTAGATACAAATACGCTAGACTACTACACATATATTAATGATTTTGTACAGGGTGGTATTATAAATAAAGCTGAGTATGCTATAGGATAACAATGTCTTATACACTTACAGGAAACATAACAGGGATTTTAGGTATTACTAATATTGTTTCTAGTGATTTAACTTATATGTCCGATGGCGATAAGTATGTTAACGGGCCCACGATTTCTGTAGGAGAGACAGCGGAATTTATTATAGATTTGTATAATAGGTATTATACGTTGGGGGTGTATTATTATTATAGTGGTGGGGGTGTGGTTTCTATGTATGTTGAGGAGTCTTTTGGTTATTGGGTACAAGTTTTTCCGTCTGTTATTCTTGGTGGTTTATTTATTGGTCTTACGGGTGTTTATCCTAAAAGAGTAAAGGTTGTGCACTTGGCTTCTTTGAGTCTTGTTACTGCACATGAGTTACAAATATATAATAAAGATACTCTACTGGTTTTTGATTTTGATAAGGTAGCTTTAGATTCAAGTGACACCAGTGATACTATGGTTTCTGTATATAATAGTAGCACTGGTGTTAAAGATATAAATGTATTTGTTTCTGAGGGGAGCGGGGTAGAAAGTGTAGCCCTTTCTTATTCTGGGTCCGGCCCCTATTATTTTAGATATGAAAAGGGTTTAATACTACCCGGGGCTTTTTCTTGGGATAGTGGGAGACATATTAATACTGTGGTTAGTGGCACAAACCTTACTATTTCAGGGGTCTCTGTTAGTGGTACCTACTATAGCCCTGTTGTTGATTTGTATGGCTATAGTGGATACAGGGTTTTTTGGGATGAATTTTTACCAGACGGTGATTTTATAGGTTTTATAGATAACAGTGGAAGCGAGAGGTGTATTGGGGTTAGGTCTTCATATATTGCTCCAGTAGAGGGTTGGTCTAGTGGGTCGTTGGCTTCTGAGTCAGACCCGTTTTGGAGCATTGCGGATGGGTCTCTAAATTTTTTGGCGGCGCCGAAAGAGATCATAATAGCAGATGATATAAATAGGTATTCCCAATTTTGTATAACAATTACAGGATCAATAACGAACAAACCATATATAAAAAAGGCAGGTTTTGAAACACCCATAACGATATCTGGTGTTCAACCAAGCACTTATGCAAATATATATATTCGTAATAATGAAGATACCTCTGGAAAAACAGCTGGTATCATAACATGGTATACAGAACAATAGGTACTCAATGTCAAGTTTAGACACTATTTTAAATATAGATTCTACCTATACAGATATTAACGGTAATTACATCCTTAATTCCGATGTAGTCACTTCTGTCTCAAACTATAATTCTACTGTTACTGGTACAGAAAATGCATGGGACCATAAATGGAATGTAGCTAGTCCTTTTATAAATAGTAGTTTTTCTTTACCAACCAGTGGTACTTGGACTTATGGCACGGATGATTCTGCTACTCCGTATAAACACAATTTTTTTAGGATGCCATGGATAGGCGAGACAGATTTGTTATCAGGTAAGTCTGTCACAAGTAGTGGGTATTCAGGGAGTTTTGATGCTCCTAACTTAGTAGTTTTTAATAGTGCTAATGGTTGGTGGACTGCAAATAAGACTGAGTATGTTAATGCGGTTATAGTAGACATGGGGGTTGTAAGTAGTATATCTCATATTTGTGTTATACCTGGGTTTGGTACAGATTATACAAATTGGGTTAAGAACTATAGGGTGGGAGTATCTAATACTATTAATTATTGGGATTTTGAAATAGTAGCCAGCGGTATTACTACTAGTGGGGTTTTAGAGCCAATACAGGTGTTTCTGGGTGAAGATAGCACTCGGTATGTTAAGTTTTACGCAGATACAAATTGGGGGGGTGCTTCCTATATTTCTGTTGGAAAGTTACATGCTTATGACAATCCTACCTGGGGGGTGTTTGGGTATAAAGAGAAGGACCAAGTTGATGGTAGTTATGCTTTAATGTACCAATCTGTAGATTTAACAGAAATTGACACTGTTTATATTGATTTATTGTCTTTGATGTCAAGTGCAATACAAGATGGTACAATTTCTTTTTATGTAGATTCCAATCAAGTGGGCAGTACCCTTAGTTACTCTTCTACATTAGCTTGGGTGGATTCGGAAGATGGAAATAGGTGGAAGTATAGAGAATATCCAGTCGATGTTTCTGCTTATAGTGGGATTAGACAGTTTAAGGTTCAATTTAACACAACCAGGTCTGATAACACTAGGGCTTATTTTTATTTTTCCGCTTCAAATTTAGCTACTATGCCACGATGGTTTTATGAGGGGGTATCTGGTGTCAGGGGTTTGACCGCAGAGTTTCCTACTCAGGTGTATGTTGTTGTTGATACCGAGGGTTTGTCCGTAATAAATGCGGCCGACAACACATTATGGATGAGGTTTTTGATTGGGTATGGCTATGCATTGGGGGAGGCTCCTGTTTCTGTGTGTGCTAGTAACGGTAAAGTTTGGGCTGCTACTAGTAAGGGGTTATATAGAATAGATTTCATTGATAACAGAGTTTATCGGTATAATAGTGCTGGTGTTTATTATAGGCCATCAATAGCTGCCAGAAATGAATATTCAAAGTGGTTTTTGTTAAATACAGATGTAGCTACTCCCTCGGACTTTATAAGGTGTGTTGCTTGTGGCACCTATTTAGGCGACGAGTTTATTATAGCAGGTACTTCTGATGGTTTGTATTTTTTGAAGGACCCTTTTATAGGGGTGTCAGGGGCGTATAATTCTGTATATAAATGGAATATAAATAGTGTCTCAATAAATAATGGCAAGGTTGCTGTCTCTGTTGATGGTGGAACAAGTTCTAGGATTATTTACTATGATAGTATAGCCGCCTTATTGTCAGAAAATTTTGTTGTTGGTAATGAGGTTTTTTCTAACGATAGTCTGCCTATAAATTTTAGTCTTTCCGGGTCTTTACCTGAACAATTGTCTTCTATACGGTGTGGTGAGTTAGAGTTTTTACCTAATGGCGCCCATTTTACCGTTTCAGGTACCAAGGTTTTACCTGGTTCTGTCAGTTTGGTTTCAAACAGGTATCCTTCTAGACCCTTTGATTTGTACGCTGACGTAAGGATAGATGACTGGGTAAGTCGTTGTGGAGGGGGTTTACATTTAGGGGCAGGTACTGGGTGGCCCTATTCGTTAGATTCTTATTATAGTGGGCATAGAAATAGCTATTCAGTTTCAGCGTCCAACTTAACATTCATGCCTGTTATACAAAATGACCCCTTGGTAGATAATATATATGACAGGTGGTCAAAAAATATTTCTACTAATACTACCTCTATGTTGTTGTCTGTTAGCGGTACTAGGTTTTATGGTTACACTTCAAGTAGCAGTACGGGTTCTCAATATGGCCCCCTTGTTGGTAGTTATCTTTCCCTAGCTAGTCCTTCGTCGTTTACTGCTAGGGTAAAGGTTTGTATCAATAGTATGCCAACAGGAATTACTGCTGGTAGGTTTAAATCTGTATTGTTTGGTGTCAGTAATGGTAGCGGTGGTTCTACAAGTACGGTTTCTACTGCCATGGCTTTTACTTATCACACTTCTGATATAAATCCTGCTGCTTATAATACTATAGCTCAATCGGCTATAAATACGTGGACTCCGAATACCATCAATACTGTGGCGGCTTTTTCTGGGGATGGTACTGGTGCTGCAGTTTTTCATCAATGGGAATTTACTTATAACAGTTCTACTGGTTTATTTTCTTGTAGTGTTGATGGTACACATATAAGAACATTTACAAATTCTGTTGGTTCTAATGTTTATATTGTGTTTGGATTTAAAGAGAGTGATAATTCTGTCCAAAATGTATCTTCTTATTTTAAAGATTTTGAGATAGATTTTGGTTATCCATCAGACAACATTAGTAGAAAATATATACTAGCCACTCATAATTCTGCCGGCGGGATTAAACCCACGGTTAGTGGTGGTACGCATCTAGATGGTGTACAATTTGATACCATAGACGGTACCGCTCTAGCGGAATGGCGAACTTGGCGACTTTCTTATGACGGTAGTAATGTTTCTAGTTATGTAGATGGAGCTTTGGTGGGGGGCCCTACGGGAGTTTCTTTTGGTAGTTTTGTAAACTTTTTCGTTGGTTATGACATGCCGGTTACTGTTAGTGGCATATCTTCCGTCTGTTTTGACATAAAAAACTTTAAGGTGGAGTTTGACCCAGATTATACAGTTATATCTGGTGGTATAAATGAAGTAAGATTAAATAATGGTGTGTACGTAGAGGTTGAGCAGGACGCTTCTTTTGTTTCTACGACCAGTGGTGTTAATATTTGTGTATATACAGGTTCTCTTGCTGGACAGCCTGATTATATTTATGATTATGGCATAGATGAGTCTGGCATGGATAATAACGTACTATATGGTAGTGCTAAAATAGTATCCAATGTAGAACCAGATTCCGGGGTAATAGGTTATACAGGGCTTATGTATGTTGGTACTTCTAATTACTTTAATGATTCATTCGGTAATTCTTGGAATAGGTGGATAGACAGGCCTGCTAGTGCGAATAGTTCTGCTAAGGGGTGTCTTTGTGTGTCTTATTTAGGTGACGTTGGGTATTTTTACTATAATTATACACCAGATACTTTTTCTTTATTTTCTCGGTCCTTGTCCTCGTCTTATGGACAGTGGAGTTTAATAGGGTGTAATACTCAAGCTCCTGGTTATACAGGAGTTGGCTCTAGTAGGGCATATTGTGTTGATATAGATGATGGAAATCAGTATCTCATTGGTCCTACTTTTATGTCTTATTTCAATAAAGAAACAGGAGTGTGGAGTTCGAGTAATATCGGGACCGGTCCTGTGTATGTAGGCGGTGGAGAGGTCTTTGATGACGGTGAGGTGTCGCCTGCTGTTTCTAGAAAGGAGCTCTTCCTAGTGCAAGACGGGGAGGTAGGGAGGTTTAAGTCCGAGTGGTTAAATTGGGAGGGGGCTAGTTTATGTGGCACTTATAGTCCTGTAGGAGCTGTAGATACCTGTGTTGTTTATTCTGAATATGATAATGCTATTTATGTTTGGTCTTATGGTACGACTTCTAATTTTTATAGAATAATGCTTGATCAAAGAAGTTGGGAAGGGCCTTTGTCAGATCCTCCTGTACCATATAATGTTGATACTGGTATATATAGTTTTTATAGGCCTTATGATGAGTGTTTGTATTTTATGATAAGTAAGTATAATAGGTTTTTGTGCTATGATATAAAGAAAGGGGCGTGGATTAATACCAGTTCTGGTTGGTTTTTTGCCTCCGTATCCAATAATATGAGTGCTTCTTATTCTCCAATAACAGATACTGTGTATTTGAATTATGGAATAGGGACTTTAAGTACGGCAAAATATAGGTTCAAAAATAATGAGTTTAAAGATTATGTTTCTTGGGAGCCTGCTTTATTAATTAACCCTGAGGGCCAATCAGGGAAAAGTTTCAGTAGGGTTTCTCTTGGTTCTGGTAAGTATGCTAAGTCTGATAGTTTTTCTGATTCTTTAGTAGACGGGGTCTGGTTTGATTTTGAGAGCCATGCCGTGAGTAAGACTTCTGTGGACGAGGGGGGAGGGGTTTTAAGTTTTATAATTAACAATATTACAGAAACGGGAGGGTCCCAAGCTTTGCGGACTAATGCGTGCCCGGTTCCCTCGGCGAGTTTTTCTGCTACTATGAAAGTGAAAATTTTGGGTCTTCCTTCTCCAAACCACGCTAGTTCTTTTAATAGTTTTGTTTTTGGTGTTACGGATTACCTGGGTAGTAGGGGTAATGATTCTTGGACTGGTGTTTCTAGAATGGGTAATACCTTGTTAGGTAAAAACGGGCTGTGGCTTATTGGTTATAATACGCAGACACTGTCTTCTAGGTATTCTTTATGGAAGAAAGAGGGACAAAGTGAGACTAGGTATGGTAGTACAAACTATATAGGTTTTAATGCCACTGATGGTACAGAAAATGCTTCTTATAGGCTTTGGCGTATAGATTATAATTATCTAACATCAACTTTATCTGCCTATATAGATGGTGTTTTTGTAGGGTCTGTGCTGCTCACGAGTCAACTAAAGCATGGTATGTATTTATGCTTTGGTGGTTATTGTAACCAGATTTCTAGTTCTGGACAGTTGGATGTGGACGTTATAGATCTAGTAGTAAATGATTACACAAATATTTCTACGGTAGCAGGTTATATGACATTGGGCTGTTCTTCCCTTTGCTCTGAAAATTATTATGAGCGCTATGACTGTACTATGCGGTCAGAAGTACAGTTTTGTTTTGAAAATGACTTTGTTTTAGATACCTATTCAACGGATTCCAATAATTATGTGTGTACAATAGCAAATATCGAGAATGGTGAAAAGAAATATGAGTTGAACGCTCTCTATGATGGTTCTAAGAAAATAGGGATATATTCTTTTGGTAGCCAGTCAGAGCTGGGGTCTTATTCCTCTGTTGTGTTGCATGATTGGGCTTCTAGGTCTTTGTATAAGCTTAGTGTGGATAGTGATAAAAATCTTAGTGTTTTTGTAGATGGAACCCTAAAAGAAGAGTTGTATACTTTAGGTATAAATATTCCAGATACCTTATTAAAGCGGGTTTCATTTGGTAAGAATAATTTTAACAATCCCGCTATACGAAATATAATGGATACTAACACGGACCATATTACAACCTCTGGAACATGGTCTTTACAGCAAAACTCCGCTTCTTATAGGGGGGCTTATTTTGGGGCTCAGCGTTATAAGTATAATGGGTCATCTTCGGACGTTATCATATTTAGATTTAATTGTGGCAGTGCTATCTATGGTAGCTTGTATATGTTTTACAATGTTGACCCGGTGTATTCTACAACAACCCCTATTATTATTTATCATAATGGTGTGGAGACTTTGCCCGTATCAGATTCTTTTTCTACAAACCCTCTTGTGTCTGTTTTAGATAACATAGGGGAGGGAGGGGCCTCTGATTTAGATGCAACTACAGTTGTTGTGTCTCAGGTACGGGATTGTAGTGGGTATTCTGTAGATGTTGTTAGGGCATCCGGGTGGGTTTATTTGGGCAGTTATTTGGGTATAAATAGGGTTATTGTTACCGGTTATACTGGTAAGAGTGTTGTAGCAGATACGTTTAAAGTCGAATATGGGGATGAGCCTTCTTACAGTACCTTTTCTTCTAAGGTTTACAAATTTGGGTATGCTGTGGGTCAAGATTCCGTTAAATATTTAAGTAGTGCTTCTCCTGGTTTTAGTGTTGTTAATTTAGATACTAGTGAGTTGGTTGATTATTATGATAGTAATTCTTCACCGAATATAGTCGGTAGTGACATATCCGATATTAATATAGTAATATAGGGGTGGTTAATGGTATACTATTCTGCAGGAACGGCAACAACTGAGCAGGATTTAATAGTGGCAATAGACACATTCTTGACTAGTACCATAGGTTCTTGGTCTAGAATAGGGACTATAACTGACACTTCCTCAGATAAAGATTATGTTTATAAAGTGGCTGGTCCCGGTACACCAGGGCAGTATAGGGATATTTATGTTCGTTGGAGGGGGTATAGTAATACTTTATATGTATACGGATATAGTGCTTGGTATAGTGCTGCTTCATATAGCGACCAATTGTATAGTACTACATATGCTGCTACTGGTGCTTCTGCTATAAAGTACTGGTTTTTTGGGGATAGTACATATCTGTGGGTTGTTATAAAAAATGGAGATGACAATTATTATTATTCGTGTTTTGGTGGTTTTATAGACAGTTATTATTCTTATACTTACGATCCTTTACCCTTGGCCGTTGTTGGGCAGACATCATACGCTACCGGTCTTCAGGAGGCAGGTAGAACACAGATGTATTCTGCTACAGTTAGTGGGTCAAATGTCAACTATTTGGTTGACCATGCCCAAACAGATTTTTTAGCCTATGGTGACCCTAATGTTAGGGATAATAGTCAAGCACACTATCCTCTTATTCTGTATAGCACTACAGCAGGATCTAAGGAGATTAGGGGGGAATTTCCAGGAGCAGTAAAGTTTTCTGGCGATACTTTGGTTTCAGAAGATTGGGTGGTGGTGTCGGGAACAGACTATAAGTTTTTTATACGTAGGTATAGTACGGACGACTGTGAGGGTTATGGCCCGGTCCATGTTTAAAGTGGAGGTAGAGTTATGAAAATATATGATTATACATCAGGAACTTGTATTACTGAGCAGGATTTTATAACTGTTCTGGACGATTTTCTTCTTAATACAATTACTGGGTGGACTAGGATAGAAAAAGTCTCTGATTTATCTTCTGATAGGGATTATGCGTGGAAGTCTCCAGGAGAAACTCCTGCTGACAATGGGGATATATATATAAGATTTAGGGGATATAGTGATAATGTTTATCTTTATGGTTATGGCGTCTATGTTAGTAGTGCAAGTTATGCAGATCAGATGTACGATGTTTCTTATACGTATATGCCTACGAACGGTCTTCCTTTTAAGTACTGGCTATATGGGGATAGAAACTTTGTGTGTGTTATTATCCTGAATAATAGTACAGGAAATACACATACCGTTTATGCCGGTTTGATAAGAAGTTATTATGTGCCCGTTACAGACCCTTTACCATTGTTAATAAGAGGAAACACTAGTGCGGATTACCCCTGGACAGATGCAACAAATTCTAGGGCATATATGTTTAATTGCGTTTCCAGCGGGGTAGCTGTTAATGTTTCTTACAATTGGAGTACCCTTTTGGGTAATGACGTAGGGGTTAGAAGTAGCGCTGCTATTTTATTCCCTGTAATGTTGATGAATAGAAATGCGGGTGCATATGAGGTTAGAGGAGAGCCTTATGGGGTATACCAAGTAAATGGCTTTAGGGTGGGGCCTATGTCTGCCTTAATAACTGCTTCCGGTATTTTTGTTGTGTTTAGGCAGGGGGGCTCTTCTTATACAGATAGAACATATGCGTTTGGTCCTGTAGCTCCTGTTTCAGAGGAAACCACCTTTACAGTATAATCTATATGTCTCTAATTAAGAACATAGGCCTATTTGGGGCTAGAATGTCCAAGCCGGGTGTTCTTGGTGGTGTTATGGACGTTGTTTTGGGTACCAGGCTTTCCAGAAGAGGCAGTGTTGGGGCTGTTTTAGAGGGCCCTGTTCAGGGACATCTTAAATATAGGGGCTTGGTGGACTCTAGTGCTTTTCCTAAAAATGTTTATGCTAGACTTAAACATGATGATGCCGGAGGGTTTCTCCCTCTATATTCTGGTACGTTGGATTTGTCTGCCTTTATCAATGCTTTATTGAGAACCAGCACAGATTTATTCACAGATATTTTTGCCGAGGTTTTGTATTCGGATTTAAGGGCATTTATTTATCCTAAGGTTACCTTAGTAACCAGTGATTTACGAAGTATAATTGTGTCGTCCTATCAAACAAGTATTAATTTATACGTTGGTATATCTGGTACTGCTCGTGTTCACACAGAGGCTCTCTCTTATACCTCTGTTTTATTGGCTACCCCATTTGGTTTTTCCATATTAAAACGTTGTTTAACTAAGTTGCCAGATTTAACGGGTAGTATTAGGGGGTGGGCTGTTTCAGATCTATCCGTGTATTCGGGTATTGGTTTTAGAGGCGAGGCTATTACATATGCCAATATACGAGGGATAGGGAAGGGTATATCTGATCTCAATGCTTATTTGGGGCCGACACGAATTAGGGATATGCTGGGTGAGCTTGTAACTATACAACCTTCTGATATTGGGGCTCTTGTTGTGGGGTATTCACCTGCTGATCTTAATTCTTATATTTTATCTATTGAACCTAAGGAGCTAAGGGCCGTTGGGGGAGGGCATTTACCGGAAGATATTTATGCAAATTTGTTGGTTATACCACCGAAAGATTTACCTGTTTTTATACGTTCTGGTCTTAGTGGAATGTTAGATCTTTTGTCTAGTCTTACTTCTACGGGGTATTGGGTGGATATGGGGGGTAGAATAGATGCTATGTATAGGAATTTTTCTAGCATTTTTGCAGGTATTATTGTCAGTATACCAAAAGATATTTATGCTCGTTTGTATGGTTGGGCTACTAGTGATTTAACTGTTTTTATATTAGGTGAATATACTGATAGTATGTATGCTTATATAAAGGGTATAAGTGTTGGTAATTTAAAGGATCTTGTTTCGTTTATACGTGCTACTACTCATGTTACTATTGATGTTCTTGTCTTTGTAAAGGGTATAATAAGTGCCCATACAACAGATAAGCCATATAATTATTATTTATTTACTCACCCCCATAGAAAGTTCTTGGTTGGATCTAGAGGTGGTTTGTCCATTATGACAATGGATCCGATTAGGGGCTATTTTCCTGATTTAAGTGCTTCTGTAGTTGCTTTTCAATTATACACGTCAACCTTTAGGGCTTTTATACGACCAGCTCTTAGACTTTCGTATGATTTGTCCACAAGTAGTTTTTCTGTTACTAAACCCCTAGTTATAAATAAGTTGGACCTAATTTTTAGGAATTTTAGTGGTTTATTTGCTGAGTTAAATGCTTTTTCTGCTTATAAAGTATTGTCTTGTTTTATACAGGGGTTTGTTTCTACTGGTACAAGTACTTCTGTTGGTGCTCATTGGATAACTTCTGCTTCTATTAGTAGGGCTTTTTTGGCTACCAATTATGGTCTTTTTATTCCAGGGCCAGTTATAGGGGTTGTTCGTCCTATTACGTTTGTTAACAATAGCTCAACTCCAGATTTATGGGCATATGTTAGGTCATGGGCTGTTTCCGATCTTTATTCCTCTATAAGTGTTTGGCCCTACGCAAATTTATTGGCCTCAGTGGTGTCTTTGGATTTGACACATGTGGCTATTTTAGCGGTTTTATTACAGTCGTTCACACTTTCTGATATAACGGCGGATATTTCTTCAAGTGGGGGTTTTTATGATTTGTTTTCTTCAGTTATTTCTGTAGGTAGTGTGTCTACTATTGGTGCTAGTATAAATGCTTATAGGGAAGTAAAGGGGCTTCGTTTAATACCTGTTTATACCATACCATTTTTGGAGCTAAGGGCGTTTATTAATCCTGGGGGAAGTTGTGCCCCCTTGTCTTCTTATAAAGACTTGTTATCTTTTATAAGGTGTTCTGTTAGTGGGGCTGGTAGTGGTGATTTATATGCTACTATAGATTCCTTATCTTGTATATCTGATATTTTTTCATTTATTGTAGGAAAAAAACTTACCAGAATACGTGTTATAGATTTATATTTTAATACAAGAGAAAGGTTATTTTGTAATTTATATGGACGTATTATAGGTACTCGTGCATATAATAATGATATGCAAGCCAGTATTTTGGGTTTATTCCTCAGCAGCGATTTAACTGCTACTATACGTCCATATATACATAGGTTTAGAAATTTATCAGATAGTAGTATTATTGATATATATAAAAATGAGGGTACAACGGCTTCTTTGTATAAGAAGTTGCGGCTGTATTTCTCTTCTGGTGTTTCAGAGTATATATATGACCCAGCTAGTGGTGGGGTATATTCTATAGATAATAAGCGCTGGGTTCTTAATTTAGAAGAAGTTACCAGTACTGGTTCTTTTTTTGATAGGGGTATTAATGATAGAATTAAACGTATTAATTCCATCGTTAATTTCAATTCTACGGATGAAGCTGTGCGTTCGGCAATAGCCATGCTAGTTGATTTAAGCACTTACGACATGCAAGCAGTCGTGTCTGCTGTAGGAGGGGTCTATCATCTACAGGCTTTTGTTATAGGTATGTCACAAGATAGGGTTATAGATTTATCTGGTAGTATTGTTTGTGTATAATTTTTCTTGTCAATTTTTTGTTTTTTTAGTATAATTAATACGTGATGGTAAAAAGGAGATTTTAATGCGTTTTACAGTACAACTTGTAGACTTACTTCCTGCTGTTATTGTTTTGTCCGATTTTGTGCCAATAAAGGATAGTAGTGGGGCGTTTACTTCTATTAGAGTTATTGCTAATGATAACTTTGTTAGCTTGGCTTTTAGTAGTCAAATCTGCTTCGTAAATATAAAGGTACCTGCAACAGTATTAGAGGTAGGGGATTTATCTCTTCAATTTGATCCATTAAATAAAGCTGTTAGAAGTTTTTCTCCTCTTTCTCAGGAAGGGATAGGGACTGAAAGCTTGTCCTTCGAGTTAAATGAGAGGGGGATTTTATTAAAGGCTTGCTCCTTGTATAAAGAAAAAAAGTCGTACAGTCGTAGACTTATTCCAGTCTCTCCTTCGTTTGTTCCAATGCTAAAGTCAGTAGAGGGCATGCCCTCTGTAGATATCAATGCGGACTTGTTTTCTTCTGTATTGAAGGGTATAATAGTGTCTGCGTCTGTACAGGATGGAGGATCAGATTCAGGTGTCAGGTTTTTGGTAGAAGGAAGTAACTTTGTTTGTGCTTCCACGAATAGGGTTACTTTGACAGAGGCTGGAGGGGAAAACGATTCTTCTATAGATGGTTCCCTTTCTTGTGTTTTAGATAGCCCTATGGTTGCCAAGATTGTAAAAACTATAGTAAAAATGAGGGACAGTGAGTACGATTCCGTAACTTTGTTTTTTAGTGACAACGCACTTGTGGTATCTTTTGCTGGGGTCTTTTTAAAGGCAGCTATATCAACCCTAGTCTTTCCTGATTATGAGCCCTTATTCCAAGGATTTAAAAACCACTTTGACATAGAAGCGAAGATTCTTTCAGAGAATATTCGTAACTTAGCTTTTAGTGCTTCAAAGAGTGACGATTATAGAGTATCTCTGTTTCTAAAAAGTGGGCAGTTATCTGTGTTTTCTAATGAAAGTGAGAATAGTGGTATAAATATAGAGGGGTTCTTAGGGGAGTTAGCTATAGATTTTAATTGTTTCCTTCTTGAGCCTATAGTTAGCAATGCTGGCTATGGTGTGGTTAGGATATGGTTTAAGGACAATATTTCCCCTGTTTATCTAGAGTTTATAAAAAATGATATTAAAATAAGGTCTTTAGTAGCTTCATTAGGTTAAAAATGTCTAAACAGTCAACAATTTTTTCGGGCGCCGAAAAAAATATTACTGAACAAGATTGTATTGACATATTAAAAGAAAAAAACTATATAATAATAAAGCTAGACGATTTAGACACAACACAGGTTAAAACAGCTAAGGAGCTAGTTTCTTTTTTCTATGCTACTTTATCTTTTTATAATAGGTCAAGATTATTACATTATGGGAAGACAACAAAAAAAGATTTAAAGTTAGCTTCATCTTTTATAAAGATAAGACAAGAAGAAGCCGGTCTTAGTAAGGGTAGGGCTGTACAAGAATGTGCCATGATAGTAAGGTGTGTAATAGCAAATGAACCAAAGTTTTCTCTTTCTGAGCCGTTACATAATATGGAATGTTTTGGACAGGAAAATATGCGGTGGGTTACTGATAAAGCAATAAGCATAATAAACGGGGAGAATAAGAAGATAGAAGAGGAAAAATATAATAAGTATATAGAAGATCTTTATGGTGCGCAAGAAAAAATAGCCATTGAAAATATAGATAATAAACATGTAGAAAATCTTAAGGATATTTTAGGAGATTTAGAAAATGGGTAGAAAGAAAGAAGCAACAGAAACTGTAGATATAGTTGAAGAAACCAAGAAGAATAAAAACAGTGCATTAGATTTAGCGTTTAATCAGATAAATAAAAAGCACGGTAGTGTTCTAAAATGGCTTAGTGATGTTCCCTCCGGTTACGAATTTATTTCTACTGGGTCTATTTCTATGGATCATGCTTTGGGAGGAGGTTTTCCTAGGGGTCGTATGATAGAAATATTTGGGGAGGAGTCTACAGGAAAGAGTACTGTGGCACTAGGTGCCTCAGCTTGTGCAAATAGAATGGGCTTGAAGGTTCTTTACATAGATTGTGAAAGGGCCATAGATAGAAAATTGGTAGCCGGTTATGGAGTTGATCCTTCTATGTTTTTACTAGACAATGTTTCTTTGTCTATGGAAGAACATTTTGATGTTGTATATGGATTATTGGGCACCGGTGAGATAGGGATGGTGGTTGTAGATAGTGTCCCTAGTCTTATACCAAAAGCTGAGCTTGCGGGTGACGCTGGGGATTCACATGTAGGGTTGCAGGCTCGGTTTTTGAGCCAGGAGTGTCGCAGAATTGTTAATATGATAGGGGAGTCTAATACTCTGTTTATTTTCATAAATCAGCTGCGCGAAAAAGTAATGGCTTATGGTGATCCTAGAGTTACTCCTGGGGGTAAGGCTATAAAATTTTATAGCACTCATAGGGTTAGTGTTGATGGGAGTGGCAAAACCAAGAGTGCCAGAATATTAGATGACAAGGGTGTTCTTATAGGTCATAAAATGTCCTATCAGGTTGTAAAAAACAAAATTAGTGCTCCCTTTAGGTCTGGTTCTGTTGACTTAATTTATGGTAAAGGGTTTGATAAGACTTCCGAGTTGGTTGATTTGTCAACGGATTTAGGTATAATACAGCTTGGTGGGGCTTGGTATACTATACCGGAGGTTGGAGAGAAAATACAGGGTCGTGACAGTGTAAAAGCCTATTTTGATAGTAATCCGGACTTTATGGCCCGAGTTGAGAAACAGATCCGCGAAATGCTTGCCTTATGAGTTTAGTAGCAGATAAAGTGCATGAGCTTCTTATTGGTGCTTTCCCTTTTGCTCGTATTGTTAAAGAATATTCAATTGAATATAAGGGAAAAAGAATGTTTGTAGATTTTTTCTTACCTTCATATTCTATAGCCGTGGAGGTACATGGTCAACAGCATGACAAGTTTGTTCAACATTTTCATGTTGACGAGGCGGGGTGGAGAAACCATCGCTATAGAGACAGAGCTAAAGAAGAGTGGGCCTCTTTAAATAATATAACTTTGGTTATTATACATGAGAATGAGGTACCAAAAACTAAGGAAGGTCTTATAGGACTAATTGAGGAGGTTTGTTATGGTTGATGACTTATGGAGTGAGCTTGGTATTTTTTCTGAAAAATTTATGTTTAATAGGGTTACTCCTAATAGCACATTACTAGAGGAGGTTCTTTCTTTGGATGCTGCTCGATTGGATACTGTAGAGGCTACTACATTAAGAAAATATATTGTTGTATTAGCCCAGTATTTTATTACATTGCAGTTCGAAGAAAACTCTGTTGTGGCTGTTGGAAATGCGTGGAGAAATTCCTTGGAGTCTCGCATTTTTAGTGTTCTTAGACAGGATCCTTTGGGTAAAATAAAAACTGTTGCCGAGAAACGAGGTTTTATTATAGAGACAGACGAGGAGGCTGGACAGTTAGAGCAACAGGGTAGGGTAGCTGACGCAAAGAGGGACCTTATAAAAGGGATGTCAAAGCCGGTAGAGCAGTATATACAGGTTCTAAAGAAAGAAATAGAGGCTAGGGAAAATGAGAAAACTAGAGGATAGTATTTCAGTAAATGTGCCTTCAGCCGATTGGTATTCAAAGCCAGCGGCTGAGAGAGCTTTGCTATCTTTATGCTTACAAAATTATTCAACTTTTATTGATGTTTCCTCAAAACTTTTTCATGAGGATTTTCTGGACCCAGGAAACCGTGCTTTATTTATAACTATGTTATCTGTGCATTCTTTGGGTACAGAAGAGTTCGATTTGCCTACTGTTATTTCTTTTGCTGAGAATATGGGCGTTTTAGAAGATATAGGGGGCTATAAATATATAGACGCTCTTTTTAGGTCAGAGATTAGTCAGTCAAATTTAGAGGTGTATGTAAAACAAGTTCTAGATGCCTCTTTGTTATTTAAGCTGGAGAGGGTCTTAAGATTGAATGTTGAGTCTGTAAAAACTAGTGTTTCTGAAAATAAGACGGCTTCTGAGGTTATGTCGTCTGTGGAAAACCAGATTTTGAATCTTTCTTTGGATACATTAAAGGTTGATGATGGACAAGATTTGGTAGCTGGTCTGGAGGAAAGGTTAAAAGAATTTGAATCAAACCCAGCCGCTGTTAGAGGTATAAGGTGTGGTTTCGAAGTACTGGACCGCACTATAAACGGGTTTAAGCCAGGGACTTTATCAATTTTGGCCGCGCGGCCAAAAACAGGAAAAAGTACATTGTTATTAAATTGGGGTATACATATTTGTTTACATGAAAAACTTCCTGTATTATATTTAGATACAGAAATGAGTAAAGAAGAACAACAGACAAGAGCTTTATCAATCATATCAGGTGTTCCTGAACGTGTAATACTTAATGGGCTTTACATTAATGACGAGAATGTTATGAAGTCTGTATACTATGGTGTAGAAATAATGAATAAAATGAAATTTATCCATAAATACACACCAGGGTATAGAATAGAAGAACTTAAGGGCTTAATACGGAAGTATAAAGCTAAAAATAATATAGGTGTATTTATATATGATTACATCAAAATGACAGATATGGAAGATAAGTTTAACGAAACCCAAACTCTTGGATATATAACAAGTGGTTTGAAGGACACGGCGGGTATATTGGGTATAGCTGGAATATCTGCGGTGCAATTAAACCGTGGGGCTGAGGGGAAATCATTGGTTGGTTCCGGGGACATTGCCGATTCGGATAAAATTTTGAGATATTGTTCTACATTGATGGCTATGAGTAGAAAAACAAGGGCAGAAATAGATAAAGAGGGGGGTAGAAGTGGGACACATCGTTTACAAATTCTTGACAGCAGAGGCAGCAGAAGCTTATATAGTGGTATAGACTTGGAAGTTAATTTTCCCACATTGACAATAAAAGAAGCCAGAGCACAGTCTTCAGCTGCATTTTTGGAACAAAAACAACTTGAGGAAGAAGTTACAAAATTAGGAGGAAGATAGATGTCAACATTAGTTACTGTTCTTATTGCTCTAGGGATTGTTTTAGTGGTTGGTTTTCTTGTTTTTGTGATTTATAAGTGGGGAGCTAAAAATCCCGTTGTAGCCGGTGGTGTTTTAGGACTATTATCAGCGGTATCCTTCTATTTGAGGGGCATGTTTAAGGACGACCCAGATAAGTTGGATGCTCATGATTTTATGGTGTTATTCGATTTACTTTCTAAGGTGGGGTTAGAGGCACTTAAGCTTAAGAAGGAGGGAAAGCCCTTTGTTGAAGCTAAGGAACTTATTACAGAAAAAGTAAAGGAGGTTGTTGAGACCGTTCCTGCGTTTAGAAACAAAGTACCAGATGAAACAGTAGACAGTATTGCCAAAGTAATTTTTGATGTTCTTGGTTATGTGCCAGGAGTTTAATCTCTTATTTTCGCGGCGAAAGCCGCACAAGAGGTAAAATGGATACTTTAACATTAGAAAAGATAAAGGCTAGTGTGGACCCAGATACTTTATTATTGAGTCTTGGGTTTGTGGCCCATTATTCCAATGAGACGGAAATACGGTGTGCTTGTATTTTGCATGGAGGAGATAATAAAACAGCTTTTTGTTTCAAAAAAGAGTCGAAGAGATTTTGTTGTTACACACACGGGTGTGAGCTGGATTCTACGGGAAGACTGGACAATGATGTTGTCGCGCTGGTAATGAAGACAAATAAATGCTCTTTTGTAGAGGCAATAAAGTATCTTAGTATGTTGACGGGTATTTCTATTGATAATTCTTCTCACCAAGATGAGGACATACTTAAACATAAAAAGAAGCTAGAAAAAGACAGCTTCATACGGTTCATGGAAGATGACACTACCGTGCAGGAAATACCAGAAAGTATTATGGAAAAGTACGAAAAAAATGGTGCAGAATATTTTTATGGGCTGGGAATATCTGAGGATATTATAAGTAAGTATCGTTTAGGGTCTGGGTATGATAGTAAAGGGGTACATAGAGGAATGATCCCTATATTGGACGAACACGGAAGGCTAGTGGGTGTTAGTGGAAGGCGAACAGACAATGAAAAAGCCTCTAAATACTTATTAATGGAGAAATTTCAAAAAAGAAAAATACTTTATAATTTAAATAATGCATTAGAGTTTACAAATAAATACAAACAATCTATAATAATAGTAGAAGGATTCAAGGTTTGTTGGCATGTTTCTTCATCTGGGTTTCCAAATGTTGTTGCTATAATGGGTAAGTCAATAAGGCCAGAACAAGTTAACTTGTTAGTTAAATATGGAATATTTAATGTTATATTATTATTGGATGGGGATGATGAAGGAAAAAAAGGGATGGAGGTCTCAAGAAAACTGTTGGACAGAGGGAAGATAAATGTACTACCAATTTATTTACCTGATAAAAAATCACCGGATGATTTTTCTTGTGAAGAAATTAGTAGTTTGATCTCAATGTTTTTGGATTCTATAGGAGGCTAGTTATGGAAGGTTTAAATTACGTTCGTATGAGGGGTTTTTTGAGGAGACCAAAGGCGGGTTTTACGCCCACCGGGTATTCAAAGTTTAGTGCTTCTTTAGCGGTCCCTGTTACGTATAAGAAAGGCGGAGAAGAGGTTAGTTCTCTTATATACCATAATGTAAGCGCGTGGGGGGATACGGCCGAGGCTCTGGCGGAGCTGGCGGAGGAAACCCCTCTCGAGATAGAGGGACACATTAATAGCCGTTCGTATGATTCTCCTTGTAAATCGTGTGGTGCTGTTGAAAAGAAATACTGGGTTGAGATTCAGGTTGGTAATTTCACTATTGTCTTTGACTAGGAGACTCGAGATGAATGATATTTTGTTTGGTGTCGCTGGGCCTGTTTTTATGAAGGCAGCAAGGTATAAGAGGGAGCACGTTAGTGGCCCCCACGCGTTAGAGGTTTGCTTGGATAAGATGTCGAACACAGTAATAGATAAAACTATAGAAAACGATGTTCGTATTGACTTTTCTTTGCTGGTTCGTTTACTTTTTGATCAAGTTAAGTATCCAGATCTAAAAGAAGGGGAATACTTTGTAATTAGTGGACTATTGTTGGAGGATAATTTCGGGTCAGTAACTATAGTTGGTAATGTAGTAAAGCTTTTGGAGGAGGGTTTTTATGTTAACAAAACAGACGATTGATTTTGATGTTTCAGTAAGTCATCTTACTGCTTTTTATGATTCTGACGTTACGTGTCCTTTTTGTGACAGCACCTATATTTCTTTGTTCGATAATGGGGGGACAGTTGAGTACATTTGCCCCGAGTGTGGAAATGTTTGGGTTGTTCTTGGTGCTGGTGAGGAATAATAGCTCGTGGTTGTTAAATCAGGAATATATTGCATTTGTAATTTAATTAATGGGAAAATATACATTGGGTCAACTATAGATTTTGAGGCGAGATGGCACGAGCACAAAAGGCAACTAAATAAAGGTAGTCATCACTCTTTACATCTACAGAACGCTTGGAACAAATATGGTGAGGGTAACTTCTATTTTGGTGTTTTGGAGGACGTAATAGATAAGTGTGAACTTATTACCGTGGAACAGCGTTGGATAGATGAGCTACATCCTGAATATAATATTTGTCCTACAGCGGGTAATACTCGTGGGCGGGAAGTTTTAGAGAAAACTAGGCAGAAGATATCTAAGTCTAATAAGGGAAAGCTTTTAGGGGAGAAAAACCCAATGTATGGTAGGACAGGTGAGAAACACCCAATGTACGGTTGCACAGGTGAGAAAAACCCAATGTACGGTCGTACAGGTGAAAGTAGCCCAAATTTTGGTAAACCACGTCCAGAAGAAACCAAACGGAGGATATCTAAGTCTAATAAGGGAAAGCTTTTAGGGGAGAATCACCCGCTGTTTGGCCGTACAGGAAAGGATAGCCCTAATTATGGTAAACATCGTACAGAAGAATACAAGCGTAAGCGGTCTGAGTCCCTAATGGGTAAGAATAACCCTATGTGGGGACGCACAGGGGTGAAGAGCCCATGCTATAAACGGGCTAAATGTTGGTCTTACAATGGAAAATCCCAACCGTTGTCCGACTGGTCCAGAGAATATAATATAGACCAAACAACACTAGCTTCTCGTGTAAAAAAGTTGGGTTGGTCCCTTGAGAGGGCCCTCCTAACACCGGTGAAAAAATGACTTTTTATGATGTGTTAGGCGCGTCTAAAGAGGCCTCAGAAGATGAGATAAAAAAAGCCTATAGAAAGAAAGCTAAGGAAACCCATCCAGATATAAATAAGGATGACCCAGAAGCTGAAGAGAAGTTTAAGAAGGTTTCTGAGGCTTATGGGGTTTTAGGAGACTCTGAAAAACGACAACAGTATGATTTTTCATTAGAAAACCCTGGTTTTAATGGGGGACCTGGATTTAATTCCTGGACTAGTACTAATTTTGATGATATTTTTGGTGCACATTTTGGATTTGGTGCTAGTGGTCCCAGACAAAGACCAAAACCAAATCCTAAGGTAGTAGCTCGTGGGAAGGATGTAAGAATTAAGTATGACACTACTCTTTACTCAGCAATATTTGGTGGAGAGTTTTCTGGTAGGTTAAAATTTGACTCTGGATGTCCAAATTGTGCGGGGTATGGCTATCTTAAGTATGATACCCCGTGCAGTACTTGTGGGGGCTCAGGCCAGCAGTTTATATCCCATGGTATGCTTCGTATGAGTCAGCCTTGCTCTTCTTGTAGAGGCCTTGGGTTGGCTCCTAGTGAACAGTGTCCTGAGTGTTCTGGTTCTGGTAAGTGTAGTAATGAGTTTGAATACTTTGTTACTATTCCAAGAGGGTTTGTATATTCCAATAATGAAAATGGTGGTGTTATTATAGTAGAAGGTAAGGGGGCACCAGGAATTAACGGCGGGGAAAAAGGAAATTTAATAATAATAACAAATATTTTAACCCCAAAAATAAATTTAGAACAGATAACAGAAGAAGAAAAGGAAATACTCAAAAAGTATATAGATAATTAAAAAAATGTCAAGAATATTAGGATTAGATGTATCTTCATCCAGTACCGGTTGGGCACTTACAATAAATAATAGATTTTATTTAAAAGAAGAATGTTATTATGGTATAATAAGTCCAGAAAAGAATTTAACTCTTGCCGAAAAACTAGAATTTTTTAGGGTTAAATTAATAGAAATTTTAGATAAAACTAAACCAGATATAGTAATAATAGAAGACGTGTTTTTACAGCGTAATGTTAGTACTCTTAAACTATTATCTAGATTTTCTGGTGTGGCTATAGAAGCAGTAAAATCTAATTCAAAAATAGAACCACAACTTCAAACAGTAAAAAAAATACGTTCCAAAGTAGGAACACAAGACAAAAAATCAACATATACATTTGTTGTAGAAAGGTTCAAGCTTCCGTGGAAAAAAGAAGACTTTAATAAGCGTAATGATATAACTGACGCACTGGCTCTGTGCTTGTTTGTAACTACAAAATAGGAGTTTAAAAAATGCAAAATCGATCTGTGTCTGCTACCGCCATGAAATTGTTTCTCCAATGTTTACAAAAGTTTTATTTTAAGTATTATTCAGATAAAGCTCCCCTAGTCTCTAGGGATTCTATGGCTTTTGGGTCAGCAGTTCACGAAGCCCTGGAACAGATGTATAAAAGACTAGGAAACCAAGGAAGGCTTCCTAATCAGGATGACTACGATTACGTAATAGATGTTTTTATGAAATCGGCAGTTCAAAATCACCTTTCGGACCAATCTCTCTATGATGAAGGTCGGTTGATGTTGAAGAGCCGGTTGGACAAGTTTGATCCTAGCGAAAAAGTAATTGGTTTGGAGGTAATCTTTGGTAGACCTTATGAGAATCCTGAGGTACCTGTCTCTACCAAAAAAGGTACCCCACTTTTGGGAGCCATAGATAAACTTATAGAATTAGATAAAGATACTATAGTAATATTGGATTATAAAACTAGTCGTATGGCATTTACCCAAGAGGAAGCCGATCATGACGAGCAGCTTTCCCTGTATGATTTGGTGGTTAGTATCCTGTACCCCCAATACAAAAATAGGATACTTGTTCTAGATTATTTACGATTAGAGCCTGTTATTACACATAGAACCTCGGTACAGAGAGTTTCGTTTGAAAGTCAGTTAGATTGCATCTATGAGGAAATTAAACAGCTATCATTTGAGAAGGTTAAGCCTTCTATTAATGAGTTCTGTGGGTGGTGTGAGTATAAGAATTATTGTGCTGCTTTCCAGAAGGTAGTATCTGACCCCGACTTATTAATAAAGCCTTATGGTGTGTGCTCTGATCAGGAGCTTATAGAAGAATGGGAAAACTTCGGCAAGATAAAACGAATCATAGACTCTCACGATAGGGATTTAAAAATGCATATTTCAAAGACTGCCATGGATAGAGATTCTTCCGGTATTTCTGGTGACGAAAAAGAACTGTACAGAGTCCAAAACAGTCGTGTGTCATACAATACGCAGGCTGTAGCTAAAGTTATCCCGCTAGAAGACTGTTTGCAGTTCTTTTCCGTAAATACTAAGGGTTTAGAGCGGTTTTTAGTGGATCACCCAGAGTATTCAGAGGAAGTCTTAAATAGTGCCGAAGTTTCTTTTAACAATTCCTTTTTTAAGTTGAGGGGAAAAAGGACTTCTTCGAGAAAGTAAAAATGGTTGAAAAGAAAGAAAAAAAATATCAAATATATAAAGAAGGTGTGTTTGTCGGACTTCAACTTCTAGATGGGACAAAGGTTTTTGGTATAATTGATACTTTTGACAATTACTTCTTATATATAGACGATGGAATAACTATCATTGATGTACCACGGGACATAGTGAGAAGAATTTTTGCGGTTGTAAAGTAATGATTACAAAATCTGGTATATACTGTATTTGTAATTTAGTTAATGGAAAAATATACATAGGACAGACGGCTGATTTTAAGCTAAGGTGGAGAAGCCATATTAAAAGGTTTAATAGAGGTTCTAGGAGTGCAAACCCACACCTTCTTAGCGCGTGGAGAAAGTATGGCCCAGAAGCTTTTGTTTTTGAGGTTATAGAATATGTTCCTAAAGATAAAGAACTCCTTAAAGAACGGGAACAGTATTGGATGGACTATTTGAATGTGACCGACTCGGAGGTGGGATATAATATATCTCCCACGTCCGGGTCATCTTTGGGAGTTAAGTATACAGAGGAACAAAAGCAGAAAATGTCTGGTGAAAACAGCGTTGGGTATCAACATGCTAAGTGCTGGGAATACAATGGAAAATCCCTGCCTTTGTCTGTTTGGGCGAAAGAGTACAATATGAGCCAAACAACCCTTGCCTCCCGAGTAAAAGAGATGGGCTGGCCGCTTGAAAGGGCCTTAGCCACGACGGTAAAAAGTGACATGTTTGGTGAAAATAACAATATGTTTGGTCACAAAGGTGAAAAAAGTCCTGGTTATAAACATGCTAAGCGCTATGACTATGATGGAAAATTACAGACTCTGTCCGATTGGGCTAAAGAGTATGGTATAAATCAAACTACATTGAGTTCTAGGATAAAGAAATTAGGGATGTCTATTGAAAGAGCCCTAACAACCCCTGTAAAGTCTAGAAAGAAATAATCTTTTGGTTGTTGTTTTTTGTATACAATATTTTCATAAAAAGGAGATTTATGGTGGAACAAAAGAAAGATAAAATAAAGATGCTAGTATACGCTGACTCTGTGACCGCATCTACAGGTTTTGGGGTCGTTATGAAAAATATATTGTTGCCTTTGCATAACACAGGCAAGTATGAAATAACCATGCTTGGCATAAATTACTGGGGAACCCCACACCAGGCCCCGTTTGAAATCTGGCCTGTGGGTGTGGAGTCCATGTTTAGTGGGGACAAGGATCCGTATGGACGGTTGTTTGTCCAAAGAAAAATAGCAGAATCTGAATTTGATATTTTATTTATGTTGCAAGATTCATTTATCCTTGAGTTTGTAAAGGATTTTCTTCCAAAGTTAAGGCAGAAGGGAAAAAAGTTTACTTCCGTTATATATTTTCCTATAGATGGAATCCCTAAGAAAAGTTGGATTGAAGCTATGAATGTAGCTGACATTCCCGTCACGTATACTGAATTTGCGAAAAATGAGTGTATAAAGATTATTCCGTCTATGGAGAAAAGACTTAGAATAATTCCTCATGGTGCTAATATGGCAGATTTTTATCCATTATCTTATAGGGAAAACTATGAGTTTAAGAAGGCTTATTATAGACATTTGGCTGACCGATTTATAGTTTTAAACGTAAACCGCAATCAGCAGAGAAAAGACATATTTCGCACAATGCTTGCGTTTAGAGAATTTCATAGGAAGTATCCTGATACACTTTTGAATCTGCACCTTGCGGTAAAGGATCAGGGTGGTGATATTCTGGCAGTAGCGGATTCTCTGGGTTTAGTGCCAAATGTCGATTTTATTTTTCCGTATAATTTTTCTCCTTCTACTGGTTTTCCTGTAGACGTGCTAAATAGGATTTATAATTCTGCTGACGTAGTGATTAGCACATCTAAAGGAGAGGGCTGGGGGTTGGCTCAGGTAGAAGCGATGGCCTGCAAAACTTTAGTAATTTCCCCAAATAATACGGCTTGTACGGAAATAGTAGGTGAAGACAGGGGATTATTAGTAAAAAGTGGTCATGATATTGACCATCTTGAAATTATGATGTATGACAACGAAGTTCTTCGTCCTGTGGTTAATGTCCAAGACTTAGTAGATAAGTTAGAATTAGCTTATAATGATGAAGTATTAAGAATGAAGCTAGCAGAGAATGGATATAACTGGGTTAGAAACACACTTGTGTGGGAAAATAATATAGTTCCCTTGTGGGAGGTCATATTTGAAGAGGCTATGGAGATGAAGAATAAGGGGCATGTTGTTGAAAGTGATGGTTTCGGTGAGGTAGAGGAGGTTTAGTTATGCGAGGTATAAAGGTCATAGGCCCATATAATGATGCTTCTGGTTATGCCCAGGCATTTAGAGACAACGTTTTGTCTTTATATAAACTAGGTTTTGATATTACTATACAACCTAGGAATTTTGAACCAAACCCCCCACCGGTTTCAAATAAAGAACACGCAGCTATATTGGATAAACTTGTTGGAAGAAATATTAAGTATGATATAACCTTCCAACAGCTCACCCCAGACTTGTGGCGTGACCATGTGGAGCCTGACAAGTATAATATAGGTTTTATGGCTTGGGAGACTTCTTTGCTCCCGCCAAAATTTGTTCATTCTTGTTCTTCTGTACAAGAAATTTGGGTTCCCAGTGATTATAATGTAAGTGTACTAAGGTCTTGTGGGGTTGAAGTTCCAATAACAAAAATACCACATAGTATAGACCCAAATTTGTTTAGTTCAATAGACTGTGGAGAGTATAGCCTAAAAGGTTTGTCAAATAACACATATAAGTTTTATAGTATTTTTCAATGGATCGAACGAAAAAATCCTATGGGTCTTGTACGTTCATATTTTAATGCTTTTGATGACAGCGATGATGTTGTTCTTATATTAAAGACGTATCGTACTGGTATGGGACGTGATAAAGATTTTATTAGAGAAAAGATAGTGGAAATCAAAAGGGATATGAACATAGGGGCATATCCTAGGGTAGTGCTTATTGGGGACATGCTTAGTAAAAATCAGGTGTTAGGATTACATAAGTATTGTGATAGTTATGTATGTTTGCACCGGGGTGAGGGGTTCGGCCTTCCTCTGTTCGAGGCCGGGCTAGTCGGTAACCCTGTAATCGGTACTGGTTATGGTGGGAACACAGAGTTCATGAAAGAAGACAACAGCTATTTAGTAGAGTATCAAATGACGTATGTTTCTGGTATGAGTTCATTTAATCCTTGGTACTTAGGAAGCGGACAATGGGCAGAACCTAATTTGATTGACGCAAGTGAGAAAATGAATTATGTATTTAATAATAGAATAGAAGCTAGAGAGACAGGAAGGAGACTTCAAGATTATATAGCTAGTAATTTTTCTACAGAAGCAGTTTCTAAGTTAATGTTTGATAGGTTATCAAAACTATAACTTTTTGGGGGTTTTTATGTTGCTGCGCGAAAAAATTATCTCATTGATTTACAGGGAAATTCTTGGTAGGGATGTAGACGATATTGGTTTGGGTATATATATGAGGTCTAGCGTTCCTATAGAGGTTGTATATAGTGAGGTTTATAATTCCGATGAAGCAATGGAGTATAGGGATAGGATGGAGGAAGAGAGGTTTTTAAAGCAGGCGAATATTAAGTTGCCATTAACCTTAGCAATGTTTGTTAAGGACGTAGAAGACAGTGTAGAAATGGCTATAAGAAGTGTTTTACCTATAGTTAGTGAGGTTGTTATTACAGATACTGGTTCCTCTGATAGAACTATAGAGGTGTGTAAGGACCTGGGGGCTCGTGTCTATAGTGTGGGGTTTTCTGACTTTGGTAGCATAAGAACGGTGTCTGGTCATTTAAGTAGGCAGCCCTGGGTTCTTGGTTTGGACGCCGACGAGGTTGTTCTTTCTGAAGACCTTCCAAAATTTAAGGATTTAATAGAGAATAGTAATGTAGATGCCTGGGGTTTGCCAAGAAAACGATGGGCCGATTTGGAAATGCTAGTACAGGTAGAGCCGGAGGCATACCCGGATTTTCAATATAGGCTATTTCGTAATGATTTAAATATTATTTATGTTAGACGAATACACGAAATAATTAAAGGAACTGATAAAAAAGTGGAGGCGCTTGACGGTCCTTGTATACAGCACTTTCAAGATGTTTTTAAGTTCGGAGAAAAATTAAAATCAAGAAATTTACTTTATAAGAATTTGTATGATAAAGATATTTGTGATGGTGTGGGGCACGAGGGTTTAGCCGTACAACCCATTGACGAGGTGTGATTTTGTATATTAGTGTTCCAATAATTCTACGTAACATCGTAAGGCTTAATTACCCTGTGGAAATGGTAGTTGGTAGTGTTGCGGGCTTGGCTAATGAGGTTGTTTTGTGCGTCGACCCTTCCTCGGAGGACTCGACTGTTAAGTTGTGTGAGGAGATGTCTTTAAGGTCGAAGCTCGGTGGAATAAAGACAGATATACGTGTAGTATATAGTAAATGGGATTTAAAAAACATAACTGATACAGGATATGAATTTGCTAAACAAACAAATATAGCAATAGATTACTGTATTGGGGACTGGGTGCTTCTTTTACAGGCCGATGAAGCAATTCACGAACAAGATTTTGATAAGATACTTGACGCAATTGATTATGCAAACGATAATAATATAGATGGGTATGAAATGACACGTCTGTATTTTTATGGTAGTATGGATGTCATACGAGACGATTGGACAGTTCCTATTATAAGATTATTTAAGAAGGGGTCTAGAAAATCGTGTGGGGACGCTATGAATACCTTAGGTAAGGGAAGGGTTGAAAGACTTAATGTTCCAATATATCATTATTCACGTATAGGGGATCCTGAAATTATATCTAAACGTATATTATCTTTGGATAAATTTTTTCACCGCGCGGAAAAATTAAAGGACGAAAAAGAACTTAAACCATACTCATTTGACACATATAACTTTGATTGTCAACATAAAGACAATATAGACATAGGAAGAAAAAAAGTAGAACAATCATTTAGTACATTTACAGGCACACACCCAAAAATATTCGTTGGGTATACTGGGGAGGGTTTTTAGTTCATGATATTAGAAATGTCTTCCTGGGCCAAACTAAATATAAAAGAACCTGCCCCTTTATATGAAGTTCCAGGAATTAATTCTATAGAACCTATTGATGTATATAATTTTCGTTATTCTCGTCCGTATACTGAATTAAGTAAACCAGAACTAGAGGACCCACACAGGCAGTATTTGGATGTTTTGTGTAATTTGGACAGGGGAAGCTCTCTTTTAATTTTTGGCTCTGGTCACAGTTTTAATATGAACATCTTTTATGATTATGGGAGGTTTTCTAGGCTTGTAGCTGTAGATTTTTCCGCGGCGGCAAAAATAGGTCTTTACAAAGAAATAGAATTTTACGATAATAATATACTAGAAGGTGACTTACCTGTTGTTTGTGACTATGTTTTTTCAGCTCATACTATAGAGCATTTTTATAAGAAAGAATTATTTGATATTGTTTTACCTAGATTGTTTAAGGCTGCTAGAAGGGGTGTAGTGATATTAGTACCGTACGGTACTAATTGGGCCGGGGAACCTTACCATAAGTGTCAGTTTTATGAAAATGATGAATTTGCATCGTTGTTTGATAAATACAGGATTGTAAGAAAGGGTTCAGAAATTATATTTTTTAAAGGGGAAACTGACCATGGATTTTAGTGGACTAAACACTGTTAAACAGGTATGTGAAAAAATAGGGCAGGTTATGCGTCCTTGTCCCGTATGTGTAGAAACAGGTACAATGTATGCTATTTCAGAAGAAAATCTAGTACACACAACTACCAACAATATATTAAAGCATATATGCAGGCCTAATGGCGGTAAATTATTTTCTTTAGATATAGATAAAGAACATCAATACATTGCTAGGTCTGTGTGCTGCGGAGATGATTGTGTATATGTTCTTGGTGATAGTATTGTTTCTTTGGGTCTCTTAAATTTTGAATTATCTTCTAAGGATTGTCCTATTGATGTTTTATGGTTAGATTCTAAGGAATTTGATATTGCACACACTGTTAATGAGTATAATGCTATCAAAGGGTGTTTAAATAAGAAGGGACATTTTGTTATGGTTGATGATATACACAATGCTAATTCTGTTAAATATAAAGAAATAGTTCCTATTTTAAAGGGGGCCGGTTATTTTTGGGTAGAAGTCCTAACACCCACAGGGCTTTTTGTTTCGTGGGTTGGCTATGCCTAGGTTGGTCGTTTTAAGTAATCCTAGGTCTGGTACATCTTTATTAACACATTTATAGTCATCTTACAGGGCCGTAAAACCCATCCCTTTAGGGGTGGGATATAAGGCCTTCTTGATTTTTAGAAAGATTAAAATAATAGTTGACCTTTTTAGCCTCGCAACCTATTATTATAATAAGTCCCAGGGAGGGACTTTCAATGGTTAAAACTTTTTCCTTCCGTATAAAAGATTCCACCTCTGCTAAGCACCTTTATGCTATGGCTAGAGCTGTAAACTTTGTATGGAACTATTGCAATGAGGTTCAAAAGAAGGCTGCTAATAGTCATAGGCCCTGGGTTAATTGGGTAATGTTAAATAACCTAACTTCCGGGTGTTCCAAGGAACTTCGTTTGCATAGCCAAACTATTCAAGCTATTGACGAATGTTATGCTACTTCACTAAAGGAAGCCAAATCTCCTACTGGTAAAAAGAAACGTTTCCTACGATTCCGTGGTAGAAGAAGCCAGGGCTGGATTCCTTTCAAAGCTTCTGGAATAAAACTTCGTAAGGATTCCGTTGTTTACCAAGGACGAATATTCCGCTTCTGGAAGACTCGAAGTATTCCTGAACAAATTAAGGGTGGAAACTTCTCTTGTGACGTTAGGGGTCGTTGGTACCTTAACCTTGTCTGTGAATACGAGGAAGCCCTTGTTTCCAACGAAGGTAGTGTTGGCATTGATTTAGGACTTAAGTCTTTGGCTACCTTGTCTAACGGTAAAAAGTACGATGCTCAAAAGTTCTTCCGCAAGTATGAGAGAAAGCTTGCTCACCACCAACGGTGTAATAATGCACGTCAAGTAAGAACGATTCATGCTAAGATAGCTAACTCTCGTAAAGATTTCAACCATAAAGTTTCCCATGAGTTGACCAGAGACTTTAATAAGGTATTCATCGGTGACGTAGACAGCCTTGGTCTATTAAAGACCAGGCTAGCCAAGTCAGTTTCCGACGCTTCTTGGGGTCAGCTCCGTACCTTCATTGAATACAAAGCGATTGCGCGTGGTGGTACGTACTACGTTGTTGACGAGAACAACACTACTCGAACCTGTTCAGCCTGTGGGTGCCTTACTGGGCCCTCCGGTCTAGCAGGGCTTCGAGTTAGAGAATGGCAGTGTAAAGAGTGTGGCACGGTGCACGATAGGGATACCAACTCAGCTATCAATATTGAACAACGAGGCCTCTCAACTCTGCATTCTCCACTCAGGACATTGAGTGCTAAAGAGGAAATTCCTTAGGAATCCCCTGACTTTAGTCGGGGGAGGATGTCAATGCTTCGTTCTTTTGATTTGGGTTTTTTAGGAATAGTTCCCTATAATAATTTAGATCCACAGGATATGTATTCTTATCGTCTAGAGTTTTCTTCTATA